GGCCTCTGTAACGATGCAACAGGTAACAGGGGCATCAACTTAAAGACGGGCCTAACCAACTGTTGGAGGTGCGGAAACCCGGGTTCGCTCAAGAGCTACGCCCAGAGGCTGGGCATAGAACTTGACCTCGGAGAGGAGGAGTCTGGGGCCACGTTGGATGACTTGGAAACGGCCCTGAATGAGTTCGAGAGCCCACAGAAGGCAGGCACTGACATAGTCACGGAAGTGCACCTGCCGAGAGGGTTTACGCCCTTGACACTGGACGGACAGGACAGTTACCACCGACTGGCTGCGGCCATGGCGAGACGGAAGAAACTCACACTGGACGACCTTGTGGACGCTGGAGCTGGCGTGGCTCCAGAGAACAGGAAGTGGGAGCCCTATGTTATATTTCCTGTATGGGAGTGGGGACGGGTGGTGTATTGGCAGGGCCGTACCATGATTGATCCCTTTGAGGGCGTGACCAAGGAGTTCCCAAGCAGGGCTGAGCTACCCCGAGGCAGCCGCTACTGGGTCTACGGGATAGATGAACTGAGGGTTCGAGGAGGCATCGTCGTGCTGGTGGAGAGCATCCTGAACGTCCTCAGTCTGAGACGGGAATTGGCCCACAGGGGACTGAAAGAGTTCGTGCCCGTGTGCATCTTCAAGCACCACATCAGCCAGGAACAGCTGGCCAAGATTGGACGCTGTCGCAACATCCAGGAACTCTCGTTCCTCTACGACTCGGACGCCACGGCAAATGCAGACGCCGAAGCCTCGAAATTGGTCAACCGCTTTCCGCGGGTGTCGGTGGTGGTGATGCCAGATGGTGACGCCAACGATGACGCCGCACTGGCCGTGGACCAGCTTCTCGTGCGTAGGCCGCCCGAGGTGGTGATGCTTTAGGCCGGTTACTTTCCGGACGGACGTTCGTGTAGACCCTTTTCCTTGAGCAGGGCCGCTACGTCCTCCAGGTGGAGGCAATCGCACATGCACGCCATCGTGACACTGGGATTGAGAGGAGCTAGTGAGCCGTTGCAGTAATCGTTGCCGGGGGTGGCGTCATGGAGCACGCCAAGGGACATAATGCTTCCGTTGCTCCCGAGTTGAACTACCTTGTCGCCGTTGTGCGCTTCCCTGCCGTTTCTGTAGTGCATATTTGTGGTAAGAATAGATGTTCGCATCCGCGAAATTATCTGATCCTCAATCCTGGACATCGCCTCCATGTCCTCCACATGCTTGCGTATTGAGGCCCAGGTCTCTGGAGTCACGGAGTGCAGTAAAGCTCGCCGTCGTCTCCCACGTACAGGTCACATTCCCCGAAGGCCTCGGCGGCTGCAGTGAGAGCCCGGCCAGCCTCCTCTTCGTAGTCCCCATCCCAGAAGCCTGCACCGTGCCCGTTGCGAGTGAGCCAGAAATAGTGTCCTGCTTTCTCGTCAGGGGTGGACTGTGAGACAACCACGAGGTCCTCGAAGTACTGGTGATTCTGTTCCTGAAATTTCAGGCAGTCGGCCTCCATCTTGTCGAAACATTCGGAGGATATGTCACCCACGCAATAGGTCTTATCCAGGTGTTCTCCATCATCGCCCGTAGACGACCACAAGGCGCAGGTCATGTAGGCGTTCGTGAACGAGTCGATGCCGGGACTCTCCTGCCTGCGGGGAGACACCTCTTCCAAGAGGCTGGTGATGAAGCTGGACACACTTTCACCTGTCCAGCCCCAGGGGCGGCCATCCGGTCGTACATGACCTTGTAACTTCTTCTTCTTGAAGAGGCCGCTAAAGTCTATGTCAGCATACGATTTCTTGGGCTGCTGGTTTGCTCGATCCATGGCCCCGCGTTCCTTGGCCCGGATGCGCTGGCGTTCAGCGGGGATAGGCGCAGGACCAAGATCACCCACATGGCCCTCCTGTTTGGCTCCAAACTGCTGCTTCCAGATGCTGAGTTGCGTGCGTGCCATTTTCTCGTCCGTGAAAGTCTTGTACCTCTTGACAGTCTCGTCAGGCATCTCCAGAACTTGGGCGGCCCATTTTCCGCCCTCCTTAAAGACGGAGTAATGGTACATCAGTAGCCTCCGAGCATCGGACAGTAACCGCCGGATGGGCGATTGAAATACCGCTGAATGCCGAAGCCGAGGGTGCTGCCGCCAGAGGCCGACCCGATGCAGCGCACCTGGGTGTAGGCGCTGACCACCTGCACATTCACCTGGTATCCAGGCTGCAGGGAATTGTTCAGGGGGTTTCCAACGGTCTGGATGTCGGTCCAGTTCACGCCGTCAGGCGACTGCTGGAAGTCGTAGTTGAGCGTGTTCGTTCCGTCGTTGGACAGGATGACGTTGGCGTTCACCGTTCCCTGCTGGGGCATCGTGAAGAGCACACCAGAAGTGCTGCCCACCACCTGTTCGTCTGTCACAAAGGTTTGCATGAGCTAACTACAGGGCGACTGCAGGTGAGGCCCACGTAAGCTGAGCTATGATCGCCCCATCAGATTCACGGTGCCACTTCATCCACTAACTACACAATCTATTCCAGACCTGTAGTGTTGGGTAAAATTCTACGTAAGTGATTGATAATCAATCAGAAGGCAAGCCTATGTTGGAGAGTTGGCGTAAACGTGGAGTCCTTGGCGATGCCCGGTATCGTCCAGCGGATGAGGAGCGTCTGATCCCCGGAGTAGAGGCCGAACTCCGTCAACAAGTAGCCATTGGCATCGTTGACGCCCAACGTGAAGTAAATCTGGGCGTAGAAGGGAGATGGATAGGACACGTAGTCGATCAGCTTCGTGTTGTAATTGGCGCTGTCGGGAGCCACGAGGGGCACCTGCGTCAGCAACTGGGTGTTAGCAGTGGTCGGGGGCACCACGCCCGTGCCGCACCCGAAACGTTGAATGGCAAATTGAATGATTGGTGAGCGGGCGGTGGCCGCATAGCACAGATACTGCCTGAAATTGTCGAGCTGGAGGTTGGGGCCGAGCGGAACCTCGTCGCTGGTCAGGTCCCATCCGGGAAGTGCCTTGCCAGGCGTGATCCAGCCGTACCGTATGGCATCGGCCAATTTGACGGTGTTACCCTCGGCATCCTTGACGCCGACGACGGAACTGAACCCTCGAAAGTGCTTCACGCACTAACTAGCCCCGTCCGCACCACTGCAGTATCTTCCCGAAGATTATCAGCGCCGACGACGGAACTGAACCCTCGAAAGTGCTTCACGCACTAACTAGCCCCGTCCGCACCACTGCAGTATCTTCCCGAAGATTATCAGCGCCGCCAGGATGCTGACAATGGTCCAGACGATTGTTGCGGGCATAATTGCAAAAAGGGCGATGAAGGCAATCCAGAGTGCAGCTATTGCTAGGGCCGTGGCCAACAGGATGACGAGGACACGGTAGAAGAAGATGAAGAGGACAGCTACTACTAGGAATACGAGCACAGGGTCACCATACAGGATTTGCAAAGAAATGTAAACAGAAATCAGAGAGGACCCTTCTTGAAGTAGGCTTCGGCCATGATGGCAGCCTTGGCAGGACACGTACCTGCAGTCTGCAATATGCTAGTTGCCAGAGCCTTAGTAGCCTCTACCTCACCCACGAGACTGTTCAGTGTATCGATCACCTTGAAGACCGGACCCAGGTCCTTTTGCAGATCGGCAGCCACTGTGGAGGCTAGGGCGCTGACGGCCTGGTTGACTGCCTGAGCGGCCAGGGATTCAGCTCGATTCACCACCTGTTGCTCCACCGCATTGACGATGTTTTTGACTACCGCTCCAATGATCTGGCTCACGATTGACTGAAACGGATCCACACCAGGAGTGCTGATAGAGAGCCCCATTGGCATCGGCACCTTCAGGGCACTCATCAGGCCTTCTACACCACTGATCAGCGACTTTACGGCAGGGATGTTGAGGGCGTTCAGAACCTTAGCCTCGGCGTTGGCGAGGCTAACGCCCGCGGCGTTCAGAACCTCGGCCCCGGCGTTGGCGAGGCTAACGCCCACTTCGGCCCCAATGCTGGTCACAGACAACCCCACGTTCAGTGTGGTGGCACACGGATCTGCAGCAACTGCAGCCGTCACAGAGGCCACGATGCCCGTGGCGCTCGTGGGTATGCCCAAGCCTGGAGTGAGTCTACCGAGTGCGCTCATGCAGAGAAGGTGGTTGTGCTAGCGGTGATGGGGAGCGTCACGATGGGAATGATGGGTGGCGACGTAGGGAAACCCAGGTTGCCTGTGTGCGTGTGCGTATCATAGTACGCAATCAGGAGATTCAGCACGGTGGCGAGATCACCCGCTCGAATCACTGGGCCGTTGGCCTGGCTCTCTGGACCCAGCAGCACAAGAGGTGAGTTTATCTTGTTTACAACGGCTGAGAGATTGTTGATGAGGGCGTTCAGCTCCACATTGTTGCCACTTATTGTGGCATCCCCCGTGTTCACCTTGAATGTGTTGGCGGGGTTGAACTGGTAATCCTGTCCTGTGAATTTCAGAGCCCCAACGAGACCCATCATGTTGGGTGCGTAGATGTCGAGCTGCTGAGTCGAGTCCGTGAATCGAAGCAGATAGCCGTTCGCCGTTCGCAGGGTGAGGCTGTCCTCCTGGAAATCCATCAGATGCCCATAACGGCTGAGGAAGGCGCTGGCGGGGGCCTTTGTAGACGTGTTCAGGTCGCCGCTCGCATCTTCTGTGATTGTGGGGGCTGTCGAACTAGGAGAGGCGTCTGTATAACCGCCCGGATCCCTCGACCAGCCACCAATGCCTGACACCTGTGTGGTATCTTGCCCACCCCACGTCCATACGGGTTTCTCCGGTTCACCGTCAAGAAACTGAACGTAGACGTGATCACCAACGGTGGGAAGCCAGCCTATCATTCCGCTTTTGTTCGTTGCTCCCGCAGGAAGCCCCATAGGAAGAGCCCAGGGCAAATCATTGGTGGTGATAGCGCTTCCATCCGCCTCGTTGCCGGTAACGGTGCCGTACACAACGGGCACGCGACAGCGAAGACGACCCATTTTCAGAGGATCTCCCGTGTCTTCCACAATCCCACCGTAGAGTCCAGTCAGCTCATTCATTGTGCGTTATTTACCTGGGCCCAGAACTGCTTTAGACTCATCATGGGATTGTCATCGGCGAAGTCTTTCGTCTCACTGGCAGGCAGGTAGACCAGGTGAACCTGATGCCCACCGCTACTGAGTTGCAGATCCTTGGTGGGTATCAGGGCAGTGACGACGCCCCCGAACTTGCCTGCCGCATAGCTTCGAGCGTAGTCTCTGTCGGTGGTGCAGTAGTCTCCGGGTCTGATGACAGAATCTGCCCGGGGAGTGCCTCGATACACCTTTACCTTGCCGTTCCAGTCTCCCTTTGGCTGGAGGTGGTGTTTGATCTCCTCCCTATCCCACGAGTATCTTCCCTGATCGTTGTTGCTCAATTCCCGGCCGAAATCGGCCACGGTGAACGGGTTTCCCTGGTTGATGTTTGTATATCGTCCACGAGTGGCGGCGTTGTACACCGTACGCCACAGTTGGGCCACCCTGTCATCGCCGAAACGGCTGACATCACGCCCCATGTTGAAGCTGTCGCTTGAGAAGTTTTTGATGAAGGCCCGCCGTGCCTGAGGCCATTCCTTGCCTCGCAGGATTTCCTTGATGTGGGCGAGAGGGTCATCGGGGTCTGGGGCCGCCTTCTTGAACCGTTTAATGGCCTTCTGGGCTCGTGCATCATCCTCGGCATAGATGAGCTGCTCAAGGTCACTATCCACCTTCTGCAAGCCATCCTCCTCGTCCCCGCCCAATGACCTAGCCAGGGCAAGTCGCCTGTCACTCAGTTCCTCACTATTGCTGAGCCAGAGGCTGATTTGGTACCAGCTGTACCAGTCCCGTTGAGCCTCCTTGCGAGTCTGGTTCCTGCTCAGCTCCCTGCGGGTGTCATCCAGCAGCCCTTTTATGGATTGCTGCCACGCATCGGCTTCCTCAAAGAGGAGGTCAATGGTCTGGCGAGTGCTCATGCAATAACTGGTGTGGTGACAGTTAGGATGTGGGATTAGTCGTTTCACAATTCAAGAACCCCTGGGGGGCGACAGCCTCTAGCTCAACCATTGGCTCGTTCCAACCGGCTCGGCCGGATCTCTGGCAACTCGATTTCTCGTCGCCTGCATCGACGCTGCCCGGATACTTGCAGGCTGCTTTCGGTGCTGAGCCCGGTGTGAACAACGTGCAGCTGTACCAGCAAGTGCTGGCAACCCTCACGAACAATCAAAACTATCCCACTTTTCTTGCTCGCACTGTGCAACTTCCGAAAAGACTCGTTGGTGTAGGTCCAACGGTGAGGAGGGACAATGCACCCTTCGAGAGCCCCGGCTACCGTGCGAACGTGAGCCGGGTTGAGATCACGTTCATCCACGAACTTTCACAGACCTACGGAATGAGCTACATCTGGGCTCTCCTGACAGCTTGGCGGGCTTTTGCTCGTGCTGGAGAAGGCCCCGATTTCCCTGGCAGCCCCGATATTTTCTTCGGTCTCGTGGCAGCGGCTAATGCGTCTGGAGGTGGCAGTGGCCTCATCAGTCCCTATCGGTATGATTTCGCAGCCACTTTGCTCATGCCCAACATGGGGCAGAGCGAGGACGCTGGAGACGCTCACTCGATAGCCAACTCACTTACCCTGGGTCCCGGTTACATCGTGAAGAACGCATGGCCTGTCGAGTTTGGCACGGAGCCTCTGAGTTACGAGAACGGCAAGGGCATCCTTGAAATCAAGGCGTGTTTCCAATGCGATGATGTCGTGCCAGAGACTGGCAACGGAATAGGACAGGGCTACTTCAGCAGCTTGAACAATCTGACGCCCTACAATATAGGATTGCTCGGAGGTCGAGCAGCAGGCCAAGTACCAACCCCAGGAGGAGCCCTCTCTGGTTAGGTGGACGGGACGAAGCTGTTGTTGGTAGCGCCGGGCAGGAACGACAGGTCGGACGGATCGAGCGGGTACATGCGATCCATCTGGATGCTGAAGTTCACGGTGACGATCTCGTTGCCCACGCCCATGTCGAGGTTTTCAGCCACCTTCAGGCCCTTGATCAGGACGCCTTCCAGATACCACCTGGGGCCGTCCACGAACGCATCATTCGCTGTGTCCGTGGGATCAGCCACGGCATTCATGGAAGGGATGAGGAAGTAGAGGAACCCGTTGGTCTTGATCAGCGACGTGATTGCCACGCCGCCATTCTGAGCATTGGCCGTGAGCTGGTACCAGCGTTCGAGGATCTCCACCGTGCGCCTGTTGAAGGCCCACCGAACGTTCAACTCGACCGGCTGCAGGCCCACGTCTGCACCGATGACATAGTTCGTCTGCTGCAGCCACTTGATCGGAATCATCTCACGCTCACGAGCTGGGAATGGGAACGACTTTATGGCGAAGCTCACCTCGCTGTCCCACAGGCCCGAGCCACCGCCAAGCACCTGCTGAGGTATCTGGAGCTGAACGCGGAACAGGTCGGGGCGCAGCGGGTCAAGCTGCGAGTTCTGAGCGCCCCAGTTGTTTGTGTATTGAAGGACGGGCATCGTAGAGGTGGTTTACCTAACTGTCATCAACCCGTGGCTGAGACACCGTTCACTGCGTTCAGTATGGCACCCGCCTGGTTCACCGTGATGTTGAGCAGGATCTGCTCTGCCACCGTGGTGGGGATGATGGCCAGGTTGACGATCACCTGACGGGCGTTCTGAGTCTGCGGTGTGTTGTTGATCGTATCCACTTCCAGGAAGAATGCGTTCAAGCCCCTCTTGTTCTGGATGGATGTCAGCAGGTTAGTGAACTCAAGGTTCAGCTGCGAGTACAGCACCGTGTCGTTCGGATCGAAGACGTGGGTGATGGCGATGGCCGTCATGCCCTGCACGATGTAGTTCACCAGGTGGACCGCCTGGATGTTCTGCAGGGCGCTGGAGAGACGCTGCGTCGTCCTGTTACCCCAGACGAGCACCGATCCGCTCTGGAGGATGATCGGATTCATCTGGTTCGTGCCCGAGAAGAAGGTCTGCTTCACGGACGGGCTGATGCGGGGGTAACGCACTCCGTTGATGTACTGGAGTTGACCACGGACTTGACCAGCGGCGGCGAACCACGGGGCATACTGTGCGAACGTGGCTGAGGCAGCCGTCAGGTATCCGAGGGACGGAGGCTGGTACTCGAAGTTGCCCGTGTACGTGTTCTGGGCGTAGAGCCAGTTGAAGAAGAAGCCACCGCGGAAGTTGTTGACGATAGGCTGGCCGGAATAGCTTCCGACTCCGTTCGTCCAGTCGAGGGCCTGCGGCGGGGGCAGGAGGTCAGGAACGTCGAGGGGAGCGAAGGCGTTGATGTCACCGCAGACACGCAGGAGTTCCTGTGCAATGGAGGGGTCTGTCTGGCCCGGGGCTGCGATGACTGCGAGCTGATAGAGCGACGGATCATCGAACACCTTGATGCCCGTGCCCGTGCCGTCAGCATTGAACACGCCCACGTAGTCCGCGGGTTGTAGGTTGTTCGATCCATCGTTGCCCAGGGCAAACTGCCCGAGGTTCACCGAGGCGTAGGTGAGACCCCACGGCTGGATGGTGTTGGCGGGCGGCTCCGTGCCGGTGATAGACTGCAGGCCCTGCCATGTCGGGATCTGCACCAGCGTGTTGTTGCTGGGCTGTGTCGGGATGGCAAGGATGGTGCCCCAGTAGTTGGCATTGCTCGCCGTCATTGTCAGGTTGTCGTAGGTGGCAACGAGAGCACCGTTCAGGAAGACGTTAAGCTTCTTGGTGTCCTGCAGGGTGCCAGGGCTCACCTGGGCGGCCAGACCCACGGCGTTTCCGTAGGAGTTGGCTCCGTAGTTGGCCCAGCTTCCCGGGGTGCCTGCATTCAGAGTGATGGAATTTGTGTACGCACCCGTCTGCACGACCACGGTACCCGTTGTGTAGTTGTCCTGCAACAGGCAGCCCTGCTGACCCGTCAGCGTGTTCGTGGAGTTGATCAGGGTGATGATCTGGCCGCTGATCGAGGCGACCACCGCTTCACGAGTGGTCTGGAAGCCCGCCTGCGTGATCTTGATCGTGTTTCCTACGACCAGTGCCGCAGCGTTGCCCGTGGCTGTGAGGGTGAATCCGCTCTTGGTGCCAGAAACCGTGCCCAGGGTGGCGGTGAGAGGGTTGCCGTACACCGGGGAAAGGAGAATGACTTCGGCATAGTTCGCAGCGCCCGAGTAGGGGCTCACGTCGATTTCGGCGGTGGTGTAAGTGGAGGCCAGAGGAATGCCGCCCGAGCTGACGAGGTTGATTGTGCCTGCCGACCCGAGCGTGCCTGCGCTGGTGCTCAACACCTGGGTGTTCGCCGTGGTTCCGAGCAGGCCCTGCTGAACGCGGATGTATGAGCCGGGTGCCACGGAGGTGGCTGCGCTTGTCAGAATTTGGTAGGAGCCCGCGTTTCCGCTCGCGGAACCCGTGATGATGCAGCCTGTTGGGCCGATGGTGGACGTGTACTGCCTGCCAACACGGGCGATCTGAACAGCGTTGGAATAGGGGGTCACCGCTGCCACGGTCTGGGCCACGTAGGCTCCCGTGATGGACGAACCGAACTGGCTGACGTAGCCACCCGCATCACTCACGGGGCTCGCCACGTTGAACAGGCCACGAGTCGCCGGTCCCACCAGTCCGAGTGAGAACAGGGACTCTGGCGTGTTGTTGAACGACTGGTCTGATACCGAGGTGTAGACTCCAGGAAAGGTAGGCATGTTAGGATTGCTGCTCCTAACTACTGATCATAAATTTCGCTCCATCCCATCAGTTAATCAGCGTGCCTGTTCCTGTGGCCCCGGCGTTGGCGATCATGTCCGCCGTGATCGTGATCGGGTTGTACGCCACCTGGATCTTCATCGGCCCTACTGTGAGCAGCTTGGCCGAGGCCTGGGTGTTGTACTTGATGTTGCGCATCGTGGAGATCGGGATTGGCTTTCCGATGCCAATGGAGGGAGGGGTTACCTCAATCTCGTAGAAGAGCGGCGTTGCGTCGCTCGCAAAGGATACCAGGGTCTGATATCCGTCGGTTAGGAAGTGTCCAGTGCCTGACATGGTAGTTTATTTGTTGATTGTTGCTGCTCGAGAAAAGCGGTTACTCGTTCCAATAGGTGCCGTCCCACGTTAGCTCCTGCGTCGCGCCGTTCGCCAGCGTGAACGAACTAACAAGGGACCCGGACGTGTTGTAAATGATCGAGGAGCCTGCCTGCACGGTCACGGTCCCGGCGGCCTGGTTCTTAATCTTGCAATGGGCGAACAGGATCGGGGATGCCGGAAGGTTCTGCGTAGTGGGCCCGGACGCCGTGATGATGTTGAGCGCGTTGATCGCCAGCGTCCCACCGCTCGTCGAAGTCTTGAGGGTAATCCCAACGCCTGGCGACGTGACTGTGAAAGTCGAAGGCGACGTGACCACGAAGAAGGGAGACGAGGTCGTCCCGCCGAGGCCGTTCGGGAGCGAGGAGATGTCCGAGTAAACGTTGTAAGGCCCCGTCCACTCCTCGTCCGGGATTCGGCAGTTTGCGAGGTAGACCGTCGCGGTGTCCAGCGCGGTTCCGGCGGTCCCCTTGATGCCGTACTCGTTCGTCACTTGGTTGTGCCACGCGCAGGAGTAGAATTGCGCGACTGGAGACCGTCCGTGATTCCCGGTCTCCAGGCTGAGGACGTTGAACTCGCAGCCTATGAAGACGTTGAGGTCCATCAGCTCCGTGACCCCGAGGTCGTTCATCACGCAGTTTCGGAAGGTCATCTGGCCCCCGTTGCCGCCGCACTGGATCGTCCAATTGTCGAAGAAGGAGTTGTCCGCGAACAGAAATGGATTGATCACCCTGACGGGTTGGAAGGAGAACGAGTTCTGGATCGTAACGTTGACGAACCCGAAGAACGCGCCGTCGAAATAGAGACCCCCGATCCCCTCCCAGATGGGATTGTTGTTCACGTTCGCGATAGATGTCAGGGAGTGGCCGTCCGATCCCTGCCCCATCAGCACCGTGTACGGGGTCATCGCGACCGTCTCGTTGTAGAATCCCGGCCCGACTTGGATCGCGTAGGAATGGGTCGACGATAGATTCGCCTTGTCCGCGACGATCACCGCGATCGCGGGAGCGATGGACGCGAAGGGGTTGATCACGCTCCCGTTCCCCGTCGAGTCGCTCCCCATTCTCTGATCAACGTAGAGTGTGGAACCAATGAACTGCGAACTGCCAGCGGTCGATATAACGCCGGAGCCATTGACCGTAATCGTTGAGCCATCCGGACGAACGGAACCCAGCGTGCTGTTGGTTGCCACGGGCACTGAAATCACGCCTGAGCCATTGACCGTGATTGTTGCATTGTCCGGTTTAACAATGCCTTTGGTGGAGCTGGTCGCCGTGGGCACTGATATGGTGCCGGATGAAACCGTAACAGTGCTCCCATCCGGAATGACGGCTCCGGCAGCCCCCGTAGTGGCAAGCGGCAGGTCCGCCGCTACCAGCAGTCTATACGACGGCGTCCCAGAACCCCCCAAGGTGGGTCCCGCCCAGATGTAGTTGGCAGACGTGGTGCTCAAAGAGAACGTGAGTGCCGGGGACGTTGTAGGGCTGCCTCCAAGCGCCGTGGTGAACAGACCTGTGGCGTTGCCAGAAGTGAAGCTAGTCAATCCCCCACCCCCTCCTCCGCTGGGGGCTATCCAGGACCTGGTGCCGTTGGTAAGCGACGACAGCAAGAAGCCGTTCGTGCCGGGGTTCCCCAGGGCTGGCTCCGGCGTGAAGTCGGTCAGCGCGTTGAAGTCAGAGGCGATCACGTCGTACAGCACCGTACGGACCTGCAAGGCCGTGATGCCACCGGACTGACCACTGGCTAGTTGACTGGTTACCTCGGCTGCCAAGGCAGCGCGATTCTTAGGCGTCCCCTGCGCCAAGATCGGGGAGGCGATGAGTGCCGATAGGGCAACACCGACGAGTGCGTTATAGATTTTCTTAGTGTTCATGTTGCTTTATTGAAGTCGCTGCTGAAGTCGCTGCCAAAGTCCGGCCCTGACGGCGGGGCGGAGCTGCCTGTGGGCAAGTTTGAGCGCAGGGCCAGCACTGGATTCTGCTGCGCAAGGTTCCCACTGTTCAACAGATAGAGGGTGGTGAGTTCCAGGGGGCTTGGGTTGTTCTGCGTGATTGACAGACCCATGTACCATGCTGTTGGCACGATGAAGCTTGTCCGATCAGGGTAGTAACCCTCAATCGACACCGTGAAGCTGGTGTGGTACATCACGATGTTGCCCTCAGGGGCGGACTGACTCTCCGTCAAGTTGCTCGTATCGCTGGTCTGGATGAGACGCACGTTTTGGGTGCCATGCGTGACAGGGTAGGGGACAGTCACCCATGTCTGCCTCGTGCCTGCTGAGCTTACCCGAAATGCCTGCGCGAGTTGCTCGTAGAAAATGGCCTGAGTTTCGGGCTTCTGGCACCAGAAATCCACTTGGAAATTGAACTCGGCAGCCTGCGAATATCTCACCTGCTGCACATTGCCGAGTTGGTTGATGGATGTCTTGGCAGGATTGCCCGCAGTCACCCAGGCATACGTGCGATTCACCCTGGTGCTAGCCGTGAGATCGGGCCTGTACTTGTCCCCCGTGAAAACAAAGCTGATGAGAGGGGTGACGATGTTTTGAGGCCATACTCCCAGGGCTTGTGCGTTTGTGCTTTTCAGGTAATCGAGACTGTTCGTGTCCGTCCACAGCCTCCTGAACTCGGCGAAGGCGTCCATCGGGACGGCATACACCACGGGGATAGGGAATCCCTCACGAAGCAGGAAATTCCTATAAAACCAGCGTCTGAGGGCGAATCCGTGAAGTCTAACGGCGGAAAGGCTTACCTCTTGGAGGTTGCCTGGTATCTCAACACCGTTGAGCGCCACATCAGCTTGCAGTATTTGGGTGTAGGCCACCCACTAACTAGACTTACAGAGACGGGCCGCTGGCAGGAGCAAGTAGCGTTGAAAGAATGGGAACAACCATTCCACTGGACGTACGTACGTTCAGGTACTGTTCGCCCTTGTCGCTTGGGCCGACCACTTCCACTTGCAGGCCCTCCAATGCGTAGATGGTATCCGACAGCACCGCCACCTTGTCACCGCTCTTGTACCGGCGTACGGCTTTGTCTCCATCACCTTCCAACAGGATCTGGTGAGCGGCAAGCTCTGGAGTCGGTTGGGACGAAAGGGCCTTGGAGATTAGGGCTTCAGTGATGGTTTTCATGCGGTCGCTTCGTCCTAACTACTGCGCTACGTTTTCAGGACAAGGGCCTGGGCTACAGCCGCAATCATGTCCACAGCGCTGTACCAGCTCGTGCCCCTGCTACAGGACAGAAGGGTGGATTCCATCGAGGGGTCCCCAGGCGAAAGTGAGAGTGTGCCGTCATCCTTCCATTTTACGGTAAGGGTGGCACACAATTTTCTGATCATGGGAAGCTCATCCGTTTCCCACCTCTTCTCATCGCCGGAGCGCACTTTTACCTGCTGTCGGATGGCCTCCACGATGCGTTCCCTTCCCTCAGGAGACACCATCATCAGGCCCTCAAAGTCGTGGATGAAACTGTAGGTGGTGTATCCGAAGACGCTTTGGCTGTCACTCATGGTGCAGTGAAGGGTCCCTGATCGTTGAACGTCGAAGGCATCGGCTGGGGTAGAACGGGTGTGAATCCAGCCGTCAATGTGGGCTTGTGAGCGCCAGTATTTCTTCCACCGCCCTGCTCACCTGGATTGATTACCGCCAGGTTTGCAGGAGGTATCGCATCACCGTAGGGAGCGAGAACGCAGGTGACGGTGAGGCTCGTCCAGACGCCCGTCTGACCCCAATAAGCCTCAGGAGGAACGCTCACCTCGATGATCGTCAAGCGATAGCCTGTCCAGTACACCTGGTCACCTTGAACGGGAAAGTAGTTGGCAGCCTGAAGGCCAAGATTGCTGATCCAAAATGTATCGCCACGGGTGGTCACCTTATTCCACCAGAGACGAAATTTCTGGCTGTTGAACGAGTTGATGGCTGGGATGTTCAACTGACGGCTGAACTGTGTCCTGGGCGATTTGGGCGTGCTCCACATGGGATCCAGTGTGACGCCCACGCTGCGATCTACCTCGAAGAAGATGGGGGTGGGCTTCGCACTAAACTGCCTGACGTACTCGTCTGCCATCTTCAGGGCCACGGTGGTATCGCCTAATGCACCCAGGTTGGGGTCGTAGGTGAAGTACGTTCGATCCGTGAAGAGCATGTCTTAACTGGCGCTAGAAGGGGTTACCTGCCTTGGCCGCGTTTTCTGCGTGGGTGAGTGCCTGGATGTTGTTGGCACTGTAGGGCAAATTGTTGTCGATTCGATCCACGGTGAGCGCCGTGCCAGAGGTGCCTTTCAGGAGATGGTACTGCGTGCGCAGGCAAAATTCTTCAAACTCAGCGAGCGTAAGTTCAAACCCCTTTTTTCTCACCCGTGCACTTGTACGAAGATTGTCGTACAGATAGTGGATTGGATGTCTTTCCCTCCACAGGCGTTTTCTACATTTGTGGCACTGGTTCCTATGAGGGGGCTTGGATTTGCGGCAGAAGGGTGTGTCGCACAGATGCTGCGGTTTTCCCTTGGGTCTTTTGTGGGCGCTCGTCACGAACACAGTTAGAATATCACTAATGATCACTCTTAATGGTATCAACGGTCGTGCGGTTGCTAGGCTGATCATTGGATCCGGCAGTAGCGCCACTGTTGCCACGACCACACCGGGACCTGTCACCTACATTACCGGAACCTATCTTAGGGATGCAGACGGGTGGAGTGTTTACAACCACGAGGTGAAATTCCTTAATGAGACGGACTACAATACGGCGATGGTTCAGCTGAGCACCCTCAGGCGCTTCAAATTTCAGACGGGGCTGGACAACGGTGGAACCATAAATTGGTCGCCGTTGCAGACTCAGGTGCTCGTGAGCTACAAGGCCGACGCCTCAAGTGCAGGAAAATCTGGCCCTGGTTTCCTGGCGGTCATCACGGGATCTGATCTTCTGTACTCAGGAGCTATCTGGTACCGCACACGTTCCTGGCGAGGTACGGCCAACGACATTATAGGAGAAGTTGGTCAGTCATTCGGGCTCACCCCAAACATACAGCCCGCACTTACCTCGCCGCAAGTGACACTTTTGCAATGTTACGAGCCCTGCTTGGATTTCATGAGGAGGGTCATTAACAGCTATCTTCTGGGACAGAGCGCCAATGACGTGACACTTGCGGCTCATGCAGACACTCTGATGGTGGGGGCGGTAGGTTGGTCTGAGTGGCCAAGGTACTTGATCAATTATCCAGGAGATGGTGTCTCTGGTTTGGAGCACGTTGACCATGAGAAAGACCTGAGGTACCCGGGATGCAGACAGGTCACGGGTGTGCATTACAATCCAACAACAGGCAGCCTGAACAGTGTGACCGTTGACATATCCACCTCTGTCACAAGACTGGCCGCCTTCGATCCACCGGGAGACCCTGCGGCTATTTTCACACACGGGCGACATTCATTGCCAGTCAGTTCAGCAACTTTCTGGTCCAGGACATACGCAGAGGCCAACCTGAACCAGCTGGGGGCAGCACTGAATGTCGTGGGTCCTGACTATCTTCTAGCAGGAGCCCTCCTCACGATCAACATGGCGCTTCCCAATGACCCCTTTGCGGGCATATACCAGGTATCCCAGGTGTACACAGAGATACGGGGTGGTGAAGCAAAGAGCCGTGTAACTCTGCGCAGAGGGTACTTCAATGCGGCACAGATAACGGCTCCGGGTTCTCCCCCTGAAGCTGAAGCTGCCTCCCCGGGCGCCACGTTCAGCACTAACACCAGCCTTGTTGGAAGCGGCGTTTCTGTTCCCATCCAATCCGCTGGCAATCCCTTCGGAACCTGATTAGGAACCGGCCACGATCTGCGGAGACGTGATATTGCTGAGGGATCCGAACGCTGGAGGATAGTTGCCTGCGATGAGATACTGCGGGTAGAGTACTTCCACCTTTGAGAAGCCTTCGAGTGTCCAATCCATTTGGCTGCACATCTGAGCCCTGATCTCCGTTGGCCCGCCACCGACGCAGCTCATCTCCACCCAGTGGGCCTGGGGGATCACTGTGGAATAGGCCATGCCGCCAGCCACGAGTGTGACAGGGTTGCCAAGCTGTACGCGAGGTCCACTGGCCAAATTGTCCGTCTGGACAAGCTGCACCGTGGCAGACACAAGACCGTCGTTGGCGTACGTGATATTGACCGATTGGTAGCCGCTGACCACCGGATTGCTAGTCGGGTACCCTGAGGTCGCAAGTGCAAGGTTGGCTTGCATGCGGGCCGTGGAATACCCGCTGACCAGCGGGATACCGCGCCAGGTGGCAACCTTTTGGATGGGTGAACCGTAAACTCCAGGATATACAGGCATGGTGGTAGATTATTCCGGGTCGTCCTCGTCGTCCTCTTCGCCTTCTACGCCCTCTTCGTCTTCGGCGGCGGCGTCAACCCGCCCATCGTTGTTTGTGAGGTCCTCACCCTCATCACCCTCTGAGGGAAGCGGAAGCTCATCAATGGCATCGGGCTCTCCCTCGGCCTCGCCGCTTGTCAGATCAACTGGGGTAGCATTGTCAGGGAGCTTGAAGCCGTCCTCATCGCCACCGGCAAGCTCACTGCCACCATTGACAGCCAGCAACTCCTTGAGAAGGTCACGAATGTCACCGAGGAGCGTGATCTGGTCCTCACCCCCACCGTCCTGCCCGTCCTCGACGGGGGTCTCGGCGGGGTTGTCCAAATCGAATCCGCGTGCCTCAGCCTCCCCAGCAAGTGCTTCGGCAGCCTCCTCATATAGTTTCTTCATGTTCCTAACTACCGCCTCGAAACTCTCGGGAGTGTTTGTGCCCCTGAGCTGTCTGATAGGGCCTGGGCGGACCATGTTTCCGCGGCCGCGGTGCGCTCCGATCATCTTCGGGTTAGGCTCATCGGGTTCGGGAAGTTCGGGGGGCATTGCGTTCGGGTTGAGCACCTGACCGCGGCGGATACGTCCCGGCCGCACCTCGTTGCCCCGCCCCGAGTGGGCTCCAATAATGTCTGGATCAGGAAGCTCTGGAGGAAGCTCGCGGCCTCTCGGCCCCTCACGGCGCTCTCTTTCCACGGACTGTTCCCGCTCCCTCTCAGCCCTCTTGGCTGCACCGAGTGCTGAAATGGCAGGTTCCACACGGCCCCTTGAGGGAAGTTTTGGAGCCTGCAACTGAGCGGGGCTGCCACGGAATGGTGCGGGCTTGGTGATGACTGGCTCATCTTCACCACCTTCGGGTGGGTTGATGACAGAGCGATTGGTGAGTGTGACGAGCCGTCCAAGACGCTCCGGTGCCTTGAGCGTGCGAGGCATCTTGTAAACCAGGTCCCCAAGATAGTCCTTGACGGCAATCAGGTGCTTGCAGAGGCCGGGCTGGTTGGTCGGATTGGTGATCCTGGGAGCCCGGTTGAACGCCTTGTTGTAGCTGCTGGGTCCTACTCGTGATGCTCCCCGCTGTTTGTTGCTCCATGCAAAGCGGTACTTGAAATCGGGACAGTCACAATCCACCTCGCAGTCGATGTCCTTGAGAGGGGTGTCTGCACTCTTCGGCTTCAGGAAACGAACGTAGCCCACATGTCGTTGTCCTGTGGTGGACGGATAGCTCCTGAAGTTGAAGTGGTAGTAGTTCGAGTCGTCGCCCGTCTCCAACTTCAGGGACGGACCACGTACGTTCCGCGCCCGCTGTTTACGCTTCGGCTCGGAATAGGCCAGGAGTTGGCGAAAACTCAGCTTCTCGCATAGATAGGCCATCAGTGGTGGAGTCTCTTTTCCCTCTCTGCACGCCCCAGAAGCGCACAGAGATCCTCACCCGTGAAAGGTCCATCCTGGCTAGCGCTCCAGCCTACGAAAACGTGGAGATTGTCAGGTATCTCGAAGAAGAGTTTCAGTTGTGCAACGAGACTATTCTCTGCGTCATCGAGGGTTCCCTTATCCCGGCAAATAACCTGCTTCAGTTTGTAGTCTGAGTCACCAGCGAAAAGAATGCCGCCGTAGTCGAGATACTGGTCAAGGGCCGCGGTTCCCTTGCCCTTTCCCTTCTGGAGACAGTGGTCCATGGCGTCATCGAAATTGCTGCCAGAGCCCACGACGTTGCGCCCATTTTCATCGGCAAGCATGACAATGGCAGGCCCTTTCAGGGAGTAGTCGTTGTCCAGGGTTCCGACCAGGTCCTGGTAGTCCTTGCGCCCGCTGACCCACTGAGTGTAGGAATCTTTGGTGCCCTTCTTGAGGCCTGGATCCGTGCGAGGAAGATTCGGCGTACCCTGCTGACGTTTTGACTGCTGTGCGTAGGGTGACGAGTACACCTTCACCTTCTGGCCCCCGACATCCAAGTCCCGCACGCCGCTTCTGGCACGGAGGTGGGAATACCTCTGACTCGGAGCCTCGAAGAGCCGGTCGATCAGACGACGGGTGACGCTCTCCTTCACGTTCTCGGGTTCTTTCCGGGCATCAATGCGCGGCCTGCGGCGGCGGATAAAACCACCCAACACGGGCATCACGTTCGCACAGGGATCAACGCTCATCTTCTATAAGTACCAACCCATGACATCCCCAAGTCTCACCGATCTCTCTTTCAATGTCTGGTACGAACAGGGCACTCGGGAATGGTGTGCCAGGGTGAAGGAGCTGCCCATGAAGCTGGTAGCCAAGGCCGCCAGCCCTGCTGAGGCCCTGGTCGCCCTGAACCACCATGTAAACGAATTGCTGGCTCACTTAGACCCCAGGCAGCCTGAGTTTTCCACGATCACGGGCCTCGACTGGGAGGTGGCGATGCAACGGGCGAAGGTGACTCCGAATGAGATTCATGAATCTATAAGGAACAGGAGTCTGTCTGCCTTGAAAGATGATGGGGAATCTGTAGCCAAGAGGGTTCTCGAAAAGATGGAGGATACGGGTAATGTGTTTACATCCACACCGGGGGAGCGAGCATGGTTCGTTCTTGGTTTCCAGAAGGGTGTAGAAGTATCCCTGGGGACTGACCTTTGATCCAAATCCAACAGGTTGAGCTGAGGAACTGGCGCAGGGTGAAAAGCGCCAGCGTGGTGTTCCCCAAAGTGGGCACGATAGCCATGATGGGCTCGAACGGCGTGAGTGGGAAGAGCGTGGGTGCTGGTAAGACCTCATTGGGTGAGGCCGTGTCCAAGGCCGTATTCGGCGTCCCCACGAAGGCGCTAGGAAAGATGAGCTTCAGGAGAAAGGGTGACACCTATGTGAAGGTGGAGGGTTCCCTCGATGGGAAACCGTTTACAATTGAGGCGGGTTACAAGTGCAAGGAACTCGGGGGCACCGGCGAAGGCCTTCGTTTCACGGTGAACGGTGTCACCGTGCAGAGGGCCGACTGCAAGGACACGAGAAATGAGCTGAACAGCGTGCTTGGGATCAGTTCGGAACTGGCTGCTTGGACTGTGTTCATGAACGGTGATAAGTTGGACTTCAGTGAACTCACCCAGGTGGCTCAGGTGGAGTTGCTGATGCAGGCGCTGCAACAGCCGCCCTGGCCCAGCTATTCTCAGGGAGCTAGGAAGGCACTGGAGAAGAAGGTGTCCCTTGAAGTGTCTGCCCGGAGTGATTTGGACGCCGTGAACAGGTCGCTTATTTCCAGTGAAAATGCAGTGGCTCTATCCCAGGAAGAGGTGGCCACGGAAGAAAAGAGGTACGCAGCCATTTCTGAACAGTACACCAAGGTGCAGGCGGTCTTCGAGGCTAAGATGAAGGAGTTGGAGACCGCCTATCAGAAGGCTGCGGCAGTCCAGAAAATTGCAAGGCAGGAGCTTTCCAGTGTGATGGAATCGGCAGAGCAACAGGCCGAGGCAGAGTTCAAGACGGCGAAGGACAAGGCACAGAAGGACTACGGCGATAGCCAGGTGGTCGCTCGAAAGGCCGCCACGAAGAGGGCCACGGACAACGCTGAGTGGCAGCGCCTGAGGCGAGAATATGAGAAGTTCGCCAAGAGGCCCAAGACATGCCCCACCTGTGGACAGAAATGGCCAGATGATGAACATCTGGAGGCTGAAAAACAGAAGGCCCAGACGGCTTTGGCCAAGGCCGAGGATGCGTTCCAGGCCTCAGAGGCTGCCTTGGAAAAGGCTGAAAGTCGTGAAAGCGAACTGGACAATGCCCTGCATGCCATTCTCAACCGGATGGCAACCCGCCAGAAGGAACTCACGAGGGCCGCATCCGACAAGGTGGTGGCTGTTGACGCCCTCGCTGACCGAGCTGCGCGATCTGCCGATGCGTGGGAGAGCACCACCCCGCAGAAACCAAACGCAGACGCCTTGAATGCTGCCCGTGCCCAACTGGACGCTGAGAGACGAATGGTCACCAGGCTCAAGGAACAGGTGGTAGAGGCAGGAGCAGCACTGGCCCGTGCTGAGAGACAGGTGATGCTTCACAAGTACTGGGTGGAGGCCCTGGGTCCTACTGGCATCCCCAACCTCATCATCAACCAGGCTCTGCCTCCATTGAACTCAGCAGCACAGGCGGCCAGTTTGTCACTGACAGGTGGCGAGATCGATGTCACTTTTGGCACCACGAGGGAGCTAGCAACGGGTGAGGAGCGCAACAAGCTCACCGTCTATGTGGACAATCCCAAAGGGGCTGACGAGTTGGGCGAGTTCAGCAAGGGCGAGGGGGGACTCACCAACCTGATCATCTCGGAAAGCCTGTCTCTGATAGGCCAGATGCCCAGGCGTTGCTCATGGCGTTGGCTGGATGAGGTGATCAACAATCAGGATAGACGGCACGTTTACAGCTATTACAAGCGGCTGGCGCATGCCAACAATATGGCCATCTTCATCGTGGATCACCACCCTGATGCGCTATCCCTTGCCGATCACGTCCTTGTGGCCACGAAAGACGAGCAGGGGTTCACGTCTTATGCCTGGGAGAGATAGAGAACTTTTCCCCGTAGTGCGTGAAACTCTTGGCTAGCCCGATGGTGGCGTGCCTTCGACCGGGGAACTGCACCGCCACATAGACTGATTGATCCTTCGGTTGCATGTCGGGGAACACGGCCAGCACGAGCGGGTCATCCCAGGCGAGCACCGTCACCAGCGTACCTGCGGGGTAGAGCTTTCCGCAGATCACGATGTCATGCTTCGTGGTCACGATTCGTACTGTCCAATCCGAGGATCTCGGGGGTCGTCGCTGTACTCGAACTCAGGAGCGGATGGAGTGAGCGCTGGAACTACCCGCAGGTGGTGGGGTTGCCATGCGCCGGGACCGCGATCGCGTTGACGGGAGGCCTGCGCCTTTTCCTCCGTTGGGTGCACCGTCGCTATGGGATTTCCGCTTTCGTCCTCATCATCGACCAGGTCCACCCAGCCGTATGCGCCAGGGTGCTGAAGTTTGAAGCCGCTCTCACCAAGCAGGGCCTCCACGGCTTCCTTGCAACTCGGCATGTCGGGATACCTGGAGCACACCTTCGAGCGTACGGCTTTCTTTTCCTCCGGTGAGCCGTTTCCAGACACGCGACTGAGAGCATTGGCGGCGTGTTCCCTGTCCTCTATGGGATATTTCTCCTTGTCAGGGATGGCGAAGTTCTGCCGGGACAGGTTATGCCGAGCAGTGGTGCTCAGCACTCTCTCACCCAGTAGCAGCCTCACCCGATAGGAAGACTTCATGATCTAATTACCACCTGCACGCTCGGTGTTCTATTCGGGGATAGTTAGTTCTCCTAAGACTTCCAAAACACATCATGAAAACTCGTATCCTGTCAGCTCTCCTCGGCGTCGTGGCGCTTGCGTTCACCGCCTGCCAACTCAACCAGGCGGAAGCATCCGCCGTGTACATTGCCGCTGAGACGGGCACTGCGGCCCTCATCGCGAAGAATCCCCAGATAGTGCCCACGCTCAATCTCCTGGTCGCCGATTGGACGAAGTTCGAGAACGGCACCATCGTCCCGGGCGATGAGGTCGCATTGCTTCAGAGCATCGTCACAGTGACCAAGGCCAAGCTGACCACCACGGAGGCTGCGGCCCTCGACGGCGCTGTTCAGCAGGTACTTGCAAACCAGAACTCCACAGCACCCACACCTCTCCAGGGTGCTGCAGGGGCGATCATCACCACCCTTATCAACGGCGTGGCACGGGCAATCGTCATCTCGACGCCTGTGACACCTGTCGGTCCCGCTCCCACTGCTGCGGCGGTGACGAAATAACTCCTTACGGGGTAGCCTACCTACCAGGCGTAGGCACAGTTCACGAGGCCGTCACATCTTGTGACGGCCTTAGCTGTTGTTAGGGGATGAACCTTGCTGATTTCTTCCCCGATGCAGAGTTGATGGCTGACACGTATGGCTTGATCGGTTTGGGCCTGACGCCCTCGCTGTCCTCCGACTTTTTCCGTCTCCCCGACTACGGGTTCGTGGACTACCTCAATGTGAAGGACGAGGTGCTGTGGTGGGACGACATCGCCTTCATGGGTATTGTGGCAGAAACTCCTGAGGAAGCCGTAATCGTTTACGTTGGAACACACACCAACCTTCAGTGGATAAAAGACATACAGGCCAGACCACGGTCTTGGACGACACTGGACGGGGTATCCGGCCAGGTGGAGCACGGATTTTCGGACGTATACGAGGCCACCACGCTCAACAAGTCCGCCATCACCCTGCGTCAGTACATCGGCCAACTGAATCAGAAAAAGAAGCCTCTGCATGTTATCGGCCACAGTCTGGGAGCTGCTGCGGGGGGCATTGCTGCTGCGGACTCGTTCTCGCCCCGTTTTTCCCTTTTTGCGATGCCCAAATGGGGCGACGTAGGCCTTTCCCGGCACCTCAACAGCAAGGCAAGACCCGGTTCCTCCGTCATCAGGAACGTGCAGGATGTTGTGCCCATGGCACCACCCTTCCCAGTGTATCAGTCTGTCCTGCCCGAACTGTGGTTCAACAGTGATATGCTGGGGATCTCCGGTGGAGATGCAGCTCGTCATTCCATGCAGGACTGTTACCTCGCGGCTTGCCGTGGGTGACAGTTAAGCTGTATGGACATCAGTAGCACCATCGACCTGATCAACGTCTGGCAGGGCGGCACCGGGGCTGTAACGGCCCTGCAGGGCTTTAACAACCTGTCGCCGATGACAACACAGGGGGACCTGATTGTCGGGGGCGTCAGCGGCAGTGCTTTGAGGTTCCCGATAGGCCCGGCTGGCACGGTGCTCAGTTCAAATGGTAGCACTTTGTACTGGGGAACGGGCGGAACGGGCGAGGTAACGGTAACAGGCACACCCTCGGTGGGTCAGCTGGCCGGTTGGTCTGGGGTGTCTTCCATCCAGGGGATCACGGTGGGAACGGGGCTCACACTGACGGGTACCCTGCTCACAGCCACTGGAACTGGTGGGGTGACAAACTTTTCGGCAGGCGCTTTGAGCCCACTGTTTACAACCAGTGTTGCGACGGCCACGAGCACCCCGGCGCTCTCGTTCGCGTTGGTGAGCCAGTCTCAGAATCTGGTATACGCCAGCCCAGCATCGGGTTCAGGAAACCCCGCATTCAGGTCCTTGGTGGTGGCAGATCTCCCTGGAGGGGCGTGGGCGGTAGCCTCAGTGACGGGCACGTCCAATCAGATCACAGCATCGCCTACCACGGGTGCGGTGGTCGTGAGCCTGCCGAGCGCAGTGACGATGCCCGGCAGCCTGGCGGTGACAACCACGAGCATCTTGCAGGCGGTCACGATCAATGGCGCAGCCACCTTCAACTCGACCCTTACCGTCAGCGGCAGCGGAGCGGTGAACTTGGGCAGCGGGACGACGACGGTAGGGGGTCAACTTGCCGTCACCGGAACAGGGTTTTCTTTGGTTACTATTGGAGGCCCGTTTGCAGGTAGAAATGAAACCACGTTCACAAATACGAACGCCGTCGGGTATAGTGAAATGAATTGGACGACAGACCAAGGCGCGAGGGTAGCTTTTATTGATGTGAACGGAGGGGCGGCCAGCAACGGTACTATACAATTAGGTGCTCTATTGGCTGGTGCCGGAATCCAGTATTACGCCTCCGGTTCGAGTATAGGGTATATGACCTCGACTGGCTTGAACGGCATGGCCATCGGCCAAACGACCCCGGCGGCAGGCAGCTTCACGACGCTGAGTGCGACGACCAGCATCACGCTCTCAAACGCGAGCAACCCACTGCTGTCTGTATCGGACACAACGGCCACCACGGGTCCGGCTGTGTTCCTGCAAGCCGCCCACACCATCGGATCGGGTGAAGGGCTTGTAGGAACCACGAGCAATCATCCGTTAGGAGTGTACGTGAGCGCTGTTAAGGTCGCTACGTTTTCCTCCACCGGTCTCTCCGTCATCGGCACCTCGACGCTGACGGGGAACGTGACGTTCGGCGGAAGCCTTCTTTCTGCTGGTTCTTTGGTGTTAGGCACCAACGGCTCTACAACCGCCCTCACGCTCGACACCTCGCAGAACGCGACGTTTGCGGGGAACGTGGGAATCGCAGGCACCCTCTCCGTCACGGGCACCTCGACGCTCAACGGAACCACGACTATTGGAAACGGCACAGCAACAGGCTTGCTATATGTTAATGGCGGGGCAGTGGGTAGCTACGCCGCATACATCGGTTTTGAGGCTGCGGGTACAAACTATTGGGCAATAGGGCGCGGACCCGCAGACGCATCGGCCAATTTTCAAATCTACGATTTAGAGGGCACGCCGGGGGTGCGTCTCTCGCTGGCGAGCGGAACCGGAGCTTTCTATATTCAGGGCACCTCGACGCTGACGGGGAATGTGACGGTGGGATCGGGCAGTGGTAATGCCTTGACGTATATCAACGGTGGGGCGGCCTCCACAACGGCGTTAATTTTCGATCAAGCAGGCACTGAGGTCGGGCGCGTTTCATTTGGAGCCACGCAAAATATGACCCTCTGCACGGGGGCGAACGTCACTGCCCTCACGCTCGACACGAGCCAGAGCGCCACGTTCGCGGGGAACGTGGGAATCGCAGGCACCCTCGGAGTCACCGGCACCTCGACGCTCACGGGCAACGTCACGGTGCAATCAACAGCAGGAATTAAATTCACAGGAAATGTTTCCATGACAGGGGCCATCAATGCAAACCTCTCAAGTAATGGGCGTGAACTGGCATTAAACTTTTCGAACTCAAGTTCTGGTGCCTCCGCAACGACAGAGTGTTTATTTGGAAACAACACACAGGCTCTAATCTTTTTTGTTCTTGGAACAGGCAACTCGACAAACCCTCTCTCTGGGGGCCCGGCAACGGCGGGAGCTACGGGCATCTATACTTACGGGAACTCCCCATTCACGCTAGGCACCAATTCAATAGCCGCCCTCACGCTCGACACGAGCCAGGGCGCCAAGTTCGCGGGGCACGTGGGAATCGGTGCAGTAACGAGCACGAGCCCGCTTCATATATCAGGACTTCCCACCTCCTCATCGGGCCTAGCCACGGGAGATATTTGGAATAACGGCGGCGTCCTGACGGTTAAATAAGATGCACCCCGACCACACCACCCTCCACCGCCAGCGCGACTCCAAGCTCGTCCCCGTTCTCGTAGCCGAGCTAAAGCAGCTAAGGGCGAGGGTGGCCTCGCTCGAAAAGCTGGTGAAAAATTTTGTCGATAAAACATAATGCCCTCCCCCGTTTCATTTAGCCTCTCCGTTAGCCCGTTCCCGGTGAACTACGACGCCAGTCCGGCGCACGGGAAACCTGGTGACTCTTTACGGGATTGGTGGGAACACGATAAATGGAGCCGCCTCGTACAACCTCACCACACAGTATCAGCGTGTCACCGTGGAGTGCGACAACCAGAATTGGATCATCAAAAGTACCTGAGTTCTATCTGTGCATGAATCGACCGCCCCCTATTGACGCCAAGGCAGTTTTCAACGCTGTCAAGGAGGTCAAGAAAACCATCAATCGCAGGGGTGCTCGCCCAGGTAACCTGGTGCTCATCCTGGATCCTGTAAACGATGATGTGGTAATCGGCACCACAGACGACATGACGCTTGATGACACTGTGGCGCTTCTTCGTGTCGGCCTGCGCGGGGGAGTTGAGGACAGTTCCGACGCCCTGCGTCACGAGATAATCTGCCAACTTACAGCGGCAAAACTGCCAGATCACTTTGCCGTACTCTCCCTGGACAAACACACGGGGAAGCACCTGTTCATCACCCGCGAGGTTAATTTGGCCCCCGTAGTGGGTGAAGCCATGTTCCAGGTGGGCAGGTTACTCGGCAGGATGGATGCCAAGGCGGCGGTTCAGCGTCTGGCAGCCGGGCAAACGAATCCTAACCCCGCGATCAAGCTTGAGGCGAAACCTGCTGTCTCCAAGTGGCAGCGTGTGCGCAATTGGGTTTTACTACGATGAGCACCACACGAAAGCAGCGCGCGCAGGTGAGTCGAAAATCTCCGAGCCACCGGAAGGGTGGCTTTGGCCTGAGTGCCGGTCAGAAACGCCACCGCTTCGACGCCAACCGTGTTCATCAGCCCCTGTCTCCACTCAAGTTGACGCCTGTTGCTGTGTAGGGTGGGCGGCGAGGTAGGCCGAGAGATCGCAGTACTTGCAGAATGATACTCTGGCTGGTGGCGGCAGTGGCAGCAGTAGGGTGGACGCATCGCATCGGCATTGAAGTACACGTCCTGTCGGCGTGTTCAGAACTTTGCGCCCAAAAGGAATGTCACGTTCTTCCATCTTGTTCACCCTCTATAAGCCGAATTGGAACCTTTTTGGCGCTCTTTTTTCCTCTGGTTTTTTCTGATGGTGTTGGCGGTGGTTTCAAGCCCAGAAGTTCGATGCGGTACTTCGAGGGATACACCTTGGCGTCGATGTGCTGAAAGGCGGGACCGTGGCGGTTCAGGAAGACAAATACGCGAAAGTCGTCGTTTTGTATCTCTTTGTCCGTGGCGCACAGCCCCAGGGCAACGTCCACGATGCCCGCCTTCTCAAATGCTCCCTGGAATGACCCCATATCGGGTACGTCCTTGTCCACGGTCTCCTTGTTGCAGCGGTCAGGCATCACAACCACGACCCCCAATTCCTGTGCCAGTGCCCGTGCGTCCGTGTAGATGTTGGCCTGTTGCCTGTAATCCTTTTCCCCATCTCCACGGGTGGTCGGTCTGATCGTCTCAGCATAGTCAATCACGATCATCTTTGGACGTATTCCCATTTGCCGTATGGCCATCTTGGCGTGTGCCCGAAGATCATTTATCGTGGTGCTTTTGCTGGAGAAACTCTTGAACAGAAGCTTCCCGGCCACGCCCCTTTTTTCATCCTGCATAGCATTCCACACCGCATCCTTGTAGTCTCCCGGGCAGTCGTAGGCTATATCCGTATCGATATTGGAGAGGTTGGCCATCGCCCGCATCATCGCCAGCTCCTGTGAAATTTCACAGGCGTAATAGATGACATCGTACTTCAGGTTAGGTGCCACCATGTTGAGTGCCAAGTTGAGCGCGAAATTGGTGTTGTGAGTGACAGTGAAGTCATCTAGGAGAAACCTCTCGTTTCCATCCAAGGTGAACCCGAACCACTCCCCATCCCTAATCGGGGTTAACTTCAATTTGCAGCGGAGGTCACATTTTTTAGAATCCTTTGCCTGCTTCCTAGGAAGCCTGGTGGGGATACGCGACAACTTTCCTGATATGAACACTTTATGAGTAAGTCCCGCATAACCGATGCTCTTGATGCTGGTTTTCTCTGTTCGAGCATAGGCCCGCATACCAACACTTCGAGCCAGCCAGAGAACATCCTGGATAAGTCTCGGGTCCGAGTTGCAGAAGATGAAACCCTTGTTGAAGGCTAGGTAGCCATCACTATCAAGGAGTCCAGCCAACAACTCTAGGCGAGACGCAGTGTCATTGAACTTGTAGAGGGCCGGTACATGCTTGTTATTGAAAACGTTGAGTTGGCGCAGGGACTCCGTGATGTGGTTTATGCGATTAGTTGCTTTGGGTTTTTTGGCGAACCGCAGGATGTCACACCCTCTACCGTGCGTCACCCCAAGCCTGAGTCCTAGTCTATTGGCATAGGAATGAAGATAGTCAGCTATTTCACCATCTTTGAACCCAACTGTAACACCGGGTACATCCTTGGTGCCATCTCCCAGCCAGATACCCAAGAAATAGGGTTCTAGGGGCACCTCTTGGTGAGGAAATTCCACGCCCACTTTGTACGCTTGCCACTCCTTGCCAAAGTTCTTGTGGGACAGTTTTTCGCACAACTCTCTGGCAGGAATCTCCTTAATACGTTTCTCATCCTCCGACATGACGCACATTACATGGGCGTCGTTGCATACGAAGTTGTTCCCATTTCTCTGTTCGACGTGGTACAGAGGACCAAACCCATTTCCGCAGGTTAGTACCCGCCTAGGAGTCCCATCGTCGCCCATCAGCAGGTCTCCTTCTCGTATCGTCTCCGCGAGTTTAGAGGACCCATCATGCAGCATGACGGGAGTGCCCTTTCCGAGGCACTTGTGACGCTTGGGCGGTGCGAGTGGCACGATGAGCCAGCCCGGCTTCCACCCCATCTTCCAGATGTCATCAAGGACCTTGTAACCAGTGCTTATGCCGTATTGCTCATTGGTAACCTTGTCTATGACTTTCTCATAGTCCTCGTGCAGCACGAGGCCCAGATCATCCAGATTTGTGCCCACGGAACGGGCCTGGTCGAACATCGGTCCCCACCCTTCTGGAGGCTCTTTGTTTTCCTTCAGGAGATCGATGGACTTCCGAATGGCTGCGAGAAGCGCCTGCTCCCTTGCGAACTCAACGAGCGTCTCCGAGACGTGCTCCCAGTCTGAAGTGTCTAACTCCTCCAGTCGCTTGACGTAGGAGGACACGGAGTCGTCCCCCTTCCCCTCTACATCGAGGGATCGGTTAGCGTCAGAAACGAGCTGTGCCAGGACGGGAAATGTAGGGAACTTCCCCCACTTCTCGTAGTACGCAACGGCCTCCTTCGCAGTGAGGGTTGCCTCCACCCCACCGAAGTAGCTTGGCTTCAGACAGGGGATCACCCACCCGAGGTGGTCCGCGTGACGAATCATGCTCGCCAGAGCCAAGTCCTGATAGTCAGTGTTGAATCTGAAGCCCGCCACGTTCAGATAGAAGCAGACGCCACGGCCCGCCAGAGCTTGCTCGGTTCCGTATACACCGGGCACACTTTGGTGTCTCTGAGAGACAGGCCTATCTTCATGGCCTGTCGGTGAGCAATTTCCATGGTGAGTGAATTGCGAATCTGAAGGACAACCTGGATGAGGGGACTCACTGAAGCTCGCTTTACGCGATCGCGGTGGGTTTTTATGGCCCGCAAGTTTTGCAGCATTGTTTTATAGGACGATTCACTGCTGGCGTTCGATAGATCCTCCTCGTCTTCTTCGGAGAGACGCTCAAAGAGCCCGTGATAGGTGGGCTCCGTGGCAAGCCACCAGGGGTCCAGTGAACTTTCCCTCTGCAGGTACAGGCTGTAGAGGCGCTCCTTGTCAGACCCCTTCTTGTCCACCTGAAACACGCTGACAGCCCATGCACAGGCCAGTTCCTCACTGTCCCACAGTCTCTTGTGGATGTTGTGCTGGCGGGGCAACGAAGCCGTATCCGACAGAAGACTCAAGTCGAACTGACCATAGCGGGTGACGCACTCCTCCCGGTACATTTCCAGGTAGCGCATGGCATTGTCTCCGAGTAACATTCTCGGGTAGAAGGGCCTGTCGATTCCGCCCTTCTGATGGGCGAGGAGGCAGGAGATGATGATTTGACTGGGTTCTACACTACACGCCTGAGCGTTGGCAGTGAGGGTGTTGGATTCCTCGATGCTGAGTGAGTTCCTGGCTCTCCTCCTGAGGATTGTGCGGTGATAAAGCTGGTACTCGTTATCCGCCAGGTTCACCCCCTTCACGCCTGGGAAGCAGAGGGGCTGCAGCTTCATCTTCGAGTCCTTGAGAGGTACGAGGCTGGGGTTGGAGACGGGTTCTAACACGGAGCAAAAGAATGGCTAAAAAATCGAAACAACCACCCAAGCTTTGGCGAGACGTGGCTGCTCACAAGGAAGCCCACCAGGGGAAATTTGTGCCCGACGAGGACAACCCCTATTGTCTGAAATGCGGGCTGTGTGCGCTGGGGTCGAAGCGCTTCCTTGGGCCGCAGGGGTCTGATGACCCCTGGGTGACAGTGGTGGTGGACGGCGTGGGCTGGAGGGAGGACGACGCAGGGGAGGTGGCCGTAGAGGATAGCGCCAATGGAACGGTGAGGAAAAATCTGGAAGAGATGGCGGAAAGCATCAACTTCCCGCTCGACCGTATTCGTTGGCTTCCGATGACTCGCTGTGCCAATCGAAGCAAGACCCAGGTGGATTACAAGGTGAAGGGTAATTGGTGCCGTGCGTTCGCTGTGGATGACCTGACACAGCACCCACCCAGGCTGGTCCTCGCCATTGGAAGCACGGCTCTGGGACTGCTCAGTCACAAGAGCAACGCCTTCGACTGGGCGGGAAAGGTGCTAACCTGGAGAGGCTGGCCCGATGATTGGCTGACAAGCGCCCAATACGATGAGGGTCATCCGGCGCTGCCCCGGCCGCCCGTGACTGAAATACCCCTCTATGCAACGCAGTCCTCTCGAATCATCTTTGCATTGCAGAACTCCCGTGAGACGGCCAGGTGGAAGGGTCAGTTGAAGGAGGCTCTGGAGTACGCCGCTGAGGGAGCTGAAATACCAGACTACGATAGGCCCTATTTCAGTTTTCTGGAGGATCCGGACGCAGTGATCGAGGCACTCAAGGCAATACCGGACGACGCTCTTGTCACGTACGACTCGGAAACAAAGGGTCTGCTTCAGTGGGCGCAAAATGCCGCCATCGTTGCCATGATGTTTCGTTACGACGGGCCAGACGGGCCGGTCTGTTTCGGGTTTCCCTGGGACTTTGAGGAGAGCGCCCTGAAAAGTCACCTGCCCAGGATTATTCCTGTGCTGTTGGACACCTTCTATCGTGTTCGATTGCAGGGCCACAATCTGACGTTCGACATCCTGTACGCTTACGCCACGCTGCCTGGGGCTGACCTGAGAAGGCTGACAGACGCCATGGGGTTCGACACCCGCCATCTCATTTACACGCTGCACCAGACCAAGGAAAGTCTAGGGTTGGAACTGGTAGCCTACCGTTGGTGCCCGGAAATGTCGGGGTACGAGGAGGAGTTCACACTCATCAAGGATCACACGGGTCTGAGTGACTACCTTGATCCTGGGATGGAAGCGGGCGGCCACTATTCGCGGGCACTTCTCCTGGGTGACGACGTGCGGAAGGCGTACATCACCTACATCATGGGAGACGTGGAGGTTTGCCACGTCTCGGGTGACGCAATACGGGAGAAGCTCGACAATGCACGCATCTACCCGTTCCCGATAGCTGACCCCAACCGTCTCGGCGAGTTCAGGATGTTCTCCCCGCCTCCCCGTCGGTTCGTGTACGACAAGATCATGCTGCCGTCCAACCGCATGCTCACCCGTCTTATGGGCAGGGGCATGCACGTTGATGTGGCCGAGCTGGCGCACCAGGAAAACATCTTCCCCAAGATGATCAAGGCTGCTCGGGCTCAGTTGAGGAAAATGGACGACCGTGTGGCTCAGTGGTGTGAGGAACAGGAGGCCACTGTGGTGCTCAAGAATGGGCAACCATGGATCCTGGATTTGGAAAGCCGAGAGCAGCTGAAGCACATCCTCTTCAATGTCATGGCGCTTCCTGTGAAGCGGCTCACAAAGACCGGCCTCAAGAAATACAAGGACACGGAACTGGCCGACATGACCGTGGAGGAACGTCTGGAGTACGCCGCCGTGGACAAGTACACCATCAACGCCCTGGCCGCTGAACACAAGGGACTGGTGGCACCCCTGCAGGAGTACAGGAAGCTCTACAAGGCCTACACGGCGTTCGTGCGCAGCATGCGCAACATTACCACGGAGGGTGTGGACAAACACGACCGGAAGCAGCCGCCCTACCTGCAGTCGGATGGGCGTGTGCACGCGAGCTTTAATCTTTGCGGAACTCGTTCTGGTAGATTGGGTTGCAGCCGACCAAACCTAGCCCAGCTTCCCTCATCTCAGAAGGTGATTGTTAAGCGAATCTACAATTCCCGGTACGGGGATGAAGGTTGCATCTATCAGGGTGACCTTTCTCAGATTGAGCTACGTCTGCTGGCCGCTGCCTCGGGAGACCCCCTCATGGTGGACGCCTACCGTAGAAACATCGACCTCCACTCACTCACTGCCAGCCATATTTTCGAGATCCCGTACGAGCATCTGCACAAGGATTACTTCGCGTGGCTTCAGAAAAATGGTCGGGAAAAGGAGGCCAAGGAACTGGAGCGGAAGCGTTCCATTGCGAAGTGCGTTGATCCATTAACGTTAGTGTCTGTTGATGGAAAAATTATACGGATAGGTTCCATTCACCCCGGCAGAGACATCGACAAGTACTACCCTATCACAGGTAAAGTCGTTCAAGTTGGTCCTCATGGTGGGAGCGGAGAAATACGACATTTCTACTCTGGAGGTGTTAAAAAGAAAGTGTTAATCTGTGCCAGAAAGGGGCTCCTTGCCTGCACCCCAAACCATAAATTTCTTCTTCATGACGGTACTCAAGTGGAGGCTGCTGATCTCAAGAAGGGTATGCAGTTGGCTGATGTTGTGCCCTTAAATCACGCTTGTGACGAGGGGAAAACGATAAGCTTACCAATAAATATATTCGGCAAGGGGATGAACAATGAAAACCTAAATTACTCCTGCCGTGTAGACGGCGATATGAGTTACCTTCTAGGTGTCTTGTACGGGGATGGAAACGTGAACGAGAATTATTCAGCCATTTCAACAGGAGGTGATGAGAGATTTTTTAAGTGGCAGGATATAATAGCTGAGTGTGCAACTAAGTTAGGAATAGACGCTAAGATAATACGAACAGAGTTTAGCGGCACTAAAGTTTCGGAGAAGTTGGGGCCAATTACGGGTTCCTATGGGAAAGTGGTTTTGGGGAGCAGGCGGGTATTAGACCTTTTTGAACAACTTGGGGCAGTTGAACGCACTGAGAACAAACTGAGTAAAACACTCAAAATACCTGTTTGGCTGCTCAACGCCCCAAAGCACCTCAAATTGTCTTTTTTTGCGGGCCTGATAGATACGGACGGCTGCGTTAAGACTTCAGATGCTTCAATATCATTCTGCACAAAGTCTTGGAGATTGGCTCAGGATGTGATCGTTATGCTTAGATCAGTGGGCATTGAATCAACTCTGTACCCGTCCTGGAACTCTACTTACGAGAAGTATTACTTTGTAGTGAATGTGCCTGTAAGCTACGCTTGCCAGCTTCGAGGTTATTTACGTCACCCGGATAAAGCGTCGAAGCTGAGGGAACCAAAATGCACTTCAGGTCGAGTCAAAACAGAAAATTTAGTAACAGCCACCCTGGAAATTCCAGACGGAGAGGTAGTTGACATATCGCTAGACGACCCACATCTATATGTTCCAGAAGGACTTACCACCCACCAGACCACGAACTTCCTCACGGGATACGGTGGCGGGGCGTTCGGTCTGCAGACAACGTTGGCCGAGGAACAGGTGTATCTCGACCAGGAGGAGTGTGAAAACATCATCGATGCGATGTTCGACACCTACCCCGTGTTGAGGAAGTACATCGGTATCTACAAGCAGTTCATCCTGGAGCACGGGTGCGCTGTGAGTATCTTCGGACGTGTGCGTCCGTTGCCAGAGGTGGAATCCGAGGACCAGCAACTTGTGAATAAGGCCCTGCGTGCGGGGTTCAACCACCTCATTCAGTCCACGGCCTCGGACATGATGTTACTAGCCATGGACGTGATCGACAGGACGCTTTTCGATGAGGGTCTCGAAAGCTGCCTCGTCAGCACCGTCCACGACAGCTTGGTCATCGACGCTCGCATCAGCGAACTGCCCAAGGTCCATGACATTGTGGACTGCGTGATCAACAACCTCCCCGACATTCTGGACTCCCTGTTAGGCCCGGATTACAACAGCGACTGGTGCCGCGTGCTGCCCCTGACAGGTGACTGCGAGGTGGGACGCAACTACCACGACCAGTCGAAGATGGACAGCTTCAAGGACTCTTCGGGGGTTGTGGACTGGGAGAAGGCGCGCGAGTTCCTGCACGCCACTCCTGCTGCATCCGACCAGTCCACTCCAGACGCCGATCTATCTCACTAGGCGTCTCCATGTGATCAATCACCCATCTGGGCCTCTGGATGTATGCCATGTACTCCTGCCAGTTCACGTACCCCGTACGCACTGTGAGTTCGATCTCGTGCAGAGACTCGCTACGGGACATACTCAGTGACGCCAGCGGCAATCTGACCGCCAGGCAGATAGGTTAGGAAGAGAGCGAGTGCCTCACCCTCGCCTGGTTTGGCGAGTTTCTTTCTGTCAACCACCTCAGTGCGAACAGGGACGCCTTTCAGGCCAATCTTTCCCTCAGCACTGGCTACAGCCACGAGGGCGTCCTTTTCGGCGACGAGACAGGTAGGGGCCACGCCGTTGTGGTACTGCTTGAATAGGTCCACGGCCTCTGCGACCATGGCAATGGTGGGTTTCTTCTTCATTTATCGTCTTAACAGTATAATCCGATGTTATTCTCTTTAATAGATAATTTCAGGGTGTTTTCGCGGTATTTTACTGCTAAGGCATACCTGGAAGGTGACCTCCATATCGTATGTGTAGTTAGAGCGTGACACTCGAAGAAGTTCAAGCCAAACGCAAACTTAGACACCTAGAGAATAGGGAACACAACCTTGCAGTGATGCGAGCCTATGGGAAAAGAAACAGGTCGGCTCTAACCAAAAAATCACGCGAAAGGTATAAAACTGATCCATTGTTTAGGGCAGATATAAGGCGACGTTCCAAGAAATGGCTAGCTAAACCTGAGAGCAGAGAAAAACGTTTGGCATCTAGCAGACGGCAAACTGCCAAGATAAAGAGCGATCCTATTAAATACCGTGAGGCTCTTGATAGGCATCTGGTTTACATGAAAGAACATGTAAGGACGCCTGAGTACAAAGAGAAGAGGAGAGCCTGGTACCAGAGGTACCATAAAAATCCCAAAAATGCGATGGTACGCAGACTAAGGTCCAGAGTAAGATTCGCTCTAAAAGCGCGTGGATTCAGTTATTCAGCGGTGACACTTCTCGGGTGTACAAAAGATGAATTTTTACGCTACATTGAATCCTTATTTGTATCTGGCATGACTTGGGAAAATAGGTGGGCTTGGCATCTCGATCATAGGAAGCCCATCGCCTCATTTGATTTCAACGATCCTGAGCAGGTGCGGGCCTGTTTTCACTGGTCAAATTATCAGCCCCTCTGGGCTCACGATAACATCGTCAAGGGGTGTTCGGTGGTCCCAGATACTTCTTCACCGAGTCTGGCAGAGACACCCACTCCTCCATTGTCCAGTTTCTAATCAATGGCCATACGTTAGGCCCTTGAACGTACATGTGTGCGTTACGGTAACCCGGAACCAATTTTCCTTTCATAAGAACCCCGTCCACCCACTCCTGCATCCTGTAATTTTTATCATCGGCGTGGCCACTGCCGAGATGCTTGCCTGCAATCTCGTCCAGCGTCTTTCTAGTGGCGCTAAAGTGGTAGATGTCATACCCGAATAGCTCGTGGCGATAACCGTAGGTTCCTCGGCAGTGCTCGAAGGTGGCATCCGTGCGGGCATAGATGGTGGCCTTGTCGAGAGCGCCCTCTATCGGATAGCCAGGCAAGCCCGCCACGGGCACCATGCCTGTGAAGACGCTCATGGGCCAGCGCTCCCGCACCATCTCGTTCATTCGGGCCAGCATCCCAGGACGCCATAGTTCATCGCCGTCCATGATGATGGTGTGTTGGAACCCCCGTGCTCCGCAGAAGCGTTGGTACCAGTTGCGGCAGTCGGTCTCTACCTTGATGCGCTCCTGTCTCACGTTCGCCACCTTCGCCACCTCGAAAGGAATGAACTCGACACCGTATGGGTGGGGGTAGTCCGGGTGGTTCTCCCTCAGCCACTTATTCAACCAGATGTTCAACCGATCTGCAATCTTGGAAACCTCTTGGCGTTCATCCTCGTTAGCAGGAGCACCATCCCATCGCATGCTCGGGGCGAACAGGAACACGTTTTCGATTCGGTCCTGAAGCTCAGTGGTTTTGGAGAGCTTGATGCCCTCTTCAAGGATCCGCTGGCACACCTCGAACAAACACAGGTCGTCTCGGATGGCTTGCACGACTACCGCATATCGCACGGGCACCGCAGCGTACTCGGCAGACCTAGGTCCGTCATCCAGCGGAAAGCCCAGGTTCTTGCGGAAATTGAACAGTGTCTCGCCGAAGTTCCAGCGCTCCATGCTGGCGTGTTTCAAGTCCACCTCATCGCGAGGCCTCTTGCCACAGTCTGGGTGCATGTGCTCGAAGAGGAGGTGGCGGGCATCCACAATGACGCGATCCTGCGAGGCCACGTAAGTGAACTCGGTGTCACTGTTGTGACTCAAGTAACCGTCTGCCACGTAATTCTTGGTTTCTGTAGAGAGGCAATAAACGTCGGTTGTATTGTCGTCGTCGTTGAGCCCCCAGTAAGTGGGCTCGATAGAAACAATCTCATCAGGCGAACCGTAGCGTGAGGTGAACATCCTCTTGGACACCTGTTTTTTGAAAGTACGTACAGGTCGAGTCCACGCTAAAAACTTTAGGTATTCTTCACGGCCACCCGTGAGCGTGAAAACCTGTTGAGTGACGGGGGCACCCCGGTATTTTCCGTATGAACGGTCTGTAGAGAATTGGAAACCCAGACGACGAAGAACGCGACCAATCTCGGCGCACACTTCTGGGTTCTTATCCAGCGACTGGGAGATGCACGGGAAGCTGCCCTCGCCATCATACATTCCAGCTAACCAACCCAAATCTCGTACGGACTCTGGATCGGTAGGGGCAGGCGGGGGAGTTTCCAGCACCCTAAGAAGTTTGCGCCCTATTTTAGGCTCTCCCCACCTAATCTGTCCAAACCCCCTTTGCCTAGCGTACCCAGCCGTTGTACGCAGAATTTTTCCCTTCTCATTTCTCAGATATTGACGGGTATCGCCGTAGTAGGCCCACACATGGTCGGGGGTGCATAGGAGAGTTTTTCCCGATTTCAGAGTGAGTTTTACAACTCGATCTCGTTTCTTGTGCACCTCAAGAACCTTTGATGGCTGCAAGAAATCACGAGGCTGCACCCCTCGACCAGGCCGTCTTGATGATCCGACAACCATATCACCTGGTACGATGTCCCTAATGGCTTTGAACGTCTGGTTCGCCATGTAAATGGGAGTATCAGGCGGAAGGCAGAAGAGACTCTGGTATCCTGGGTAGAAGACGTAGCCGAACCGCTCGTAGCGTCTGCGGGTAAGGATGGCCAAGGTCAGCAGGTCGGGGTTGTAGCCATCCTTCACCCACATCACGATCTCGTTCTTCCACCAACCCCAGGGGATGGTTTCGATGATGCCCTTATCCCAATGGACGGGTACGTCAAAGTCATCGGCCACGCAGATGATGATGTCACCCGCGGCGCGACTGGCAGCCGTGTTCCAGCCTGAGACGCAATTCTTGGGGCCGGTGTTGGGAACGCCGCGGATACTGCGGTGCTTCAGGGAGGCATCGGCCACTAGCTGGATGATGTTGTTGCACACCGCTGTGTCACCTTCATCGTAGCAGATGATGAACTCGACGTTCGACGGATCGTTGGCTCGTTCAAGCCAACGTCGCACTGTCAATTCCACCGCTCCTGGTCGTACTGTTGTATAACAGAGGGAGAATATGGGAGCGGGTGCGGGTGTACTCACGAGGGTATAGAATCGTCCTCCTTAACTGCGCTCACCAAGCCCAACTCTATGAGTGCTGGAGCGAAGGCCTCCGCGATCATGTTGCGGATGGAAACACGGGCGGCTTCGTTCAGGTTCAGTTTCAAAGCAACGTTATCGCTGGCGACGGTAAGAGCGTCATTAAGTTTTCCAACGGCCAGTTTTCTTTCATTTTCTGGTATTTTCTCCATCTGAGAATGTCTCCTAAGTGGTTGATTGACAATTTTTAATGGTTCATAGAGAACCAAAAGTTGTTTTAGTGTTTACAAAATCATCACCCGCCCTATTATCAGTGGTAAGAGATCAACCCCAACACAACCACCACAAATACTATGGGCCTCAAACCACTAAAGCTAGAAGTCGCCGCCGCTCCCTCTGCTAAGAAGAGCGACGTTCCCGCCCGCACCCTTGCGGGCGTTGCCATTGCCGAGTTCATTCGCCTGAAGGCCGAGGTCGAGGACCGCGCGGCCCGCATGAAGACCCTTGAAGAGGAGATCAAGCTGGCGGGCTGCACTGAGGTGATCAGCATCAACTGTGAGAACGCCACGAATCCCGTGTCCTCAGTCAGGCTGCAGGACGACGAGGGTGCCAAGGCCACCGTCTCCTTCACCTCCAAGTACAGCGACATCGACGCCGATGCGTTCAGCGCCGTCTTCGCCGAGATCAACGCCCGCAGGAAGGCCGCTCGCCTGCCTGCCGTCAGCGAGGCTGAGTACGCTCAGTTCGTCATCGCTGCCAAGCTGAACGATGTCGCCTTCTACGACAAGGACGGCAACTTTCAGGAGGCCGTCTACGCTGAGGTCCGCAAGGCCCTCGATGCCGTAGCCGCCAAGCTGGTGGCCGCAGGCAAGGTCGCCGCTGGCACCCCGCTCTACACCGAGGCTCAGAAGGCCCGTGTCAAGCCGACCTTCCACGCCAAGCGGTGGGAGTTGGGCGTCGAGGACAACACCTCCCTGCTCGGCACCGTCCGCAACACCGTCACGCTCAAGCCCGTTGCTGGCACCGTCGCCGCCTGATCCCGTGAACGTCGCCTCTCAAACCCTCTACTACCTCCCCCTGACGGGGGCCGATCTCACCTACCTGCTGGATACCTTGCAGGGCCGTGCCTCCCTCCCGCTGCCCAATGAGCGCGACCTGGCCCGTTCCCTTCGCAGCATCGAGCAGGTGCTGCCCGAGTCCCAAGTCGAGCAGGTTCAAGAGACCGTGAAGGCAGGGTTTGAGCAGGCCCGTTCGCAGGCAGCGGATCTCAAGGACCACGCCGTGGCCCTTTGCAAACTCATCAACGAAGCACAGAAACGCCCGTCAGAATTTTCACTCTAATCCAATGACCGCATCCCCCCAAGGAGTCGAAGTCCTCCGCAACGCCACCCTGTTCAGCTTGACCCGCTCCTCGTGGAGCAACTACCGCAAGGCCGACCGCAGCAAGGTCAGCATTCAGGGTTACTCCACCGATCTGGATGGTGCCACCACCTCCGTCAGTGACGCCGCCACCAAGCGGGTGAACGTCACCAAGAAGCTGGTCGAGTCCGAGCAGTTGGACAACGTCCGCAAGTACATGAACGAGGTGTACGACTGGTGCCTCAAGCACTGCATGCCGTCCACGGCCATCCGCAAGGGCATCTACTTCGTGAAGAACAACCAGGTGCCCGTCTTCGAGGAGAAGCTGACGCACGCTCTCGATGAACTGCGCAGCACGATCCTGCCCTCCTTCCTTGAGCCCAACCCCAATGCGGTCCTTGAGGACGGCTCGCCCGATGTGGCCCGCCGGACTTTCTCTCCGTACGAGCTGGCCAAGGAAGCGGCCAAGAAGCCCACGGTCGAGGGTGGCCTGGGCGAACTGTACGACGAGGACGACTACCCCACCGTGGAAGAGCTTCGGAAGGCTTTCAACCTGCGTTGGTCGTGGCTCCAGTTGAGCGTGCCCGACGAGTTGCCCGAGGAGGTTCGGGTGCGTGAGGTCAGCAAGCTCAAGGCCAGCTTCCTTGAGGCTCAGGAGGAGATCAAACTGGCTCTCCGTGCGGGCTTCAAGGACCTTGTTTCACACGCCATCGAGCGCCTGACCCCCGGTCCTGACGGGAAGCGTAAGGTGTTCTGCGAGAGCACCTTCACCAAGTTCAACGAGTTCTTCGAGACCTTCAACGCTCGTAACCTCATGGAGGACGCTGAGTTAGAGGCCGTCGTGGAACAGGCAAAGGAGATCATGAAGGGCCTCCCGAGCGTGGATGACCTCCGCAGCGCCGAGAGCCGTCGCCTCGCCTCACTCATCAAGCAGAACGAGAAGAAGGGTAACATGGTCAAGGTGGCTGAGTTACAGAAGCAGCTTGTCGAGCAGGAGAAGGCCGACGCTCAGGTTCTTGAGTCCACGGTGGCCCAGTTCGCCAAGGTGGACGAAGTGCTCGCCCCGCTCGTTCTCACCCCCACCCGCCGCTTCAACTTCGAGGAGGAGTAAAAAACAGCACTTTGTGCTCGACATTCACGCTCCAAAACACATAATAGACTTCAATGAAAGCCCCCACCGCAAAGAAACACCCGATCATCGCCGTCAGGCGCGCAGGCGTTCCGCTCATCGCATTCGAGACGAGCGATCCCGCTCAGACCATCGTGCAGGTCAACAAGGCCCTCAATGGTAGCTCCTCCAACGTTCCGCTCCTGCGGTGGGACATCGTGAGGGGACTCGTTGGCCTGAACCCTCTCGGTCAGCAGCGTGTCCAGTCCATCCTCAGCAAGTGGCTCAAACAGGAGGGGGCCGGTGAATCCAAGGAGGAGCAGGCCGAGCGCCAGGCGGCCACCTGTGACCCGTCCTTCACGCTGAACCTCCTGCGCAAGGTGGCCGAGGACTTCACGCCCGCCAAGCCGAGCCTCATCGACAGCGGCCTCATCTTCTTCATGAACGCCCACCTGTTCTTCAAGTCTGAGGTGGTGCTGCAGGCCATGTGGAACCTCCGTGACGCCCTGAAGCCCACGGCTGCCACGCTGGTCGTCCTCTGCCCCGCCATGAAGCTGCCCGAGGAACTGACGCACGATGTCGTGGTCATCACTGAGCCGCTGCCGAACGCCGAGGAAGTCGGCGTCATCGTGGACAGCATCGCCAAGGACGCCAAGTGCGACATCGATCCCGCCGACAAGCCGAAGGTGATCGACACCGTTCTTGGCGTCAGCGCCTTCGCCGCCGAGCAGGCCCTTGCTATGAGCATCGGCCCTGTGGACGGCAAGGTGGTCCTAGACCGTGACGAACTGTGGGAGCGCAAGCGCAAGATGGTCGAGAACACCGAGGGCCTGACGATCCACCGTGGCAAGGAGTCCTTCAACGACGTGGGCGGGCTCTCCAACGTGAAGGCCTTCCTCACGAAAATCCTCCAGAGCGGCAACAACCCCGTCCGCTGCATCGGCTTCATCGATGAGATCGAGAAGATGTTCAGCGCTGCCTCCACGGGCGGCGACATGAGCGGCGTGTCGCAGGACCAGCTCAAGGTGCTTCTCACCGAGATGCAGGACAACGACATCCCCGGCATCATCTTCGTTGGGCCTCCTGGCACGGGCAAGAGCGCCGTCGCCAAGGGCGCGGGTTCGCTCGCCGAGGCCGAGGTGATCAGCATCGACACGGGTGCCATGACGGGCAGCCTCGTTGGCCAGTCGCAGGCCAAGATCAGGAGCGCCTTCGCCACGTTCAAGGCGGTGTCGCAGGGCAAGGGCCTGTTCATCGCCACCTGCAACAAAATCGCTGCCCTGCCGCCCGAACTGCGCAGGCGCTTCACGCTCGGCACGTTCTACATCGACCTGCCGAACGCCGAGGAGCGTGCCGCCATCTGGCCGCTCTGGCTCAAGAAGTACGCCGCCATGGAGGGCAGCAAGCTGACGCTCAAGAGCGAGCAGCCCGACGACGAGGGTTGGACGGGTGCCGAGATCAAGGCCTGCTGCGATGTCGCCTATCGGGCGAACATCTCCCTCAAGGAGGCTGCGTCCTACATCGTCCCCGTCAGCAAGTCGTCCGCTGACCAGATCAAGGCCCTGCGCCAGATGGCCTCTGGAAAGTTCATCTCGGCCAGCAAGGCGGGCATCTACCAGTACGTTGAGAACGAGGCCGACGCTGCGGCTGCGGCCTCCCTTGACGGCACGAAGCGCCAGACCCGCAGGTTCGGCAGCGAGGAGAAGGCTTAACATGAGCCACGTCGAAACCTGCAAAGTGGCCTTCAAGGACCTTGCGGCGGTGAAAGCCGCCTGCAAGGCCCTGGGGGTCACCTTCGTGGAGGGCAAGACCCACTTCAACTGGTACGGCCAGCATGTCGGCGACTACCCGATCACGAAGGAAATGTCTGACGCTGGCATCACGAAGGAAAACATCGGCCAGTGCGCCCACGTCATCCAAGTCCCAGGCACCACCTGGGAGGTTGGCCTGTGGCCCATGAAGAACCAGCCCGGCTCCTTCCTGCCCGTCTACGACTTCTACGGCGGGCAGGGCGCTGTGCTCCAGAAGGCCCTTTGCAAGGGTCCTGGCTGGCCCCAGACGCCGAAGAACTACAGCGGGTACAGCGTTGGGCTGGAGAAGCTGGCTGACCACTACTCCCTCGAAGTGCTCAAGGCCAAGGCCCGTGCGAAGGGCTACCAGTTCAAGGAAACGCAGGTTAATGGCAAGATAAAGCTGGTCGTTTCCCTCGGAAACTGAAAAAACCCTGTTTTTAGTGTTTACAAAGTGCCCCCAACCCTTAGTATGAAATCATGAGCCATATTGAAAAATGCTCGGTGGTCATCACCGACCTAAAAGCGCTGAAGGCGGCGTGCGAGACCCTCGGTCTCACACTGTCAGAGGGACAGAAAAAGTTCGTTGGCTACTACGGTGCCAAGAACCCATGCCAGCACGCCATCAAGGTGCCTGGCGTGTCGTGGGAGGTTGGCCTGCTCTCGGCTGACACGGAGGGCAACAAGGTGAAGGGCTGGACAACGGCCTTCGATCCGTTTGGCACGCAGGGCCAGACCATCGCCTCCAAGCTGTGCAAGAAGCACGGCGAGCAGTACGGCCAGCCCGTGTACAAGCACAAGGACGGCACGCACCACTGCGAGACGCTGATGAACCAGTACTCGCTGGAGGTTCTGAAGGCGAAGGCCCGTGCGAAGGGCTACCAGTTCAAGCAGACCACCGTGGACGGCAAGATCAAGCTGCAGGTGACCCTCGGCAACTAACCCCCAACCTCTCAAATCCAAAAAACACATGACAACCTTCGGCACACCCAAAAAGACCATCACCTTCACCATCGAAGACGGGGAGGTCACCTCTGAGGCCCACGGCTTCACGGGCAAGGCCTGCGAGGCCGCGACCAAGTTCTTCACCGATGCTCTCGGCGGCAAGACCACCAAGAAGACGTTCAAGCCCGAGTACTACAAGACCGAGAAGTCCTTCGCTTCTCAGACGGCGGGGAACTGAACCATGAGCCGCATCGCCGTATTCTCCATCGAAGACGGGGAGGTCACCGCACTGGCTGGTGGCCCCCTGTCACTGGCCGACATGGGCCAACGCTCCACCGAGCGGGCTTCCCACCTTGAGTTCAATGCCGACCTTGGCGTTGGAGGCGAGTGGGAGGTCACCGACCACAAGACGGGAGTCCTCCTGTTCACCCACGCCGACTACGACGTGGCCCTGCAGTGGGAGGCCGACCACTACAACCAGTTGCTTCTGGAAGGAGGTGCGTCATGAGTCTCGCTGGCCACCTTTCCTCCGACGAACTGGTCATCAAGCCCGGCGGCGTCTATCAGGGCAAGACGATTGCCTGGACGTGGCCGTTCAATTCGCAGACCAACCCCGACAGGAGCTACAGGTGCCTCCTCTTCGAGGACGGTTCCCTGACGTGCAACTGCCCAGGCTGGGCCAAGCGGGTGGTGAACGGCGTGCGTGAGTGCAAGCACACGCAGTTCGTCGCCTCGTCGCTTGAGATGGTCCAGAACGGAGGCGCATTCGTTGAGAGCATGGCCCCCGCTCAGAAGGCGATGTTTGTAACCGCCAAGGACAACTGGAGCCGCAGCCGTCGCAGGTTCAACTTCGACTAGACTTTGGGATGGTATGGTGCGCAGGGAGATCCTGCGACAGGGGGTTTGGACCAGTGTTTTCCCCCACATGAAATCCCTCCCGAGCGCCCCGCCGATAATCGGCGGGGCGCTTTCTTTTACTGGATCGACACTGAGAGCACGTTCACCATCGTGCCTGCAGCGGCAGTGACGACTGGCAGTATCTGGCTCATCGTGCTGGACGTGGCAAACACCTGAGTCTGCGTCAACGTGTAGGTGACGACGCCTCCCGGCACTGTGGTGGTCATCAGGTTCACAGTCACCGTGTAGGTGTTGTTCGCGAGCAGGTTGTTCATCCACACCGTGAGCGTGATGAACTGAATGTTGTAGCCGCCTCCAGGCCCCGTGTTCAGGAGGTTGTACGACGTGAAGGCCCCTGCCTGTTGAGGCAGGTTCACTATCGATCCAGTGCCCACTGAGGATCCAGTGCTGGTAAGATTCGTGATGCTGACGCCGCCTGTCGCAGGGTTCGTGACCGTGAACGTGAAGTTCGGCGAGATGAGCGCTGCCCCTGTCTGTTGCGCAGCCGCACGGGTGACTGTTGGCCAGAAATCTGGACCAGCTACGAGACAGCCGAAGTCAATCATCCATGGCTGACACACCCGCAACGCCGGTGTCAGGAGCGGCGTGGCATAGGTGGCAAGGATCGTGCCCGTGCCATCCGAGGTAGGTACGAGACCCGCAGGCACGAGTGCAGGACGACCGAGGTCTCCCGGTCCTGCGGCTTGGAAGGCTTGGAACAGGCGCACCTCGGCCAACGAAATGGCGTTTAGCCAGCGTTGATTGGCGTTGCTGTCCCACACATAGCCGTAGGTTGGGTCTGGGGTGCGAATCTCTGAAACGGCATTGTTCACCTGCGACCAGGAGTTTTTAACCGAGTCGAGTGCCAGTGAGAGAAGGGACCGCTTGTGCCGCTCGTAAAGGTAGGCGTTTTGGATCGGCGTGGTGCCCTGGTAGGCGCGGATGTCGAAGCCATAGATGTAAAGGCAGATCCCCTGGGAGCCGAACCAGTTCAGCGTGAGGGCGGGCACGATCTGTTGCGCTGTGTTGTAGACATCGAGCCAGACGCAATCCATCCGCTCAGGAATGCCTGCAAACTGCGAGGTGAAACTGTTCACGGGTCCGAGGGCTGCCCCGATGCTGTAGTTCACCGGCGTGTTGACCGGCAACACCGTCGTCACTTGCAGCTCCTCAATGGTAAGTTGAGCCCCAGCGTTGCCGTACCACGTCACCGTCACCGTGCCCGGCTGGCCTGAGGTGGACAGCTGAACAGGGGGCGTCATCACCGCCGTTCCCGGCACCTGTCCGAACGACCATGCACCGGAGTACACCACGTTGGCGTTGTAGCTCACCTGAACCTGAAACGACGTGGTCGGGTTCACGAGGTCCGTGATGCTGAAGGATAGGAGAATGCCTCCAGAAGGGGCGGCGAATGACCAGCTGATGCTGCCTGCGGCGGTGAGGGTGGCCGACGTGGGGAAGAGCACCGAGGGACAGGTGATGCCTGCTGTATTCTGATAGCCGAAGATGTTCAGAATGCGGCTCGGCTTGACGAGGAAGCCTATCCGTATCGGGCCGGGTGGGATCACACAGGGCACGGAAAACTGGAGCGTTCCGGGCGTGGTGATGAGCGCTGAATTGGGCTGCCACAGGCCACCAGCCGTGATGTTGTTTTCAGGGGCGATGGTGTTGTAGATGAGGTTGTCCCTCCAGTTGCGCACGACAAGACGCGCGCTTTTCTGGCGGTAAAACGCAGAGTCCGACGCACTCGGCACCTGATACTGGAGCTGCACGATTCCCCCATCCGGCGTCACGAATGTGGGCGTAACAGGCACACCTGTCGTTGACGGCCCCACCATCTCATCCTGCCAAGTGATGCTGCCCTGAGGCGGGTTGTAAATGATCTGTCCTGCAGTGCCCTGAAGCAGGGGCCACGACGCCCAAACCCGTTGCGACGGCGTGGAACTTACGAGTTGGTACACCTCAGGTTCCGATACGTTTGTATCCGGGCTCACAGTGAGCACAAGCAGACGACTGGCGAAACTCCAGACTCGGTCGATGTTGTAGCGGATGTTTGCCACGTATGCCGCGAGCGTGTTATCCCTATCCGCTAGCGCCTGGTCCGGCGTCTTGAAGAGCGCCACGTTCAGGGGATAGCCCTGACTCACGGTCTGAGTGGAGAAGTTACCCGCGGCGAGAGACCACGCCTCATTTATCGAGGTGGGAAGAAGGGGAGGAGGGGAAAGGATGCCTGTGGCAAACTGTTTCGTGGCCAGATAGAGCCAAGTGTAGATCAGGAGATCCCGAGCGTAGAGCATCTCATCTGCCGTGACGGCATCCGATCCAGGGGAGCCCGCGGGAACGCTCTGGTTGTCCACATGCGTGACGTTTCCAGGGCTTGAGTAGGCTGCCCCAAGTAGGTCAACGGAGAGGTCCTGCAACGTTCCCACAGGATCACCTGCAACACGCGGATAGGGCACGGAGATGCCCCAGATGTCGCCGCAGGCACTGGCCACCTCTGCAATGGTCACTGCGAGGATCAGGTCTCGATAGGATAGGTTTCCATCTCTCTGAGCAAAGGGTAGAGTTGAGAAATCGGCAGCCGGATTGACGTACGGCAGCGTCGAGCCTGGTTGCTGCGCATTGAACCACCAGAGGTAGTTGTACTTCGGCAATGGGAACGCGGAATACATCAGAGATGGATGAGCCACGCTCCTGATACGCTCACGTAAACAGGAGGATTGTTCAGGTTGTTGACCACGAATACGCCGTAGGTGTCGGGCTGATCAAGGGGCCACACCTGGGCTGGAGGGAACACGCCCACCGTACCTGGGATGTCCACGCCCACGTACGCCAGTGGCTCTCCCGGAGGTCCAGCTAGGAGATCAGCTCTGCTTCCGTACAAGCCCGCATACACCGAGTTGTAGGTCGGGTTGTTTTTCATGGGTGGGGCCGATAGCACCAACATGCGGATGAGGTGCACACTGAGCCAGGAGAGCGTGGCCCTCTGACCCTGTGCCAGCTGAAGCATGGTCACAGTCTGCTCAACACCTGGTTCGAGCATTGTCTCTGGCAGATTGAAGGGCACCCACAGGTATCGCCCGAGATCGTCCTCGGTTATGAATTGGGAAGACATGGTTGTTTCTGTTGCAACATGCGCCGATACGTCCTGATGCTGTGACAGTTTGCACATACTAAGTCACATTTCGCTATCTCCTCTTCTATCCTTTTGATACTATGGCTTTTTGCACGACTTTCTGATAGCTCAAAACTCTTGTCCCTCTTATGGTCAAAGTGCATCACGTAAAACGGATAGCGGGTGTTACAGTCTGTACAGGGTTTGTCTTTCTGAGATCGTATGAAATCTCGCTTCTTTTCCTGACATCGTTTGACGGCTAGTCGTTTTACCTGCGGGTTTCTGGCAGTGCTAAGTCTTCCACGAACCCGACCAAATTCCTTGCAGGCTTCACAGCGACACCGATGTCTAAGATATTCATTTTCAGTCCCATGCTTTGGAGGAGAACGCCTGACGCCTTTCTCAGGGCCACTCTTCAAAAAAGGCACGGATTCTCCAGCGATACGACGCCTGTAACGCTTCATCGTCTCTCTCTGTGCTACGTGCAGGGAATCAGAAAAGATCATGCGGGACCCAGGCTCATCACGATCTGTCCAGTCACCGTAAGGCGCAGCGACCAGGTGGTGGTGTTGTTGCAGATCACGAAGCTGTACGGGCCAGCAGCCGAGTAGGTGGCTGGTGTCGTAGACCTGGCGGCGTAGAGTGGCGGCGTATTGGTCGTGGCTGAGCCGATGATGAGCGGATTTTCCTGAGCCGCCTGGGTATTTGGGGACACCAGTGCGTTGAAATTGTAGTAGAGACCCACGTAGGCCAGCCCATAACCTGGAGTGACGAGTGTGGCATCGCTTGTAGGGAATACGCACACGCCGTCCACAGGAGAAATGCTGGCTGTATCAGCTGTGGTAGAGTTGTCGAGAAAGCTCAGCAGGTTCATTTGGAGCCACGTAAGTGTGAACGACTGGGCTGACGAAAGGACGGTGGAACTTACCACAAGCCACTGTTCTGGCTCTATTTCCGTGAGAGGCAGGCTTACGGGAAGTGGGATCAGGCTCTCGTATTGAGTGCTGGTGACGTAGCTCATGAAATTATCGGTTTAGGCCTGTGGGTGAGAAACGGACCTGTACGCCCGTCTGGAAATCCAACAGGGGATCCAGGAATTGGGAAAGGTCAGCGAGCAGCCACCAAAGAGCGGGATCACCCTGGTAGAAATTGCTGATCGTGTCGGGACGATTGGACGTGGCCATCGTGACATTGACCAGGCGGTCGCTGTTTTGGGCCACGGCCTGAATCCTGAGCCCGAAGACCAGGTTTCCGTCCGATGGGTTGGTGTAGATGGGCGTGAGCTGATAGGCCGAGTCGTTGGCCAGCGTCACCGTGCTCGTGGATGGCGTTGCTACGGCCTGCAGGGTGGTGCTGCTGTTGACGGTTGAACTGCTGCTAGTGGCCATAACATAAGTACGGTCGAGGCCCTCCTGCGAAATTCTTCCATTTTTTGGTTTACAGAAGTTATCATCGTGTTCTCTTCAACGTTCAGAGAATCTGCCGGGGAGAGGCAGTGGTACGTTGCCCGGCCGCAGTGTCACCCCCATGTCCATCTTCATTCCGCCTGCTCGTATTCGTCACGAAGACGAACTCTTCATCAACTCGCTCGCGCTCCAGTATCGCGACTCCTTCTGGGATCACGAGACGCTTCGCAGCATCTCCGCCGACGCCCTCCGCATGATTCGGCACCTCGCTTCGAGGTACTCCGACCCTACCTGCATGGAGCTGAACGCCGAGGAGCTGGAGGCCGAGGGCAGGCGGAAATTCATCGAGCAGGTCACCGTCGTAAAAGTATTGACGGGTCTGCCCCAACGGTTACACATTGGTGATCTCGTGGTCTCCTTCAACGGTGCTCCCGTGTCGGATACGTCACAGTTGGCTAGAGAGATAGGCAGGTGCGCACCGAGGTCCGAGGCCGTAATCGAGTATTTGCGTTGGCCCAAAACCAGAAAAAACGAGGAAGAGGACAAGGAAGACAACAAGCCGAAAATGATGAAGGCTGGGGCCATAAAGTTCACGCTGGGCGACGAGGATGGGAAAGCTACCGTCTCCGGTGTCACGTTCAAGGAGATGGATGATGACACACGCTGGACAGGCCTGTCCGTCGAGAATTTCAACCCCTATGCCGCCGTTGTGGACGATGTGGATTCAGACGATTCACTGGTTTGTGGACGTGCTCCGAGGCCGCCCACGAGGGTCGAACTCTTCAGCTGGTTGAAGTGTTGCGCCAACAACCACATTCGGGGCATCGTCCATCGTTGTCGGTTCACTGTGAGGCGCACGGGACGCCGGGTGCCGTCCAAGGACAGCAATGTGGACTGGAACAGATCGTTCAAGCCTGAGGTGAGTCTGGAGGCGGCCTCGGAGGACGAGTTCATGAACAGGGCCGTGGAACGGGCGGCCAGCGTGTGGGACTCCCATGCGGTGCAGGAGTTCGATGAGGATATGGGGGCGTCGAGGTACGCCTACCGCAGTTTCTCCCATCCTTCCAATTCCAATCTTACTATCAAACTCATCAGTTTACATCTGCGTCTTCTACCAAATGATCTCGTCTCTATCGACAACTGCGCCTACCTCAACCTCCTCGCCGACCATTACCGTGAAAACGGATGCTCGGTCAGGTACACTTACACGCCACAGGCATCCGCATAGCGAGTCTCCGGAAGCAGTCCTGGCGGATTTGGAGTTCTTGGTCTACCATCAACTCACGAACCCAAACCCGCAGGCATGCACGCTTGCGGAGATCGACAGTTTTCGCGGGAGAAAATCCAAGGGTCCCATCAAGGTGGACATCACTGAGGACAATCTCGCGGATGGCCTGGGGATGCCCCGTGAACTTTTTCACCAGGTGCGCTCAGGCATAAAGGAGAAAATCGCCCACCACATGACACTCCAACCACACGAACAGGCCCACCACACAGCAGTAATGGCCCTTGAAAGGCTCTTCGAGGTGCACGTACCCAGGCTCATCGAGCCCATTGTCGTCCGTCGCATCTTCACGATGAAGGCCCGTGCCGACTACAAGAAGATCATCAACGGATGGACGGACCCAGGTACTGGCGTTCATTTGTCGTTCGAGCAGATCTCGGACCTGTTGCGGACGGTGGGGGCCAAGCCCCCGGTCATGGACGCCAATCAGACCACGCTCGCTTGTTTCGGTATTCTTTGGGAGGCGAACAACAATGCCTGCCGCAACTGTGACCTCTTTGCATCCTGCAACGCCGAGGCAGCCACACTCGGGCTGGCCATCCCCATGACATCGACCACTGCTAGCGTACTAGACAAGGGCGGATTCAACCTGTCACCGAAGCTGTTGCCCGCCGTAGCCAAGGTGCGCACCGCCCACAAGACAGACGAGAGCGCCCGGCCCCAGCTCTCAACCAAGACCGACAAGCCCGTAACCTCTTCCCTCGCCGAGGAGGAGATGGTGAACTACCTGGAGAAGAATTTCTGGGGGTTCAACTGCTTCATCTACAAGTACTACACGCACAGAGGCGACACGAGCATGAACAAGGGTACCAGCTACCTGTTCTGGCTTGGCCGCCTTCTGGACGGAAAACGCACGAAGCGCACCGAGGACGGTGGTCAGCTCAGGCTCGCATTCATTCCGCCCAACAAACCGGAGGTGAAGGAGCCGCAGGAGGGCGAGTCGCTGCCCCCACCCCCACCCTATCCGCCCGCCTGGTGGCTGGAAATGCGTTCCAAACTGGAGAAAATAGGCGGCAGCTACTATCTTCCCTTGAACTGCGAGTACAGCACACTGGTGGAGCTGTGCGAGAAACAGGCTCAATGCAGGCCTTCCCACGTTGAGTCCAGGCCTCCCCGGCCCAAGAAACCGAAGAAGGCCAAGTCCCTATGCCCGAAACCTCCGTCCTCGACCTGACCGACAGCGAACTCCTAGACAAGGACATCATTCGTCTGAGAGACGTGGTGCCCAGCCAGTTTTGGGTGCTTGCCGTCCTGGGTACAATCATGCTGGTGGGAGCGGCCTACCAAATCACGCCTCGCGTTGGCTGGGAGGTGGCGGCCCTGGCAGCCGGATCCGCCTTCTGCTTTTTCTGCGCGGGCCTGGTGGCCACGGTGAAGGTGCTATTCATGCTGAGCAGGAGCCAGCTTGAGGTGCGCATCCTTGCCACGCAGCTTCCCCGTGAGGCCGCCTCACTTGTTGTGTCCCACATGAGCCCGTCAGGTCTCGGAAGGTAGGGAAAATGTTGTGGTAGACCTGGTATATCCAGGTCTCGAACTGTTTCACGGTCATGTTGTGTTTTGCGATATTGCAGACAGTGCAGCAGGGCACGCAGTTTTCTTTCGTGTAACCGAGAGTTGAGTCCAGTCTGTCCAATCCATTGCAGAGCGTTGTTTCGTTAAAGAGCCGCCTCAGATTTTTTCTTCCAGGATTGTATCCAAGCTTTGCGGGTTCCCCACAGTAGTGACAACTCTGAGACGAGATTCTGTCAAACTCTTCATGGGTAAGTGCGAAAGGAAATCCTCTCTTCCTGGCGTTTCTCCTGTAAAATGAAACTCTGAAATGAAGATAGGCCTCGCCCGGTTTCTTGCGACCTATTGGACGGCTAGACATCTCCTTTCTTCTCAGACATCCACAGTTTGTGGTGCCACCGGATACTAAATCATGCCGTCTCGTGCCGGTGGTAAGTCTTCCACATGCACATTTGCAGAGATAGCGACGAGTGACGGCCATCTGTCCCACACTCTTTCCCGTTTTGATCGGTCTACGATGCGGTTCTAACTCCTCGATCACTGTTAAGTTCCCGAAGGTTTTTCCAATTATGTCCATACTCTACATACCATGATAAGTTCTATTGCCGTGATCACTTACCGCCGTTTGGGTCCTCTGCGGGCTTTCCTGCAGTCCATTGAGTCGGTCTGTCCACAATATCCGCTAGCGGTGTTTGAGGACTGTGCCACCTATGACGGCACGGCGGCCTTCCTGATGAAGGACGCCACCCCTCTGGGCTACGATAGTGAGTTTGACTCTGACGGCTACGAACACACCAGCCCTTCGGGAAGAAAATGGACGGCTTGGCTGTCCAAGAGGAACGAGGGTGTGGTCGGTGGTTCCAACAAGGCGTTGAGATGGATGGAACGCAACAAGTTTGACCACCTGTGCCTCTGCAATGATGACCTGTTGGCCAAGGGAGACTTCCCCAGCGTCTATCTGGCAGCACATCAGAAGCTAAGCGTGGGGCTGTTCACATTCTGTGACCTGAAAAACACGGCTCGGGCCACGTACGAAGGCCCCACTGTTCCTGTGAAAGGGCTCCGGGTGAAGATACTGCCCCGCATGGTTGGGATGATGATGAGCGTCACCTCCAAGCTTGTCTACGACTCTCCAGAAGCCATCGGTTATTTTGACGCCACCTTCGGACGGTTTGGAAACGAGCATTGCCTGTCATTTGATACTCCCTTAATAACTAGAAATGAGGGACTTATTAAATTAGGGGATGCGGATGGTAAGTGGGTTGAAGTGTGGAATGGTGATTCATGGACAGCTCTGAAACCCCGCAAAACGGGTTCGGGAAGAAAACTCTATCGCGTGACACTGAGTGACGGCTCCTATCTTGATTGCACGAGTGAACATCGCTGGTCGGTAACCCGCAGAAACAAGCCTAATCGATGGGCTCCGAGCCGCACTGATGAACTTACTAACGCATATCGTTGTGAACCCACGCAGCTCGATGGAAATTTTGGAAAGAAGAGGTACCCGCACGCTTACACACTCGGGTTTGCTGTTGGAGACGGATTTGTCGATAATACCACTGGAAAAGTGATCGTGCCGTTGAATGGAAACAAGGACATCCAATGCCCTGTGGCAGGAACCAGGTTCAAATACACCAGGAAGGGGATATGTAAGGGGGCTATGGTTGATAGTTCCAGATTTGTGAAAGCGAGGTTGGTGCAAACTTTGAAGTTGGATGCCGATGCGTTGCTGCCCCTGTTTTTTTGGAATCGTCATAGCATTTTGAGTTTCATCGCCGGTCTTGCAGACGCAGACGGCACACACGGAGGCTCGAAATACGGCATCCGGATTTCCATCAGTCGGGAGGACAGGGTGAGGCGACTGCAGCTCTTGCTCACTCGTGTTGGTATAAAATCGTCCATATTTTTATGCGGTAAAAAAGGTTCTTTGACCAATTTTGGACCTAGGGGAGAAGATCTCTGGGGGTTACAAATCACTGATTGTAGGAACATACCCTGTCATAGATTGGATACGACCAGGGGACGGCAGCCCATAAAAAAGGGCAAATACCAGGTAGTTAGATCAGTGACAGAACTCCCAGGTCTCCACGATACTTACTGTTTGACTGAGCCCAAAAATCACAAGGCTCTGTTTGGAAATGTGCTCACGCATCAATGCGACTACAACAACAGAGCCCGTCTCATGGGATTCATCAACCTGAGCAACCAGGCCCAGCTTGCCCTGGACGTGGAGACAGTCACACTTTCCAGCCAAATGAGTGAGTCAGGGCCTATTCCAAGTGCTATCTTGGCCTTTGAGCGGGGGCCTTTGGATGCGCGGGCTAATGCGGATGCTGCACGGGCCTCTCGCCTTTACACGTACGAGCACCTCTATCGACCCTATCGACTACCCTACCCCGTCTATGCCGATGCCTTTGGAATGCCCAACCAAGGCATACCCACCCATGAACTGGAACGACTGGGGTACGAGATGGTGATGGATCGCGTAACGTAGATAGGGTATGCCGATCAGCATCAACGTACGCAGGCTCCTGGGGGAGACCACCACCACGGCAGGTGTGGGTAGCATGGGGGCTATGCCGCCCCTGGGCATCCCGATAAACTCTGCCCCCAAGGAAAGGCGCATCCGCAAACGGCGAGGAGCCATTCCGGAGCCCGCTCCGAAAGCAATCCCCTAAACCATGGCTTGGAGAGATTTCTATCAACCGGCACAGCAGGAAAACGCGCCACTGCCCCAACTCACAGAGTCACAGGTGAAGGAGTCGGTCGCTACTGTGGTTCCAGTCATTGTACCACCAGTGGAGGAGCTTCTCACACCCCAGGTCGAGACTCCCGCCACAGAGCTTCAAACAGAGAGTGGCGTAGCGTGTCGAATTGAGGGCAATTCGATGCCTCTGCCCAGGCGCTCTGATGGCTCTCGACTCTGTGCCAACGTGCACAGGTTCCTTGGATGATACTGCCCATACCTGGTGGTCCTACTGAGAGGACCCAGTTCGAGGAAGACTTCGTCCTAGCAACGGGTAAGCAAGCTCCGGAGCCTCCTCGGCACCCACGCCCTGGATCTGCGCCTGCTGCGGAAAAGGTACTGCGCATAGACATCTCTCACGAGTATTTCTCAGGGGACTACCTGGTCATCTCCTGGGAGGGACAATCCGAAGAACACACACATGCAGAGACACTTGAATGGCTGAAGCAGCACGGTGCCAAGGATGAGGAGAAAATGAACGAGGCCATCAACTGCGCCCTGAATTTTGGTCGGTCGGTATTTACCATTCGGGACCCCAAGAGGCCAACGTACAAGACGGACCCGATAGACCCCAAGATATAGGTTTATAGCCTGGCAAAATCTACGACTGGGTAAGCGTCTTACAACTAGGCAGGCCTGGATGTTAGGTGTTTCCAGTTTACACCAGGCTGGTTAGTTCATGTCCAAGATACTCCTCCTGGAGGACGTACATCAGTTTATCCCCAAGCCTGCTGCGGTCCAAGAGATCAAGGAAAGCATGGCTCGCGGTCAGCTGAAGTTCCCAGTGGAGATAACGGGACGCCTCTCCGTCATCGGTATCAGGAACGAGAACAACAGGCGCTACAAGAAATCGGTGTGGGAGAAGCAGCTGCAGGAAAACTCGCAGCTTCGCTCTTTGATCAAGGCCCGCAGGTCTGTGGGCCTTCTCGAACATCCCGAGGATGGTCAGGTTTCCCTGAGGTCTCCGATCACCCACATCCTAATGGATGTCTGGATGGAGGGCGACGAAGTTTTCGGGAAGCTTGGATTCATCAACACTCCCGAGGGCCACAAGATGCTGGCCCTGATCGAGGCGGGCTACAACCCCCTCGTTTCCAGTCGAGGCTATGGAAGCGTCGTACGGGGATCCGATGGCGTGGACGACGTTCAGGAAGACTACGTCTGCGAAGGCTGGGACTCCGTGTGGAATCCCTCCTTCAAGACCGCTGAACTCGACGGTTCCCAGCTTCGTACCAGGTCCGAAGCCAAGACCGAGTCCACCGAACCCGCCAAGCCTGCCCTCACGTCCGAAAGCCCCGAAGTCAACCTCTACGAGTCAAAAACAGAACAGAGCACCAACAACATGAACGACCAGCTAAAGTCCATCAGGGAGTCAATTGCTCCCCTTGCGACGGCTGATGTGGCCAGCATGCCGCCTCAGCAAGTCGCATCCACGCTCGCCCGCTGTGGCGAGTTGCACCGCCGGGCCGCTCAAGTGGCAGATCCCGCCTCTTCCTGGGACGTTCATGAGATTCACCAGGAAATCACCGCAGTGGAAAACCGCCTCACCGAGGCGATGTCCGCACCGGCGAAGAAGGTGGCTGCCCTGAACGAGCAGAGCACGAAGACGCTGAAGACCCTGAAGATCGTCGCCGAGACGGCGCTGAAGTTCAAGGGTGCAGCGACCAAGTACCTCAAGGAGGCGCAGTCCAAGTCGGCCAAGCTCAAGGAGACCATCGAGCGCGGACAGGGCTGGGTCAAGCGTGCCCGCATTGCCGAGGCCCGCCTCAAGAAGGTGGAGGCCAAGTACCAGTTCGCCTGCGAGTCGGTCGATGAGATCAAGGCTCGCTACGAGGCCGACACGACCGAGCTGGGACGCCGGATGCTCCAGCTGGAGTTCAAGGAGAAGTTCACGGACGCCGATCTGCTGAAGCAGCTCAACGAAGCGTCTTCGCTCAAGGACCTCATCGCCATTCGCGAGAAGTTCAAGGAGCCGGATGGCGGCGTCGTCAAGGTATCGGGCGGCAAGGCCGGTCCCGGTGAGGTCGTGGGCAAGGAGGGTGCCACCAAGGATGCCGCGAAGGCCCCGGGTGTCAGCCAGACCCTGAAGACCACGCCCGTCAAGGACGAGGAACAGGTGGGCGTCGATAGCGAAGGCAAGAAGCTCGGCGGCTCCCTGAAGGGCAACGCTGGATCCAGGGGCGTTGCTGAGGATGTCTCATCCGAGGCCGGTCCCGGGGAAGTCGAAGGCAAGGAGAAGCCCACCAAGGACGCCGCCAAGGATCCCGGCAAGTCCGAAACACTCGCCGACAAGAAGGACGACAAGGACGAAGAGGGCAAGAAGGGCGCAGACGACACTGGCAAGAAGGAGTCTGTCAGCCCCGGTGCTCGCACGACGACGCTCGTTGAGGCTGTCCTCATGAGCCCCGACCGTGAGTTCAACGTCTCGGAACTCTCAGGCAGCATTCGCCGCCTTTCGGAATCTCGCAAGTAACGGCCTAAAGCCAATTCAGAAACTAAACAACAAGGACAAACCACTATGTCAGTCGTAGCACAAAATGGTAGGCCGATGCTCGTCACAGACGGCGGCCAGCCCGCAAAGTTCGCGGAAATTTTGGAGTGGGGTTACCACCTCGCCAAGACGCCGCTCGGAATCCCCTCTGGGGGCAATCACAAGGCCATCTGGGAGGCCAAGGGATGGAAGGAGTTTGTAGAGGGCATGCCCGAATACAAGCAGGCCACCACCGCCATCATGTTGGAGAACTGCCGCAAGACCTTCGGTCGCCTCGATGAGGTGACGCGCACACAGGCCCTCGGCTCCTTCGACAAGTGGATCTTCCCGGTCATCGCCAACATGGCGGAGAATGACGTGATCGACCAGATCGTGGCGCTCCAGCCCATGTCCGGGCCGACCTCACAGGTCGTCTACATGGACATCGTGACGGAGACCTCGAAGGGCCAGATCCCGGGTGGCACGCCGTTCTGGCGCGCAATCCAGGGAGCGGCTGACCGCTTCGGTGACTCCGACGAGCTGGTCCAGAACGAGACGTACACGACGGACGGTTCGGGCAACCTGGGCAACTCGCCCACGGTCAACCTCGCGTGGCTGCCCGTAAGGGCTGGCACCGTGCAGGTCACCCTCAACGGTGTGACGACCATGGACGACGGCAACGGCGTCATCTTGGCGCTTGGCGGCACGTTCCAGACAGCGGGTACGATCAACTACCTGACGGGTGCCATCGTGGTCAACGGCAGCGCTGGTGGAGCTAACAGCACCATCACGATCACGTATGCGTTCAACTCGGAAGCCAACCAGACCATTCAGGGTTACGAAATGAGGCTCAGCGCCGTGCCTGTGACGGCGAAGGTCCTCAAGCTCCGCACCCTGTGGTCAGAGGAAGCCGACCAGAACCTCCAGGCGATGTTCAACATCAAGATGGAGAGCACGATGATCAACGCTCTCACGGCGGGTCTGCAGTACCAGAAGCACCGCTCCGTGATCGCCGACATCCGCGCCAGGGCTCAGGCAGGCACAGTGTCATGGGATGCTACGCCCCCGACCTCGGTGAACTACCAGACGCACAAGTTCAGCTTCATCGACGCCATCGTCACGGGGTCCAACCTGATCCTCGGAGCGACGAACATGGTGTCTGGCAACTGGATCATCCTCGGCCTTCAGGCGGCTACCGTCGTACAGACGCTGCCCCAGTTCCAGGCCAAGGGCAACCTCCAGGAGACGCAGGGCATCTCCTACATCGGCGATATGGCCGGGTTCAAGTGTTTCCGCGACCCGCACTACCCGCAGTCCGAGTTCCTGATTGGTTACAAGGGTGACCAGTTCGTGCGCACGGGCTACGTGTTGGCCGAGTGGCAGAAGCTCTACACCACCCCGGACGTGGTGCTGACGGACTTCGTCCATCGTCGTGGCTTTGCGACCTCGTTCGCCAAGCACTGCATCAACGCCGGAATGTATTGCCGTGGTTCTGTGCTTAATGCCCCGGTAGCATTTGGTCAGGTGTTTGGTTAATAGTAACTTACACCAGTTTTTCACTCGAAAAACCCTCTGGAAACAGGGGGTTTTTCTTTTGTCTGGATCAGTGTTAAACGCCCCTGTACCACTCTCATGTGAAGTAATTTAATACTTTACACCTTTGGCACGTTGTGCACTGTTCTATCAGAGCATGAGTTCCAAATACACAGAGGAGTCTATCCTAGTCGATGCGTTACGGTTTATCATCAAACGCGACTGGAAACAGCAGTCCTACCGTTTCTACAAACAGGCCCGCGAGAGAGGCCCTGAGTTTTATGCCCGTTGCATGGCTCACATGCGCAAAGGACGCCCACCGGTCGGGCCTACCAAGGGTAAGTTCAAGTTCAGCGATGCTGAGATAGAGGCTGGCGCAAAACTCTACACCGAGCGGGGAAGGTTCAAGAACGGACCCCATGGACGGCTCTACGAGGCTGGGCGCAGGCGTCACGGCATCTACTCAGACTTCTGGAAGCGCATCACGGCCCACATGGAGGCTCCTAGGAATCCCTACGGCGGTGACATTTATGCCTACGTGGTGGCTTTCGAGGACATGCACGCCTACGTGGGTATTTCCTGCCGTGCGGAGGGCGTGCGCATGGACGATCCCGCCGATGGTCACCTAGTGAAAGGGCCTGTGTTCCGACACCTGCAAAAGCATCCCGGCATCAAATATGAGTTCCATGTGATTGAGCCAAGTGTTGCCTATGCCGACAAGAGGGATCGGGAAGGTTACTGGCAGGCCCATTTCATTTCAGAGGGCTGGACACCCCTTTGGAACCCCAAGACGATACCTGGAAGTCTCGGGAGGATACCCACGGTTACGAAGGAGCAGTGCGCGGCCTGTGCGCGACTCTGCAAGGAGCGCACAGAGTTCCTGCGGCGGTATCAAAGCCGATACAAGATCGCCAAGAAACGAGGCTGGTATGATGAGATCACCACGCACATGCGTTCCAACGATGATGCCCGACGGGAACTGTGCAGGAAGCTGGCGGCTAGGCCAGTCTCTCAGGTCACGAGGGACAGGCAGTCTGCTGCCAAACTGGGCCGTAAACTTTCACCTGAACATAGAGACAAGCTTGCTGCCCATAACAGGGCGCGGGCACAGAAAATTTATGAATACACTACCGTTTGACGAGGGAATGGAGAAGTTAGAAGCGGAGGTCACTGGCCTCCTAATAAGCCGTGGGTTCGCAGAGCCCAAACTGAGCTATTGCATGTACGAATCAACTGGTTGGTCCGAGGAGAAGATGGAGATCGGCAAGTCGTACCCAGCAGACCACCCTATTTTTGATTCTTCCAAGGTCGTGATGACCTACCCAGACTTATCGGCCCGATTCGCTGAGGGACAGGTACGTTTCGTGAGCCACGGATGGGCTGGAGAAACTGTGTACACTAACCCAACCTGCACTGATCTAATAGTGGAGGCTGAGAAGTGCATCCGCGATCTAGGTGAAATTGACCACATTTTCTTGGAGGAGTGCGTCAGGATACGCAGCCACAAAGGCGTCCAACGCTACTCAATGTTTTTCGGTAGCTAAAGTTGTAGGCAGCTTGTGCATCTCGAACAGCCTGTTCCACACCTCAACCAACCGAGCCTCTGTGCGCTCACTAGGCGCTCCCAGAAGCCAGTGGAACTCCTCCTGGGAACAGGCCAGCCACTCGGCCGACCAAGAGCCTATTTTGTGCCCCTGCAGATGGCAGAGGTAGGGCCACTCGCCTGTTACATCGGGTCGTGTGATGAAAAGAAACGGCCTTTTCGCCGGTTCGATGAACAGTGTTGTGGTTATCCACTTGTCTGTAGTGAAGCTCATGTTCTCATCATAGAACGATGCCTCCCTCAGCCAAACTCCAATGGTTCCAGTCGCAGGGTCTTCAGAAGCACAACGAGTCCGAAATTTGTGGCTTCTTCGAGGACTACAGGTGGCTGTCCAATTTCCACATCTGTACTGTCAGCTATGAAGGCCTGAGCTATCCGTCGTCCGAGAATGCCTACCAGGCTGCCAAATATCCACCTGAAGAGCGCCCCCAGTTTACGGTGTGCACGCCGTCAGTTTCCAAGAAATTGGGCAGATTGGCCGCCATCAATCCCGCTGCCTCAAAGGAGGAGGTGATGCTGGACTGCCTGAGGGACAAGTTCACCAACCCCGACCTGAGGCAGAAGCTGCTCGACACGGGCGAACGCCATCTGGAGGAGACCAACTGGTGGGGCGACACCTTCTGGGGTGTGTGCGACGGCGTGGGCAAGAACATGTTGGGCAAGCTCCTGATGCTGGTGAGGGACGAGTTGCGCCCCTAGTTAGGGGGTGACCGCCCGCACCCGCATAGACCGCCTGTTTGAAGAGGGCCTGAAGCTTTTCGTTCAGGTGGTATATGCCAGCGGCGATGAGGAGGTGTTCCCGGCGCTGGTTTCCCGTGAGACTCGCCCTGATTGCCGCAGAGGTCGAAGGGGAGGCAAGTGGAGATTGACGATGTTCAAGGAAGTCGAAGTCGAGGACGACAAAGGGTTTAACCAGGAATATAGCACCGAGGGTGTTGTTCACATCAACTTCAATCTTAAGAACCTGTCGTTCAGGGATGTCTGCAATGTCCCCAACATTAGGGCAGAGTTGGCAGATGCGTATGATCAGTGGGCTGGCAGGGCGGATGATCCCGTGCGAGAGGTAAAGCTGGGAACGGGCGAGCTTGAAAAAAGCGCGTGGAGTCCCCGTAGGATGTTTGAGACGAACGGAGATGAATCCGGGTGGGGCGATACCAGTGATCCAGATTGGTTGGGAGCCTTCTGGATGGCACCTGACGGAACTCTGTACGCTACAGAGGGCATGCCTCATGAGGCCTGGGCGGCAGATCATCTCGGCATGGAGTGGGACGAAAGGTTTGTCTCGGAAGGCCCTGCCGCATGGATCCTCTATGGAAAAGGTTGGAGGCGCATCATTGTATCTGCAGGGCTGCCCCGTACAATTTGGGTGTCAGGAGGAAACGTGAACGGGCCACAGAAAGACATCCTTCTCGCTCAGGCCATTGAGCGAGAGTGCATCGTGGGGGCCAGGAAGAACCCGGCTGAAGAAAGCGGGTGGCGGGGGCCGGAGAAAATTATCTACACCCCACCTGTATCTGAGGGATCCGTTGAGGAGGGCCGACTCAAGAGCATAGCGGCAGCAGGCTTAATGGGTTTGGCTTCCATACGAGGTGCCCAAGCGCATCACGCAGGTGACCCAGAAACCAAGGTAAACCCAGCAGACCCCGTGTCGAGTGAGGTGATAAACAAGGCACCTGATGACGGCTACGGAGATTGGGATCAGTCGTTCGATGTCAAGGTGTCAACTAACAGTGACTCGATGGGCGAGCCTTGGATGGGACGAACGTTCAAACTAAGGCGCGTGGGCAATGGTGCAGGGCAGGTTCCATTCCAGGACATCCTAGCGATGGTCAAGGCGGGCAAACACCCGGTAGTGCAGAGGAAAAATACGATATACGGGGAGGAACGAAACCACTGGGGACAGGGTGCCTATGACTACATCATACACCGTGTCGTCAGGATAGACCACTGGGGAAGGATGATCACCAAGGGTGACAACAACGACAAGGAGGACCCCGGATTCCTCACGCCTGCAAATACGCACGGGGTGGTGGTGTCAGTAGACAACCCCGAGAAGGGTGCCACCTACGACACTCCACACCCCACCAAGGCCCCTGCAGGCGGTGCAGCCCATGCTAGCGAGTCAGTTCGGCGGCTTCTGGCCCGCTAGGACGCTTCTCTTGTCATTCTGGAGCCGCTGCAGAGCCTGCTCACAACGTTTAAGCTGTCTTTCTGCTCTCCTTAACAGTTCAGGAGTTGTTTTTCTCATCCGCACCTCCTTGTGCAGTTCGGCGAAGCGTTCGCGCTTATAGGCGAGGTCTCTCCTTATCTCTGCCAGTTCCTGGGCTCGTAGCCGCGGAAGCAGTTTCTGGCTGATGGTGTAGTGTCCGTCAGGATCCCGTCCTGTGCGGAGCACGGTGCGCCACGCATCTGCGGGATGCCTCAGGGGCTTTTCGTCGCCCCGTGCGCTGATGCGCACGTAGCGGTCATTCGGGTCATCAAAGCGGCTGGGGTCCCAGCCAACGGGTGGTGTGATCATGTGTGTTGACTAACGTGCTAACCCAAGGCCCGTCTCAATAACGGGTTACTTGTGATAGCCAGTATTAGTCAACACCCCTACCCCGAAGCCTTATCCCTCCCAGTTGAGATTGTCCCACCCGGGCATGAAGCGGTTGAGAATTTCCACGACGCACGGGTTGTCTGCTGCAGTGCTGAGGAGTACTTCACGAACGAGTTCACGGTCGGGGAGCTTTGACACGCGCTCCTCCTCTGCAAGCACAAAAGCGAGCCTTTCGATGGCCATCATTTGCTGCTCGGGGAGTGCTCGTGACATCACCATGATAGAATAACTACAGTTCTTGGAAAGAACATGATCCCTGCGCTCATCATTGACGGCAGATGCCTCTTCGACCGAGCCTGGTGGGCAGCCAGAAACTCCGAGGAGTTGGGTGAGTATCCGAGTCACATTGTGTCCGCAGGGGCCGCTATTGCCAGTCTTGCCTGCCTCCTGGGACCTGGTGGAAGACTACCGTATGAGCCCACGCACCTGCTTGTGAGCTGGGATGGGCCAGAGGCGAAGACGATCAAGCCGCGTCCAGAGAAAGCCGCCGATCACGGTCCTGATCTGGCCTTCTTCAAGAGTCTCCTGCCACTGCTTGTGGGGGGAGCCCATTACGAGGTGCCCACAGGAGTGTTTGGCGAGAGTGACGATGTCGTGGCCACCGCAGTGGAGTTGTACAAGGACAGGTACAAGCTCACCATCCTCAGCTCGGACAAGGACCTGCAGCAACTCGTGCGTGAGGCCAGCTACTTCAATCTGCAGACGCAACAGGAGGTGACAGAGGAGGACGTTCAGGTGCGTTGGCATGTGGGTAGACCCAGTCACCTGGCGCTGTACCTTGCACTAGAAGGCGACCCCAAGGATGGTGTGGATGGCACCGACAAGATCGGGGCAAAGGGGGCGAAGCGGCTGCTGGAAGGCATGGGCGACGTTCCTGTCACCGAAGCCCTCGCTCTTCTCCTGCCCCAATTGAACCCCCTGCAGCGGGATCAACTTTACAGCTCGTTGGAACTCACCCTCCTGCGCAGGGACCTTCCAGGTGTGCCAGAGCCAGCTCCAATCAATTTGGCAGGCTTCGACATGCTTGATGAGGCAGGCATTCAGGGGTCCGCTAGAAACGTCTGGGGCCAGCTTCTTGGCAGGTCTAAGGCTCACACCGTGCTGCCTGATCTCACCGAGTACGAAAGGTGAGTTCTTCTTCGGGAACAGTTACATACAATGGCTATCAACACCAACCTCAAGGATCTCACCCCCGCTTCCCAACGGTTCAAGCAGGAGATCATCCTCCCGTCCGGCGGCTTCAGCAACCCCACAGCCTTCCCACAGGGTAAGCTCACCGTGTACCCCTGGGACATGGGCACCAGTGAGTGGATGGTGTCTGCGCCAAGGACCAACGAACTCCTCTACATGACCCAGCTTGTGGGGCGTCTCACACATCTCCCCACAGACACGGTGAAGACGTTGGTGGCGAGCGAGCTTCCTCTCATCGTCATGGTGGCCCGGGCGCTGACATTCGAGGACAACCGTGTGGAGTACACAGCCGTCTGCCCGCACTGTCGCACGGCGCAGACAAAGGTATCGCTCCAGATTCCCAATTCTCTGGAGAAGGTGGCTGTGAAGGCCGCAGACTACACGCACGACACCATCGTTCTGCCAGTGAGCAAGGATGAGGTGTCCATCAAGCCCGCCACAGTGAACGAGCAGGAAGCGGCACGCAACCGTCCTGAGAGATACCAGAAGGTGCTGAGCAACGTCGAGGCCTCGGCCCTGGCCGCTGTTCGTGGCATCGGTGGTGGCACTCCTGACCATCAGGATCAGCTCGTGCAGTGGTATCGTGCGCTGTCACCCACTGACGCTGAGTTCCTCGTCACCGAGGTGGCCAAGGCCAACCCGGGCGTCAGCACCTCCATCAAGCACCTGTGCGACAATCCGTCGTGCGCCAGAGAGTTCACCTACGAGATGAACCTGGCGACGGACTTTTTTCGCAGCTGAGGCCATAGCGTTCCTGCGGCGTGCCTGGATCCGCCGCTTTAACTTGGCCGCATCAGGCTTGGGAATGAGCCTGGACCTCACAAGGGTGCCTGACTATGTCATCCCCTGGCTGGAGGAAGTGACAAATCAGGTACAGTCAGAGATAAAATCTTCGAGGAAGGGGTGACAAATCCTGTTTATTTTTGGCTTTACAGGAAGCCCCATTTCCGTATGCTGTTGGCATGGACGAATCCGATGCTAACCTCTACCTCCTCGTTGTTTCCCCCTGGGATGAGTGTCTTAACGAGCTGGCGAAGCTTTCCGAGAAAACATGAAAAGTGTGTCAACACTTATTTTTCTCGGGGCACTCAGTTCCGTAAGTTGTTCAAAAACCCTCTAAACGACGAATACTTAAAAAACCGAAATGGTATAATGTAGGTCTATGAGTCAAACAACGCGCCTACTAAACCGTTCGGCTGTGAGGGACTTCACATTTGCCGTCCTGAAGGAAAAGAGGCCTGCTCTGGCCAACAAGCTCACCCGTATCAGCGGGGATTACTACGCTGCCATGGAGGCCCGACTTATCAACGCCATCGTGGACCACATCAGCCGTCACCCCTCATGTGGAGCGACCATCAAATGAGCTACTTCGAGCCATACCATCGGAGCGGCGAGGGCTCAATGCCCTCCGCTCACAAGCGATTCAAGAACACCAGCAAGGCCCCGTCGCCATTCCTGAAGGAGGTGGTGAGGTTCTGCACTCCCACTGGCACGGGGAAGGTGCGTATCTGGTTCAAACGCCACAAGGGACGGTCGTTCTATGGTCGGTGCTGGCACTCCCGCCATTATGTCTCCGCTCACATCGCCGATCCCTATATGCTCCAGGTGCCCTATCACGGTGCTGGATCGGCAGGCAACGGCTACTTGCCATGGAACGCTTGCACCTGGGAGGAGGCTGTGGTAGCCCTTGTCGCTCATGAGATCAGACACATCTGGCAGAGTCACAATCCCCGTGGCCACAAGGTGTGGGGAGCCCGTGGGCGGCAATCAGAGCGAGAGTGTGATGCCTACGCCATCCGCAAGATGCGGGAGTGGCGGTGGGAGCGCGCTGCTCGCACAGTGGTTAGACGTAAGGGGTGGGCGCTGGCCCGCTGGAGGACTTTGGGTGCATAAGCTCAATGGCAGAGCTGCCGGATTCTAAACCGAGCGGTTGTGGGTTCGACTCCCACTGCGCCCTCCAATTTTTCAACCTATACCTTTACAGATGAAGCAGCTTGTAAATCTATAGATTGACGCCCGCTGTTTGGGCTTTACATTTTCACCCATCCTCGTAATCCTGTTTTCAGATACACATTCCGACCATGACCTCATAGATGCGATGACCTGAAGCTGTACGCCCTCCTGCGGGAGGACCTGCAGATGCCTATCGGCAAGTGCGCCAGTCAAGCTGGGCACGCGTTTCTCAATTCGTACCGGCAAGCCTCCCCTGAGCGACAGGCTGCCTATCTCCCCGCCAAGGACGACATCGGCACCAAGGTGTGCCTGTCCGTCAAGGATCTGAAGGGCCTGTTCACCTGGTGTGATTGGGCGAGGTCCAACAACCTGCCCCACTTTCTCGTGGAGGATTCCGGCCGCAACACAACGTTCGGCGGCGTCCCCACTTTCTCGGCCCTGGGGATCGGGCCGCTCAACGCAGCCGAGGCCAGGGGCCTGCGCAAGCTGCCTCTCCTGCAATGAATTTGGACCGTAGCTCAATGGAAGTCGGCAGCACGCAGCAATGCGTGATAATTGCTAGCGAGAGGACAACGGAAAGACGGGTAAGGACAACCTGGAGGTGCACCTCTGGGGAAAATAGCCCGGTGAGTACAGCGACCTGTCAGAGCGCTGAGGCCAACCAGATGCGGCAGCACTGGGAAACCCGGATGTCACTTGGTTCGATTCCAAGTCGGTCCACCATTTTGTCATGAATACCACAACCGATACCAATCCCACCAGGGACATCTCTGCGTGGGCGACAAGCGAGGAACTGCCACCGCAGGACCTCTTTCCCTCCGTGGAGGCCTACCGCACCTACGTTCATAGCTGGAGAGCCCTCTACGCCGAAATTAGAGCCCGCCTGAGGGCCTCCAGCATCGTGGGCCGATACGAGCAGGCCGTCACGAACCAGAAGCACTGCCTGAAGCTGGGCATCAAGGCCGGTATCCGCCCGGGCAGGGAGGAGGCAGCCAAGCAGGCTCAGCTTGTACTCGACCAGCCGATGAGCGAGGAGCTGAAGGCTCTGGCGTGGCTGCATGTGCCTTCCTACCTGAAGGACGAGAAGGCCAGGAAGGCTCTGATCGAGAGTTACCTGTCCTACGCCTACAGTTCGGATGCCACGATGCTGCTCCAGAGCCGTGCGGCGGGTAAGCGGTGGGTGAAGCACTATCACCCCTGGAAGTCTATCCCAAGAGTTGCGCTACAAACAATTTGACCGCTGAGTCACCCAGCTTGCTGCCGTAATAGCCCGGCTGGCCCTGAACGTCTTGCTTAATCAGCTGGGCGTTTGGGCCAGCTTGGGTGTTCGGCATCCCGCTGCCCTCCTCGCCCGTCTCCAGCTTTCTCAAGGTGGTGAAAATGGAGGTGCCGGACATGCAGTTGATGTTTAGCTCCTGATCTAGGGGGTTGATGTCGCCGCTGGCGTCCACCTCTTCCCCGGTCTCGGCATCCTTGTTGTAAGAGGTCTCATCGGTTTCAGTGAAAAAGCCGTTTTCATCAAGGATGTTGTTCACACCCGTTATCAGTGCCTTTTTTGTCTTCTCATTCCACTCTTTTAGCCCGAACCAGTAGCCCCTACACCATATCCAGCCCCACTTTTCCATGGCGTATTCCCGTGCATCCCCACTGCCGAGGGCCACGGTAACCAGGTCGTCGCAATCATCGGGGTTCAGGTCTCGTTTCTTGAGAAGATATTCAGCCACGTCCCGAGCCCACCACCCAGTTTTGTTTACGGCTTCGTCATCCGAATACCCGGCATCCTCAGCCTCCTCTTTCAAGCGCTCCTCAAAATCCTCAAGATCATCGAATGAGAAGCCAACCAATCCGGCAAGCTCACCCTGTGCACAAAGAGTGGCATATCCCTCGTGGTTATAGTCCCCTACATCACCATCGGCGAACCAGATGGTGCCATCGGCTTCGATCCAGTACTCGCCCTTGAAATAATTCACTTGGAGAACCTATACCTGGTCTTGTCGAACGGGGCCTCGGGATCGTCCTTGAACATGTGGGTGTACACCTGCCTCAGGAGCGGGGGCGGCACCTTGCTGAGGGCGGCTCGAAGATTGTCAACAGTCGTCTGGTGATCCGTGGACAGCACGCCTCCGATGATGGCGTTTACAGTGTTTTCTGGCTTCCAGGGGATGCGACTGTCCTCGGCCTCGCCCAATAGTTGATCAACCAGTCTCATGAACTAAATACCCGCCCTCGGGAAAGAGGGCGGGTATTCGATCCGTCAGCTTAACTCTTGGGAGGAGGCGTCAACGGGTCAGGTGCGACGATACTGCCTCCATTCGTGATCGTCGTCACAGTCGCAGTCGTGCTCCCACTGAGCAGCGAAGCGCATGATCCCCATGGAATGTTGATGCCTGTTCCACCAAGGGTTACAGGATTCAGTGGATCAGCAACCCCCTTCGTGAAGTCGCCCATGTCGCCCGTCGCCGAGCAGAAGAACGCCGTGTTGGTGAACGACGGATCAGCACTCTTGTTCATGGCGTAGCTGAGCACGGCGCTTCCAATGTTGCCTGCCGAAGCGCCGTAGGCCGCCGCACTTGCCGTTGAGTACACCCCGGTATTGCTCACACTGAGGCCCATGGAGCGGGTCACGTTGCGGACAACATCGGGATCACACCCGATGTAAACTATGGTGTAGCGGTTGGTGGTTTCGGTGCGCTTGACGAGCGCTTTCACCTGACTTTCGGTGAATTTGCAATCGGCCCAGGTCTCACCGTCAGACTGGACGACGATGAGGAAGCTGGTGTCGCCGTCGTCATCGTCATGCAGCTTGCTGAGCGTGTAGCCCATGGCGTCGTAGAGCGACGTGGACCCCGCAGGCATGTAATCCTCCATCGTGGCCTCGGGGAAGGTCTTGATGTCCTCCTTCCACCGCACCTCGAAGACATCACCGTTGAAGGTGACGAGGCTCGCAAATGTGGGCTCGCTGTCGGCGAGGATCCGCAGCTGCTGCACCTGTTCGTTGAAGGCGGTCACCACGCTCTTGCGCAGCTCGGCCATGGAGCCACTGCGGTCGAGGATGAAGACTGCGTGCGTCTTGCTGGTCTTTTTCTTGGTGGTAGCAGTCATACTTTCCTCCCAGTGATGGTGAATCCTGACACGTTGGCAGACTTGAGCGGCAGCCTCAGCTTGGGCAGTGTGCCCATGCGCTTCGCAGCGAAGTACTCAGCCGCTCCCGCCGCATTGTAGGTGGCGAGGAAGCTGAGACGCTTGTCCTCGGGATGGGTGAGCGAGTTGATCACCCTGTCCATCATGGTGTGGGCGTCCGAGATGGTGGCTATCTTTCCGCCCCAAGCGATGCGGCAGAACTGCCGAAGTTCAAGGGGAACACTTGCCCAACTCCTGTTGGTCTGGTCGCAGGTGCCGTCCGGTCGAAGGGGGTTGCCGGGGTAAAGAGGGTTCTCATCTGCCAACTCAGGTGGCATCTGCCCCACAGGGTAGGGGGTGTACACCTGTTGACCATACTGGTAGGCTTTCCGAGCCTCATGCCCCTTCTGAAGTTCCTTCAGGAGGTCAAGGGTGGGGGTAACCATGACACCACCCCCCTCGTTGAAGATGACGAAGGGCTTGCCCCTGCTGATGTCACGCAGACGTTCACTGACAGGGGTAGTTGTGCCTGGTGTGTATGCGACAACCAACTCTTCCTCGGTCATCGTGTAGGCTTTCTTCTTACCCACAGCCTCAGGGGCGGCAGGCAACCCTGCCCTGAAGATGCGGGCGATGTCCTTGTTCAGGAAGATGGGTGCAACCACGGATGTCTCAGGCTTCTTGAACTTGAAGGTCCGTGCCTGAGTGTACGCCCGTTCAATTTCCTCGTACGAGAGTGACGCCAGATGCTGGGCGGTGGTGGCTCCACACTTGATGATCTGTTCCACAAGGAACTGAGCCAACCCTTCTGATTCTTCGACTCCCGTTAGACGGAAGTGCTTTTCGAGGAGGGTCTTTGCCTCCGTGAGCTTCTTGACGGCCTCCGGGTCATTAAGGCCCGCGAGGATTCTTGCCAAATCCGTGGCTACATTTGCTGACATGTTGATGTTCCTTTCTGCTACTTCTACTTCAGACCGACACTTTATCGGCCCATACAGTAAGAACACTCACTTTGTTTCCAGGTGAACGCCTAGTTACGACGTGTACGCCTACCACGCCACGGTTCCTGCTTTCCTCGCCGCCATCAGGAAGGAAGGCTTGCGTCCTCAATACCACGAGTCTGCAGGAGAGGATGTGATTTTCTGCGAGCCCGACCTGGCGCTAATCGAGCCTTATGTTGAACCCGGTGGTATTGTGCTTCGCTGGCCAGCCGATAACATTGCCGGGAGCACACCTGATGGTGAGTGCGTGTGGTACGATCCGGTACCGCCAGAGAGGTTGCAGATCAGGACGCGGGACGGGCGTTGGATACCGTTGATGTAAAAACAGGAGGGCCGCCCACTACCTCGTGGACGGCCCCGTTAAGATAACACACTGCGCTTTTTAGCTTTGAAACCGCATATACCCAACACCGCTTGAATTTGATCCCAGCGAGCTACCGCTGCTCCACTCGGCCATTGTGACTAACAGAAAGTGGGGGCCGAGATCGGATTTGAACCGACGACTCTGGTTTGTTTGAAGTGCTGCCTATGCTGCCTCGTAGTGCGTTGTTTTGAGCCTCGGGTGAAAGCCTGAACTTGAGCCTTACATTGAGCTTCACCTTGAGCCTGGAGTGTGGGGTGGGCTTATTTTAATGCCACCCCTCACCCGAATTGGTTAGCTGCCGAAGACGAACTTCAACAGGCTGTTGCCGATCCTCTTGTCGGCGTTGATGGGCTGAGCGTTGGCCCGTGCCCGCGCCCTGCGAACGGCCCTGGTCACCATCTCCACCCGTGCCAGCATTTCGGCCTTGGCAGCGGGTGTCGTCATACCGGACCACGACAGCTCGCGGACGGTGCCTGTGGGCACGTCCTCCGCGATCATCTCGGTCTGGGCGGGGTGCTCCTTGGTGGCCTCGTACTTGACGATGACACGGGCGCTCTTCTTGGTGCGAGTCTTGACCACCTCACGGGCGGCGTAGATGCCAGCCTCACGGCTGGAATCAGGCTGGAAACCCCGGGCCGGATCCAGCGTAGGGACGGCAGCCACGAGGGCTCCGATCTCCGTGATGCGCTTCTCCAGCTCCAGCAGTGCCGTGGCGGGGACGCCCTCGGCGAGAACGGTCTTGGCGTCGTCCTCCAGGACGATGTCGGCGCGGGCCTGCGTATTGGCCTCAGCCACCTGGAAGGAGGCGTCGAGAGCCTTGACGAGGTGCGGCTTCACCCACGCCAGTTCCTTCACGACGGTGCTCTGAAGGTCGGACTGGGTCTCCGTTGTGGCGACTGCACCCTCGGCGAGCGGGGTGAAGGTGACGCGGGCCTCCTCAAAGAGGTGGCGCTTTTTCTCGAACGTGGCGATGAGATCCGTGCGGACCTTGTTCGCCTGATTCTCCAGAGCGGTTTCCACCGCGAGGAGTTCGTGTAGTTGTGTGGGGGCTGTGCTCATTGGTGGGTACGGAACAGTGTTTTTCGTGTTTTGTAAACAAAAAAGTGCGCCTGTCCTACAACAGGCGCACTAGAGGGTTACTGTGACTGGGCAATCGTGGAAGGTCCCTGCATCTGCTCGTAGGCGTAGATGTAGTCGATCACCTTCTCAGACCAGCCGTCGATGTGGATGAACTTCTTGTAGGCCACGCCCTTGGTGTGGCACGAGATGTCGAACAGGTAGTTGTACCTGCCGAAGGCTGGGGCCAGGCTCGGGTCCGTGTTGTAGTCCGTGTCCTGCGAGTCGGACAGCACGAGCAGGCGCTCGGCATCCTTCTCGATGGACAGGACGTGCTTCGTGGACTGGCACAGGAAGATGCCACCACCGCCAAGCTTGTTGTGAGCCTGGTTGGTGATCTCCTTCATGAGGGAGAAGCCGTGGCCAACCTTCATCTCCTCGGTGCGGTGCTTGCGAAGGCCGTCACTTCCCGCCGTAGCGTAGATGACAGGCTGCTCGCACACCTCGCGCATCAGGGCGGCAAGGGCGGCTGCGGCGTCCATCCTGGACATGGTGCTCTTCGTAGACAGCGACTGACCCATGGAGCCAGACACGTCCACGATGAACACGGTCTTGCCCTTCAGCTTCGGGTAGGAAGCCAGGCAGCGGAACATCAGCTCCTCGATCTGAGCCGTGTACTCCGAGGCGTGCTCGGCAGCGGAGAGGAAGTTGAACGGAAGCGCCCACTCGGGATCAACCGAGAGGAAGTAGTCCCGCACAAGGTTCTTCGTGACGTTCACCTGCGTCATGTTGCGCAGGTTGCGGATGAACGCCAGCACACCCAGCTTCTTCTCGCTGAGCAGGCGCTCCCATGATGCCTTCTGGTCCGTGGACTTGGAAAGCTCAACCTCCCAGGTGTCGGGCACGGGTAGCTTGCCGTCGATAAGCTGCTTCCACATGGCCTCCTGGGCCTGGTCCTTCGGCTTGGCGTGGGACAGGAACAGAACGTCGCGCAGCTTCACGTCCTTGTCCTGGTTGTACTTGGCAAGGCTGTAGGCGTTGAACTTGCGGAATGCAGCCGCAAGGCCCTTCTTCACCTGACCGGAGAGGGGCGCACCCTTCTTGTCCTTCCAGTAGATGGCGAGGAACTCGGTAAGCTCGTCAGGCCGCATGATGACCTGCTCCAGCGTCTCGGCCACGACGTGCTTGTGCGTGTCGAGCCGAGCCATCTCACGGGCGAGGAACAGCGGGACATGCCGCAGCTTCTGCATCGTGCGGGCCTCCACGGCGATGTCGCGCACACGCTCGGCCGGGATCGAGGGGATCACGGAGCGGATCTCGTTGGCGATCTTCTCACCGCTCTCGTAGAAAGCATCCTCCCATAGGAGGTTCGTGAGAACGCAGCGACGGAGCGTCTGCTCAGCCGTGATCGTGTCGGCGACAGCGCCGAGGCCACCAGCAACGCGAGCCGGGGACGGGCGCGGAGTGGAGCGGAACTTGGACGGGGACTTAGTGTTTGTCTTCATGATGCGGAAACAGCCAGCATTGGGGGTTGTGGGCTTGAAGCCCGTGAAAATAAAGGACGAGGGAACAGGCGGCGACGGAGATTGCCCGCCGCGGAGGATTTCTCCCCCTACGGGCGTAACGGTCGTTGTGCATGAGAAGTAACCGTCACCTAACGCCACTCAATCCAAGATGAGAAAAGAACAAGATTTGTCGGATGTGTAAACAACAATCTTACACGAGATCCTTGATGACCCACTCCCATGAGGGGTGCTTGGCACCACCACGGGCGATGTCGATCATGAGAGGAACCGGCTTCGGCTCGACCGGCTTGCGGATGAGCCGCATACCGGCCTCCTCAGGAGTGCGGTCGCCCATGAGCGTGTTGATCTTCGGGTCCAGCCATACAGCGTTGGTCCAGGTGATCTTGCCACCCTTGGACTTGGCGATGACGTGACCCAGGTTGCCGTTGTCTCCAACGAACCTGCGAGTGACCTGGCAGATGCCCTGATCACGCTCCTTGATGCCCCGCCTGCTCGGCGAGTACTTCCTCTCGGGCATCTTGCGAAAGTTGCGTGCGATGAGCATGGTCGGCACACGGATGTCACCCCTGCTGGAGGTGATGACAAGGTCGTCGTACGGCCTGATGGGCAGGTTGACCCAGTCCTCCCACTCGGTGGGAGTGGTGCTGGTCGGGTGGCTGTAGTCCACCGTGCCGTCCTCGTTCATGTCGAACGCAAGGTCGAGACCAAGCGCAGCCGTCTGCGGCTCGCGGTTCTCGGCGAGAGCAGTCCTCTCCTCATCCGGAGAGATGCTCGTGAGGTCGGTGAGGGCCTCACGAACGGTGCGGAGCGCAACAGGCTGCCAGAGGCTGTTGAGCTTAACGCACTTGAGTTGATCTAGGATGTTGCTCACAAAGGGATGGTGAGGTGCACAACGTATTGAAATGGCGGAGACGTGCAGGTTCGCACTGCGTCGGATTTCTCCGAATGCGGTTTAGCAAACCGCCGGGACTCCTAATTGTCCTCCTTACTGTCTCCGTGAAAGTGGCGGTAGTGTACGGGTTCGCACCGTGTACGGTTTCCCGTAGTCGAGTTTTCGAGGCTCGCGGGGCTCCTGTTTGCCCTCCTTACTCCTACCACAGATGGTAATGATCGGCGATCTTTTCGGCGATCTCATAACCCACACGCTACTGCTGAGGTTATGATTTTGACTGCTCAAAGTGGCGGAAGCGTGCAGGTTCGCACTGCGTCGGCTTGCGCCGAATGCGGCTTTCCAGACCGCCGGGACTCCTAATTGTCCTCCTTACTGCTTCCGTGAAATGGAGGAAGGAGTGGGATTCGCACCCACGGACGGTTGCCCGTCTCCAGTTTTCAAGGCTGGTGCAATAAGCTGCTCTGCCACCCTTCCAAATGGTACCGGTGGCAGGAGTTTCGCCCGCAACCCTCTGTTCCGAAGACAGATGCTCTATACGTTGAGCTACACCGGTGTATGGGGTGCTAGTTATATGAAAATAGCACCCATGAAAACGAAAGAAAAGATCGCTGAACTTACGCTGTTAAACCCTACTTGGGGTTACAAGCTTGTTTCGCGAATAGCGAATGGAATGGTACCCCCACCGAGACCGGTCCATCGCTATCTATGGGTACTGGGCGAGATGGAGCTGGTCGTGGGACTTGCACCCACTGCCTGTAGTTTACGAAACTACCGCTCTTCTATACGAGCTACACCAGCAAAAGTGGTCCGCATGGAAGGAATTGCACCCCCACTAAACGCTCCGAAGGCGCTTGTGCTATCTGTTACACCACACGGGCAAAAGTGGTCCCGGCGACAGGAGTTGCACCCGCATAGGGCCGCTTAGAAGACGGCTGCCTTTCTGTTCGAGCCACACCGGGAAATTCGTAGGGACCTCCAACTGGCTAGGAAGGAGTTCGGTCGCCAACCATCCCAAAGGAGGTGTTCACCCCAGGGGGTTTCACCCCATACCCTGGATGTAAACAGTTTGGTAAGTTTCGGCCATGGCCAAAAACATAGCCGTTGTGGAGATGCAGGGACGGTCGTTGGTCGTGTGTGGCGACGACATGGTCACCACCATCAACCCACAGTGGATACAGTCGATGATGAGAGACATGCTGGTGCAGGATGCTGATGAGAAACAGGAGCAGACTTACGGCACCAGTTCCTCATGTACGAGGACTGAGCTTCCCTACATCGTTGACAGCGGCACTTGAACCGGAGGTAGGATCTCCGTGTGCCATGCTCCTGGGGCCTGTTTTGAAGTCTCACCCGTAAGTTTTCTCCGGTGACATGTTGTTTGAACTTTTCTATGTCAGAAAACCACAGGGGTTTGCCTACAGTTTTCTTTCTATGACAATTTGAGCATCTCACATCACACTTGGAAATTTCCTCAGAAATTTTGACCCAAGACACGGCGTTGCTTACCATTACGCTAACGTTGACCAACTTATCACACGGATTTTTATGGTCGAAATCTAACACCCGTATATCCCGCTCACCGCAATCAACACAGGGGTGGGTTAACAGATGTTCTACGATACGAACCCTGTTGCTCAACCGATAGAGCTTCTGTAGAGCATAGATGTGTTTTCGCGATCTTCGTGACCTCATACACCGTAAGAATGGTACCTCCACTCAGATTCGCACTGGGATTTTTTCCTTCGCAGGGAAATGTCCTATCTGGTTGGACGATGGAGGTATAAGTGGGGCGATGTACGGGAATTGCACCCGCTTACCCGGCTTCACAGGCCAGTACACTACTGAATATGCTAACATCGCCATAAGTGGCGGGATTGGCCGTTGTTTCGGCCCACGCTGCAGCGCCCGATTCCGAGTCGGAACCCCGTAAGTGGAGCCCAGTGACGGATGTGCGCCGTCCATGTCCGGATTACAAAGCCGGTCCATCGCTATCTATGGGTACTGGGCAAAGTGTATCGTATGGAATACAGGGATACGGCACAGAATTACGACCGTCCGGTTTGGTATTGCATACGATGCAAGCTGGAGCTAGTGACTGGATTTGCACCAGCTGCCTGCGGTTTACGAAACCGCCGCTCTTCTAAACGAGCTACACTAGCAAAGTGGTCCTCACGGCAGGGGTTGCACCTACATCCAAGCGATTATGGGTCGCCTGCTCTACAATTAAGCTACGCGAGGAAATTAGATTGCGGACAGGGCCGGGCATTACCCGAGGACCTGTCCGCTTTATTTTCTAGGTTATTCCATGTAGTCGAGTGCCGCAATGAGCGACAACCCTGCCACACAGACGATACCGGTGATGAGGTCGATCATCGGTGTCCTTTCATGTTGTAGCCCGCACGCTAGGTTTGGGCTGTTGATCGTGCCAAGGGCAGGCACGAAGGTGGTGCCGAGGAAGGGTCTTGCACCCTCACTGGCGCAGATTTTAAGTTTGCGGCCTCTTCTTTTGGGCTACCCCGGCAAAAAACTGTAGCCACTCTGGGTCTTCCTTTGGAATCCATCCCTGAGCGAACATTTTTGTCATTGTTTTTGAAGTTCCTTGGGGAAGATCAAACAACTTCATCAACCGATATGATCCATTTTTCTTTCCAGTGCTAGCAGGACGCTGGTCAAAAACTTCTTGAGCTTTCCACCAATGGTTTTCTCCCACGTTAGGGTTGTCCCACGGACGTTTGAGGAGGCTCGGGTTGCACTTCCCGCGCATACGGTCTGAAAGATTCTTACGAAGCAAATCACCAAGGGGAGTATCGTACAAATCTTTGGCATTTTCAGCGGGAGTGCCCCAGTACAAATGGCGAGGATTGGAGCACGCAGCATTATGGCAGGCGTGACAGCATTGTATTTTGCTTCTCTTTGGAACAGTCGTTTTCAGATAATGGGCGAGAAGCCCTCGGCATGAGACAGAGTTTGTGCCTATTTCTACACAAGACTCTTCCAAGTTCAGATGCCGCTGACGATCTTCTTTTATCTGAGTGATGTATTCCTCTATGGGACGATAGGTCATGGTCTAACTACCGTCTACTATTTTTGTTTACTAATGTCCAGAAAGCAAGGGTTGGGCATCCAGTGTCTGGCAGGTTGCAACCCACCTGTCTTTGATGGTGGGCTGTGCGTCCACCCGACTGCGCGTCCGCAGTCGTACTCCCCAACTACCTCAGAGTGGTCTGCGCCCTCAGGCCTTCAGGTCGTTTCGCTTATCGCCGCCATACCAGGCAGCGGGCTACTCCACTTATCCGGTGTTCCGTACAGGCGCAGAGTGGTCGCCCAGGAGGGAATCGCACCCTCACGCCCGAAGGCACGCCGTTTTGAGTGGCGCATGTCTACTGTTCCAATCACTGGGCGAAATGGCGCCCGCGCGGAGAGTCGCACTCCGATTACAGCCTTGAGAGGGCCGTGAACTACTCTTATTCGACGCGGGCAAATTGGTCCCGGGAACAGGATTCGCACCCGCACGCCTTTCGGCAGGAGATTTTCCCGCGTCTACTCTTCCACCACCCCGGGAAATCGTGCTGAGTTTGTGACAATACCAGAGCTAAATGGTCCGAAAATAATAGGCATCGGCACTGTTGTCCCAGCGGCACTCATACCCCATATCCTGCAGCACCTGCTTCAGGTCCTTCATTGAGGCCCCTCCAGAGTAGTGTCCAAAATCTGCAGTTTCATTGACCTCCAAGAAAATAATCCGGGGCCTCAGGGACCCGAGGCCCCTGAGCACGAAAACCTCAGCCCCCTGAACATCAATCTGGATGATGTCTATGGTGATGCCAGCGCGCCTGCAGAACTCATCCAGTCTCACACTGGGTACGTGGGTTGGGCTGTCGGTAAACCCTGCCGTTGTTCCGTGTTGGCCCAGCCGTTCAGCCCTCAGCTTTTCAGTCGATGGGAGAATTGAGCCGCTCGCCCTATTGGGGTCACTAGGAATGTTTGGCCAGAAATCCACCCCATTTTCATGGTCAGTGACAGCGGCCTGCACGAGTTCCACGCCTGTACCCTCCAGGAAAGTCCTGGAATATGCGTAGTTTACGGTGTCACACTCAAAGGTGATCACCCGTGCATCTGGATACCGTTTCTTGAGGCTGAGGGCCTCATCACCGTCGTAGGTGCCCACCTCCACGATCACCCTTGGTGGAACGCCCAGGGCGTCGAACTCACTCAGTGCCAATTCAAATCCTGGGGAACAGAAGCTCATATGCCTAACTAGAATAGTTCCGCCTCAGGTCGCTCAGCAGACATCCACGCTTCCTGTCGCACTTACCTGCCGGGTAATTACTCCCAGATGCCAAGGTGCGATTATGTGAGCTGGCACATCAAAGCTTCTACTCACGACGGTCGTGGTACTCTACTGCCCTCAGTGACGGATTGGTCGGCATGAGGGGAATCGCACCCCTCTTACGGAACACGCATGCCGGTGATTGGTGCCCTAGGGGAGAGTCGCACTCCCAAGGCTCACTCCTTCTAAGGGAGGCCGCTCTTCTATTCGCGGTGAACCACACGGGCAAATTGTCTATTCCAGTAACCTCGGGGTTTGGTTTGCACTCCAAGTTCGTGGCAAAGTTTCCTGATAGCCGTTTCACCTACACCATATTCTTTGGCGATGTGGGTTATGGGTTTACTATCAATAGTGCTCTGAAGCTGTTCGCGTGTCGGTCGCTGAAACTTTTGTGAGCCTGCGTGAGAGCAGGTATAGGAGCAAAAGCGTGGTCGTGTTGTGGGCGTGCCACAGTGAGCACATGGCTTAATGAGTTTAGCTTTAAGCCGTCCCATACGAAGTTTCATTTTTGGTGGATTGGGTTGTCGTTTCCTCGGACGTTGGCTGTGGCAATTTGGGCAAATAAACTGCACATTTTCTGGGCGACAGTCATAGGTCACGCCATCTCGATGATCAACTTCAAGCACCAGAGGTTTAGAGTTCCAGACATCGGCAATACCACAAACTTCACATTTATACTCCCGTCCTGATTCTACCAAAGCACGGCGTAGATTTTGGGCTCTGGTACGGTCCCCATTATGTCTGTTGAACACTAGCACTTCTTTCCAATGTAATTTGTTAGGTCCTCCTCGATGGTTTGGCCCTCGATTAGCTCTTGAACCAAGAAAATGGGCAGTGCTGATACCAAACCTCTTTATGAGAGATTTAATGTGCTGATGACGGCCCCCAGTGACAGGAAAACCAAGTCGTCGTATCACCTCTGAGACAGAGATAGACTGGGCCACGGCGAGTTGCATTTCAGTTTTAGAGTAAACACGCATGATAGTAACTAGCGTACTTACTAGAACGATTGGTCCCGACGAGAGGACTCGCACCTCCAAGGTATTTCTACCGCTACGTTCTGAGCGTAGTTCGTTTACATTTCGACACGCCGGGAAAGTTTACTGGAACGCTATGTTTTACTGCTCAGTAAAACTATGTTTTGGTGTAGAATGGTGCGGATGACAGGCTTCGCTCCTGCACGGTGTTACCCCAACGCTTCTCAGGCGCTGCTGTCTACTAATTTCAGCACATCCGCGAAATTGGTTACATTGGATTGGTGCGCTTCACAGTGGTCTGCGCGGCGGTGCGCCAGAAGGCGCGGAAATTGGGTTCATTGGATTGCGCTGCTGTGCAGGGCGTAGCAGTGCATAGCGTCGGGAAATTGGGTTCATTGGATTGCGCGGCGTGGCCGCTCAGTGCCCAGCGTAGCATTGCGTGGCTGTGCTCGGCTGTGCATTGCTACGATTCGCACGGCGAGGAAATTGGTTACATTGGATTGCGCGGCGTGGCTTGGCAGTGCTGTGCTCTGCATTGCATCGCCGAAATTGGTTACCTTGGATTGGATGGATTGCATTGCTCAGCGTAACGCTGCATGGCGAAGACCGAAATTACATCTTGATGGGCGTCCAGTGGATCACCTTGAACTTGCCGAACGGTCCCTTGCGGTCGGGCCTGAAGTCGCCCAGGCCTATCTTGCTGCCTGCGTGGTCAACCAACGTGCGGACCAGGTCGATGGCGGCCTCGGACTCGTCCAGCGTGAGGGTGAAGGCGAGATTCCAGGTGTCGAAGCGAGGCCTGTGGGCCATGATGCGACCGTTGGTGTTGGGGTTGACGACAGACCGGCTGTCCACCTCGAAGTCCTTGACCCGCTTGCCGCCGCTGGTGAGCGGGCACTCAAGCTCGTCCAGGGCCAGGAAGGACGGCACCAGGCTGCTCTTCTGGGTGGTCACCTTGCTCTTGCCGCTCTTCAGGTACTTGCCCGCGTCGATGATGCAGCGGAACATGTTGGGGCCAGGGATGAACATGTAGCCGTCCTTGTTCTTGTAGGCCTTTGTCTCGGCCTGCTCCCGGGGTATGCCTTTGTCTCCTCTAAGAGCGGAACGGTGGCCACCCTCGACTTGCCGTTCAGCTGCCTCGGTGAAGCGATTCATCAGCAGGGGTGTCGTGCCCTGGATCTCTACCTTGATGGTTGTCATGCGGAGAGGTTGGATCACAGGTTCCTGTTTTGTAAACAACAAAATGGAGGTCCCATCCAGAGTTGCACTGGACCAACCCGAATACCAATCGGGAGCTACGCTAGCTTAGCTTTGGGACCATATCGGTAAGTACGCACGCTAATGTTTCTTCTGCCAAAATTTTTAGTGAGGGAGTGGCAGTTTGGGCACAAAACCTTAAGGTTTTCCGGTCTGCTATTTGCTGCATTTCCATCTTCATGGTGAACTTGGACTGGTATGTTTTTGGTGAACTCGTTGACCATGTTCCACCCGCATTTCTCACACTTATTACCCGCCCTCTCCAGCACCCAATCCCTAACGGGGTCCTTTAGATCAAAATTACCCGTATCATAGTGACCCTGTATCTCTCCCTTTAGCCACCCCTCTACGAGAGAGCGGGACTTCTTTTTTCGCTGGAGAGAAATGATTTCAGGAAAACTCAGAAAGTGGTCGGTGCTTACTCCCCTTTCAAGACACACTTTTCTAATTAAATTAATAATGGACTGGCATTTAGTCTTATAGCCGAGATTACTGACGGCCTCGGATATGTGGGTGCTACCCGAAATGATAGCCTGAAGTTCCTCTAGGGGCATCTTGTACAATTTAGATATTATCATAGCGTAACTACTCCTAATATCGAAAGAACTGCGCTACCATAAAATGGTCGCAGGCACGGGTGCTGCCCCCGCTTGACAGACCTTATGAGAGTCCGCTGGTTGCTGAACCTCCTGCTACAACTGGTGGACCCGGTGGGCTTTGCTCCCACGACCTACTGATTAAGAGTCAGCTGCTCTGCTGGCTGAGCTACGAGTCCAAATTATCACGTACACCATATAAAAGCGGTTTATCCTGTTTACGAGATGGTACCCCAGACAGGATTCGCACCTGCAACCTTCTCCTTAGGACGGAGTTGCTCTATCTTTTGAGCTACTAGGGTATAATTGTTTTGCCGTTTTACGGCGGTGGCAGTTGGTGCACCTAACTACAGACAGTATGTGGTGCCCCCGCACGGACTCGCACCGTGATCTCAGCCTTCGGAGGGCCGTATTCGATCTAGTTGAAATACGTGGGCAAATAAATTGGTGGGCTCACGGGGATTCGCACCCCGAGTCGTCGGTTTAAAAGACCGCTGCTTTGACTGTTTAGCTATGAGCCCGTAAAGGACACGAGGATGGAGAATCGAACTCCAAAGGGACCATCGCTCAGTTGGCTTACGCAACGCCTTCTGACCTTGGTGCGTTTCCCCTCACCAGACCCGTGAAAGTTTTGTGACGGCAAATAGCCGCGATTCTGTCAGGTTCCCATTTCTGGGCACATCAGGCTGGCGGGCTCCACTGCAATGGTGCCACCGCAAGACCAATTTCCTGTGCTGTACATTTGACTAAGCAGCAACCCGGCTTCACAGGGGAGCACTACCCTCAGCCTATTTGCCTTGCACCTACCGCCACCAACGTGGGTGGTGGTAATGACGAGTGCAAGCACTCTCCCACCGAACGGCTGCTCAGGTGTCGCGAACTTCCTCAGGTTGGGCTGGTTTCCCCTGCAGCGTGGACCTTGCTCAACCCGCGTACAACTATGCCTGTCACAAAGGGAGGCGGCTGGTGCCCTGAGGGTTTCACCCGCCCCGCGAGTTTTACACGGGGATTGCGTTGCCGCCAAATGGCTGCGGAGGCTGGATTCGCACCAGCACTAGACGGGTCAAAGCCGCCGGGCCTACTATTAACCTACTCCGCAATGAAATGGTCAGGGTGACAGGACTTGCACCTGCATAATTTCCGTTCCGAGCGGAATCGCCGACTATTTGGCACCACACCCTGATAATTCGAGGGAACAAACGGACAGGGTATTGTTTCGTTCACGGAAGTAACCCTGACCTACGCCACTCGAAGATAAACCAGCCCGAGGCCGTTGATCATACGGCGGGTCAGGATGACAGGAAATTATTTCTTCTCCAGATGCGAGTCGCTCGTCGCACCGAGCACCTTCTCAATCAGCATCGACACCTTCATGCCGAACAGGGATCCAGCCACAGTGGCGATGGTGTAGGGGATGAAGAGGGTGAAGCTCATGTTGGCCGTCACGAGGCGCTGGAACGTGAGGAACCAGATGCCGTTCGAGAACACGGCGGCGATCATGTGGTAGGTCATGTTGTCGCGGTTGCGGCTGCGGCTGACGATGGAGAAGCTGACGTTTTGAGCGAAGGCCAGCAGCATCAGGATGCCAGCACCCGTGATGTAGAGCAAGAAGGTGTCCCTTTTCAGAGTGAGGAGAAGGATGCCTAGCCAGATGGCTGTGGCGGCAACAAGCGTGTAGGCGAGGTTTCTCTCGGAGGACTTCATCCCTCTGAAGAACTCAGACCAGTTCCGTGTGGGTGTACTGGCTGATGTTGTGCTGGAACCTGGCAATCGGTCCAGCGGTGAAATCGTACACCCAGGCCATAGCACCACGCTTCTGGTGGTTGAATCCCTTGAGTCGATGCCACTCGTTGGGGGCGGTGAGGCCGGGGATGTACTCCACGCTCACCCCCTGCTCTTCCAGAGCGGCAGGTATGGAGCTGCCCTTGCGATGCTGATCCCCCAGGTGAAATTCCCGGTATTCGGTCTCAGCCCAATCTTTGCGGCACTCGTTGGCCATCAGTGATGCCAGTCTTATCTGGCTGACGGAATGACCGTGTTCATAGCCTATCAGAGTGCTGCCAAAGCGATGAAACTTGTAGGGGGACGACGTGGCGTTGATGTGTATGTTCTCGTCGTTCCTGAAATACGCCCTGAGCAAGTGCGCCAGGGTGAAGTCGGCCATCCTGCTGTGATTTCCAGGTATTTCGTAGATGAAAAGCTCCTTCGCCACCTCTCTGAGTTTCTTCACCATCTCGATGGCGATGGCCTCGGCCCGCTCGTAAACGTGGTGCCAGGCTACGGCCTCAGGCTGGTTCGTTCCCGCAGTGGTGGTATGGAAGACAGTGTCCGAGTGAACGAAGTCGTTGCCGAACGGTAGGAAGGCCTGCTCGAACGGTCCAAACACCAACCCTTTCTCCGTGAGATCATCGATTGCTGACATGATATGGGCGGCGGAAAGGTCAATGTTCCAGGGAGCATCCGCTTCTGGCCTCTCGCACAGGAGCCCGATGTGCGGATCCATGATGCAGATCTCAAAGGCACGTCGATAGGGAAGTTTCTTCTTGCGCAGCTCTGGGATGGGGAAGTGGGGCGCGTGCTCCTCAAGGCGCTTCAGGAGCGCCTGACCGGCGAGGATTTGCGGGCTCTTTCGTTTCAGCCACACCTTCACCTGCCACAGCTCCTCGTGGAAAGGTACGCTGCTGCCCCGGGTCCAGAGTGTTGATTGCTCACCGTGAAGGCCCGTGGAGATCTTTGCCTTGTCGCCTGCACCTCCAACCGTGGTGGCGGGCTCTCTCATGGCCACCTCCCACTTGTTTATCGTGTGCCGTTCGACCTCCCAGGTGGTCAGGTCCACCTTGGTTGCAGCCAGAAGCTGTTCGAGACTCTTAATCTGACTGGAACAGGAGGATGCGATTGCAGAATCCTTGTCTGTATCGAGAGTTACATGACGCTTGGGCTCAGCCTGTGGCACTCTAAGTGTGCACCCTGGTACCCGTTTTGGGAGTATTTCAAGCTGTTTACGCAGCCTGGAAAGGATGCCTCGTAAACTTGAAGAGGCGTACTCAGGGAACTGGGCCTTTAGATCTGACGGCCTCACTCCAGGATTGTCTCTCAGAATGTCTCGTAATTTGTCGCAGTTTGTCGGCCCGTCATGCGGCGTTGGCATGGAGTAACTACTCACGTACGGATAGAACAGATACCAAATGGTCGGAATGGCGGGCTTTGCTCCCGCGACCTCACGGCCCCCAGCCGTGCGCTCTACTGAACTAAGCTACATTCCGAAAGGGCCGCCTCTTTCAGCGGAGTCACACCACTCATTGGTTGCCGTTAAGCACCGTGACCAGCATTTAGGGGGCATACCCTCGCTCTGACACGGCCCTTTACCCAGGTGTCGGGATTAAATACAACCCCGCTACGGAGCGGGGAGGAGACGCATCACCTCCTTTCTTAACGGATGGGGTGCCGGTGCTCAGGCGGCTGGTGGTTGTCACTTGCGGTGGCCACCCCTTCGTCTGGAACCTTTCAGCTCCTGCAAGTAGGCACTTATCTAACCCCAAGTGGTCGTCACGAAGGGACTCGCACCCCTGATCCTCTCCATGTCGAGGAGATGCCTTAGCTGCTGGGCTACGTGACGAAATGGTTACGAAAAGCGCGGCGTGTTACCCTGGGCGGCTGTGAGCCGATCTTAACGCTGAAATGGCTCCCAGGGAAGGATTCGCACCTCCACGAAACGGGTCAGGGCCGTTGATGCTACTGTTACATTACCTGGGAATAAAGTCGCCCTGCCAGACAGGATGCTCCTGCACTTCCCGGGAGCGCTCTCCGGGATGTTCTTGGTGTTTGAACTACTGGCAAGATGGCTGCTAGGGAGGGACTCGCACCTTCATAATCCCGATTAACAGTCGGGGGCTCTACTATTGAGCTACCTAGCAATGAAAGTTTTGAGTGTTCCTCTGCGTGACAGTTGGCGCATATAAGATCACATTTTCTAGCCTCTTCCCGAACGGCTTTCTGAGACACCCATTTTCTCAAGCCCGTTACGCCAATGTTTATTTTACGACCGTCACGTTTAACCAAGCACCTATTCCCTATCGGTTTTCTATGGTGAAAGTGAAGAGCATCTAAGCATCTTGAGTACCCACATCGCTTACATTTACCTCCGTGCTCTATTTTCAGAGTTGTTAAAAACTTCCTTCTATTTTCCCGTCGTTTCGACTTTGCGTACTCACGATACTCGTTTGTAGCATGCCAAGCTACTGTGCTTTTGGTGAGACCCGTGATGGAGCAAATTTCCCTGCGGCTTTTGCCCTCTTTTAAGAACTGTTCCACTAATTCTCTAGTGCCCATGACTTAACTAAGAATGGTCATTTTTATGTCCCGCTCTCCAGGTGAATGGTGGTTCGTGAGGGACTCGCACCCCCGTAGGTTGCATGTGACGCAACTATCCTAGCTGCTAGATGAACGAACCGGATAATGGTGCACTGGGAGGGACTCGCACCCCCGATCATTGCCTGCGTGTAAAACAGGTGCCCTGGCTGCTAGGCTGACCAATGCAAAGTTTTACCCAGACGGGGGCCTTCAGCGACAGGCGGCAGCCCCACCTTCGTGTTACTCCCTTTCGTCAGCACCCTGTGATGCCGGGGTCCTCATCAGCCCGCGACTTGCGGCCCGAGCCTTCCACCACCTCATCTCGCGGATCAGCCACGTCTTATTTGGCGGCAGTGGTCTGGCAGACTGACTTCCTGCTCTTAAGATGCGCTTCATACGCACTCCTGGGTAAATGGCGGGCACGACCGGACTTGCACCGGCTGACACTGGATTGACAATCCAGGGATTCGACTCCTTCATCTCCGTACCCATAAAGGCTGGGAGGAGAGTGGACTGTTCACCACCCGTCCTTTCGAGCCGCCAACCGTGCCCGGATCCCAGGCCGTGCCAGCGGTGAGTCAAACAACTCGATTGCTCTGTACATCTCTGAGCTATCCTCCCGTAAATGGTGCAAGGTGATGGAGTCGAACCACCGGCGTGCAGTTTGTGTATGAAGTATCCCGCGTCTACGCTACTGGTTTCCCGCCACGGTTTCCCGGGATCAGGCGACTCAGGTATGTGTTACTGTGCTACCGTTACACTAAACTCGCAAATGGTCCGAGTGAAGGGATTCGCACCCCCGATCTCCTGCTCCCAAAGCAGGCGCGTTACTAGGCTTCGCTACACTCGGAAAGGGACGGGGTTTATGAGTCCTGGAACCCCCACAGGGCGGTATGTCTCCGCTTGCTCGCACCAACGGGAGTCGAACCCGCCCCTTCTCATAGGAGGTATGCAGTCCGCCACACTCTGATGTCTGCAACAGGTGATTTCGCTGACGAAATGGTGCGTTCTTTCCCGCCGTCACAGTGCGCCACAAGGCTTCACAGGCCCCCTGCGCATATCGTGTTTTCGTACACGTCTGGGCTTTGGAGGCCCAGAACGTCAGATTTATCTTCTGACATACCAGTGTTTTGTTGGACGAGGCCCCCATAAAATGGTGTGCCAGCAAACTCTGGCACTAAATGGAGGGGGCCGCAGGATTTTCACCTGCATTCGCGCCTTAGAAGGGCGCAGTCCTATGTGGTCATAGATGTTCAAAATGGTGGACACGGCAGGCTTCGCTCCTGCGACACGCGGCTCTTCAGACCGCTGTTCTACTGGGCTGAACTACGAGTCCATTCTCGGGGAACAAGCGGCAACGGGTACGCCCTTGCGGGCGATCTTGTTGTTGGAATAAGAAGTATCCGTCACCTAACGCCACCGAAATGGGTGCAGAGACCGGACTCGCACCGGCGACCTTGTGGTTATGAGCCACACGAGCTGCTACTGCTCCACTCTGCAAAGTGACAGGAAACCAAACGCCGGGGTGCGCTACATCCCCGAACCTCCGCGTGTTTTGCAGCCGCGTCCTCTGCGTCTATGAGATAGCCGCTCAGTTTCCCTATTGACGTTGGATGTGCAAGACACCACGTAGTCACTAAAATGGCACGGACGGCAGGTATTGCGCCTGCATGGAACGGTTTTGGAGACCGTCGCCTTACTTGTCGAGCCACGTCCGTATGAGAAGGCTCTGGAGGCAGGAGTCTCACCTGCGGTCTCACCGTGCGCACAGATCGGCCTAGTTCGTCCACCCCAGAATGGTCCTCCAGTCCGGTACTGCCCCGGCGTCAAAGCCTTATCGAGACTCCGCTCTACTATTTGAGCTACAGGAGGAAATTGTCATGGAGAGAGGCCTCCCTCATGTGATTATTTTGGCACGGACTCCCACCGTTTGTGATACCTCGAAGATGGTCCAGGCGACAGGACTCGCACCTGTGAAGCCCGTTAGGGCGGTTGATTTACAGTCAACTGGCATAGCTGCTCGCACCACACCTGGAAATGGGTGTAGGCGAGGTACGTGACCACCTCTACGTCAGGTTATGATCCTACACGAGCACTTGCATACCTACAAAGACTCTCCGCTGTAATGCTCACCCAACTGTTTGCCCGCACTCGGCCTATGGCCTGCTTTAGGGGTTGGGAGTGACTACGCCTGCACTACACTTTCGTCTGGCGAAGGAACGGAGAATGGAGCCCCAGCGGGGTAATGCTCCCCGTACTCAAGTTTGGAAAACTCACATGTATCTATCAACACTTCTGAGGCAAATTGAGCGGGGCACAGGTTGCCCTGTGCCCCTATCCAGGGTGTGAAAATATGCGGTTGGGTCCAACGAGCTAGGCTCTCCCCTTGACCTTGCGGTATGCGCACACTCACATGCCGGTGATTTCTCACCGGGAAATTATGCCGCACCCTACACTGTAAGGGGTGTTGGGCATAACGCCATGACCCCTCCATTTCAGTAGCGGCAGATGGTGGAGATGATGGGAGTCGCACCCACGGCCTATTCAATGCCATTGAATCGCTCTGCTAACTGAGCTACATCCCCGAAAATGCAGAGGGCGCTGGTTGGGCGTCCTCGTTGCTCCTTCCACACTTACCCGTTGGTGGATGAGTCAAATTGGTGGACCTGGCGGGAGTCGCGCCCGCGTTCTCAAACCTCTTCTCAGCGTCGTCTACAAGCTTGTTCACCGTTTTGGTTTTCGTTCCCGGGATCGGCCAGTGACGGCTTACCCCGGGACTTATCTCACGCAGTCAGCCGTGTCGTCGTGAGCCAACGAGCACTGCAGCATCATTGAATAGATGGTTGATGCTGACCACCTCAGCTAGCCGTGGATCGTGTGATCAGGCGAACTGAACTGCCTCCACGTCAACGTAACCAGAGGCGGCGAGAAACTCGTCGGCCTCGGCCACGGAGGGCGCGAAGTCAGGGCTTGCGATGTTATCGTTAGCACTTGTGTTTTGGCCCCTTTTGAAAGGAGGGATCAATCCTTGCTTGCAGGCGCTGCGAATCAGCATGAGTAGAATGCTGGTACAGGCCCAAAGAGTAGCCCAGACCGGGTTGGCCGGTCTGGGCAGCGATACATGCTAACGGCTAAGACTTTTCAGGTGAAATTGGTTGGCCCATCCTTCCCCCGTGACGCTTTAGTCCCGACACACTCTTCGTGCATCTGTCACAGGTTTTCGGCAGGGCTCACCTTTGTACTATTGAGCATTGGTGTAAACTGGTGGAGACGACGGGGGTTGCACCCGTTACCCCCTCGTTGCGAACGAGGCGCTCTGCTAGTTGAGCTACATCCCCGAGGTGGAGCAGCAGGATGGACTTGAACCACCGTCTATGGGTTACCCCAAAGTTCTTTCTCTGAACTACTGCTGCAAATGGTGGACCTAGCGGGCTTTGCTCCCGCCACCCCCTGCTTGCAAAGCAGGTGCTCTTCTGAATGAGCTACAGGCCCGAGAGTGGAAGCGCGTACCCGTAATGCTCGGGTTTAAGCCGGGTTGCAACCGGATGGATCACTTTTCTCCCAACGCGCTACAAATTTGTGAAAGCTGCCCAGCATAAAACTCAAACAACCCAGATCGTGCCCCTTTCAACGCCAGAGCACATGTACCGAAGGGGATTTTACGTTTTGTCTTTTTAGAGGAGGACTTGCTTCTGAACCGATAGATGCGAATCTTTTCTTTCTCTATCCCGCACCATTTCCAGTAATCGCGTACATCATCATCGGTGACAGTATCCTCTGGATGTATATGTATGGCTGCGATAAAATTTTCAGCCCCGTGCCCAAACCTGCCAGCCCACAGTATCATTTCCCTTACGGCTACTCGATCTGAATTTGAAAACCCCCACGAACGCCTATACTTGGCCCCTTCTCCCCAGTAAAGTCCTGCGCATAAGGCATCTCTCAGAGACAGTTTTGATTCTAGGCCTAGCTTAAACTGAGTTTCTCTAAGTTGGGTGTAGTGTTTCTGGCGGGTCTGTTGCGCAGTTCGTATGTTTTTGACCATCATTGCATGCCTGTCCTTGGTCACGAATCCTTTTGGCCACGAATACCCAAATTTGTTGACCCAACAGATGATCGTTCTCTTTGGAACGCCCATAACGAGGGCAATTTGATCGGCAGAATGACCCTTCTCTCGTAGAACCTTAAACTGCTCAATTACTTCTTTTGAATGCGCCATAGTTAACTAACTACTATGGATCAGTGCGAAATGGTGCACGGCCTTACTACTTGGCTAAACGTCCGAAAGTTTTCAGCGGCTTACTAGGCTTGGTTATTGCAAGGCAGGTATCTCTAGGCGCTAGACCCCGCTCGTGCTCTCCTACGCGAGTCCCGCAACGTTTCAGGATACTCGTACGACTGGAGCGCAACCCATCTTGCGACAGGCACTGAAATGGTGCGAGCGAAGTGATTCGCACACTCGTGGTTCACCTTGGCAAGGTGATGCCTGACTTCTAGGCTACGCTCGCATGAAATGGAGGCCCCAACGGGATTCCCACCCGTGTAAACGCCGTGAAAGGGCGGTGTCCTGAGTCCTAGACGATGAGGCCGAAAGTGTTCGCCAGGGAGCATCGCTCACCTGGCGAGATACCAGCACTGCTTTGTCTCCCTAGTCCACGACAGAGCCAACCCGCAGGTTGGCGTAGTGGCAGACATCAGGAGGAACGTTACGATTGGGTACGTACACCGTCCACAGCACCAGTCGAACACGTCATTATACTCTGACGCAGGCCCAGATTGAACTGGGTGAGTCTGCTGGTTAGCTTCCAGCAGCGCTCCGTGATTATCGCTCTCACGGTGAGCTATGCCCGAGTCACCTCGGACAAACGTTGTGCACCTCTCTTCGTCCTTCACAGGCCCGGCTCTGTAGCCTTCCTGGTTTTAGGGTCCCACAAAACTCGGTGGTTAAGGTCGAGGTGGCCATTTTACATCTTGCGTGCCTTCACGGGGTGACTTTTACCCCGAGGGCTTGAAGCCCTTTGAAACTTGATAGAGTGTGTAAAGAACTACTAACAAAAAACCCGCCCCATTTCTGGAGGGCGGGTCTCAAAGAGCTTGCGACTGTTCGCGGCTGTTACGAGGTTGCGCCCTCCACGGGATGGTTGGTCCCCTGATTACGGCTATCGCCTTCGACGGCGAGCGACGTAAACGGTGACTTTATGGCTGTTGGTTGATAGATCACGGAAGGAGAAAGGGGGATGAGGTGTGAGTGGCGTGTTGCCTTAACTAACGTTGGTACGTGTCTGATAGAATGGCTGCTTCGATAAAAGTGAAGCCCAAAATAAAAGACAACACACAGGTGATTGATTCCATGCAAGTTAAAATGTGTTTTTGTTTCACCTGGGATAGAATCCAGGAGTAACAACTCCCGTGGGCGACGGAGTAAGATTGGCAAGAGTGAGGTTGAAGCCTGCTGCCAGCGCGTTTTGGGCCTGAGCCAATGCAGCAAGCTCCTGACCTGCCACGCTCTGACCGACAATGGAGCCGTTGAGATCGGCATAGGTGATCTGGGCGTTGCTGACGGCTCCCTCGGCGTAGAACCGCTGGAAAATGTTCCCCGCGGTGGTTGTCGGGATGGCGTACTGACCGGAGAAAATGTTGTTCGTGTAGCTCGGCTGGTGAACGAATGTGAACTCGTAGTCGGCGAAGCTCGGAAGATTTCTGTAGGGCGTGGCACCACTCTGTCCAGCCAGAGCCTGACTGAATGAGCCTTGAAGCCAGGGACCCCTGAACGTGACGTTCACTCTCTCGACAAATCCTCGACAATTGATGCCCATCTTTCCATTTCCTGATGCTGTCGGACTATCAGACATCACGATGGCGAGGATGCAGGCAGGGGGGAAGTAAACGTTCGCTACTGTATTTGGAGCCACGTACTCAGTTCCTCCACTGAAGATATTTGTAGCCGCCTGAGCCTGCTCTGATCCTGCTCCATTACTTTTGCCGGTGACAGAGCTTGCCACCGCAGTGCTGAGTTGGTTCACTGCTGAGTTGTTGGGGACCGGCATCACGAGAGCGTGCAAACGAGCCGCGATCGCTAGGAGGGCATAGGGGCCGTCCTGTGCGGTGTAGTCGTCGTCCTTCGCTGACAGACTGAACTTCAGCGGGATCCTGAGCGGATCCGTATGGTGATAGATATGAAATCCATCGGGCAGGGGAATTGCACTTATCGACGTGTATGTGGCCTGCCGAGCCATTTCCAGCGTCTCGGGCATGCAGGGAAAGTTGATGACGATCTGACCTGTGTTTTCAGTGCTATAGCTGGTGGACCCGTCGCTGCCGGGCCACTGATCCACGAGTGTAGCCAGTGAGGCATACACGCCACTCTTCCTGCTGTAGGGCTTATTCATGCGTTAAAATGTCACTCCGCGGGTCCACCCATAATCGTCGGCTGCCTGATCCGACAGAACGCTATAGCGGTAAATGAAGGCCCTCTCATCAGCCTTCCTCTGATTTGCCTGTACGTTTCTGCTCTGCTCATTGGCTGTGGACTTATCGGTGTCCAGATGGGTCTTGGCGGTGCTGTTCAGTATCTGAAGTTCCTTCGCCACGAGGTCCATTTTCTCAGCAAGTCCTTCATTTTCGGGGTGGGCGAGCCACTCGGAGGACAGCTTGTCGAGGTTTTTCTTGAGGAGGGATTCTTCTTGGTTGTGCAGGGCACGGATGGCCGTGGGACTCTTTCCTACTTCAGCTTTTGATTGGTCATTGAAAAAGTCCTGTGCTCCCTTGAGTGTGGTTGCATTATTCGGGTCGAAAAAATTCTCCGCCAACTGCCGCTGGGCTACAACAAAATCGGTGCCCTGCTGTTTTGCAGGCGGCTTCGTCGCCGGTTTCATCCAGTCCGGTATTTTCGATATGATCCAGTCAATAATTTCCGTGAAGACATCCTTGATCACTTTTACGAACCTATTTCCGAGAGACTCAAAGACCTTGAAAATCTTAGAGTTAGTGAACTTGGAAATTAAATTTACAACGGACTCATACATTTCCCACAGCTTTTCTCCAACCCATTCCCCCCAAATTTTTCCCACGCCGGAAAATGTAGCTAGCTTGTAAACGAAATAAGTTCCCAGGAGAGCCACTAAACCCCCCAGGAGAGCCGTTCCTATACCTGCCAGAGCCGGTCCTATACTTGCCAGGGAGTCCAGGAGGAACGTAACCACTACCTCCCCCAATCCTGAAAAAAAGGTGCCCAGAGTGTCCATCAAACCCCCTAAAATCACACCCAGGTCAAAACTCTTCAAATAAATGAACAGGCTCCCCAACCAAGAAAATATCTTGAGAGCCATAATGCCTTCCACCAGTTTCCCCAGCCCCCGAAAGACAGTTCCTATAAGAGCGACGGACTCCAGTGCACCTGCGACAGCAAGCAGGGTGACGACAGCCTTGCCGCCCTCGATGACGATGTCCTTGAACCTTGGGGGCAACTTGCCGAACCAAAGATGCAGGTCTGTGATTTTCCTGGAAAGAAAATCCACGGCGGGTGTCAGCTCCTCTATCGACTTCGTGAAGACGCCGTGCAGTTGCTGGAAGAACCTCGACCACACCTGTCCGGTGCGGGCAAGTTGGTCCTTGCGCAGTTGATCCAGCGTTTCCTGCTCGCTGAGCACAGCCTCCGGGGCCTTCTGAGCCGCTGCTATTATCTGAGCTATCCGAGCCTCGGCGATGGTGAGGGTCGTGACACCTTGTATGATGCTCCCAGCAATCTGTGTCCTGAAACCGAGCGGGTCCGGACCCGAGGGCAGCATGGGTGTTGTCTTGGCGGCAATGGCCTCCATCGAGGCCTTCATTGCTTCCCTATTTTCGAGTATGTGGGGACCTCCCCCAGACATTATTGCCGCCATCGATCCGGGCTCTGCCAGCTTCTTCACCAGACTCAGTGCCGCCTCCGGATTGTTGATGCCCAGCTTCTTCAGACTCAGGCCCATCTTTTCGAGTTCCTGCGTGGCCCCTAGGATACCCTGGCCACCCAGATTGTACTCGAAAGACAGCATCGACACTTGATCAGTAAGCTTGGCGGCTTCCTCGGCAGACACGCCGAGCTTCTGATTCATCGTTGTGATGGTGTTCAGCGCATCACTGAAGGGAACGCCTATCCGCTTGGCAGCGGAGTATATTTCACCGATGGTGTCGGGTGCCAGACCGAGGGCGTCCTCTGCTTCCAGAGAGAGGTGCACCATGTCCTGCAAGTTGTCCGAAATGGTGCTCCCGTAGAGCAGCCCGTTTTTCCTCGCCACCTCGTAGAGGGCTGCAGTGTCTCCGATGTTGTGGCCCAACTCGAACTCCTGCTCATTGGCCTGCTTGTACAGCCTGTATCTCACATCGAAACTCGCGTTCAGGGATTGAACCTGCTTGTTGAAGCTGTACCAGCGCACCACCACCTGCTCGCTCAGGGTGGCGAACAGCGTCTTCGCCGCCTTCGCGCTGTTGAGCATGCCCTGAGCCTGCTTGATCGAAGCAGCCTCGGACATCAGGTTCAGCATCTGACGCTGCTTCTGCTTCAGCTCCTCTGAGGCCCCAGGCACGAGGGGCACGCCCTCCTCAGTCTTGAGTTCGGCCATCCGCTTCAGGTCGCCTATCGAGACGTTCAGCTTCTGCACCCGCTCTGTCACCACCTTCAATCGCTCACGGAGCAGCCCGGCCGCCCGTTCATCAAAGAGTCTGGAGAAGGGACTCTTTCCCTGGCCCGTCAACTTGTCCAGCACCTTGTTCTGGTCCAGGAAGCCTTTCATGGAGGCGCCGAGGAACGCAGCGCCAAGGAGTTTCGCGAGTTCGTTAATCGAACCAGAAGCGTTCTTTGCGGAGCGGGCAACGCCCACCATGCCCCCTTCCACCCCCATGAGGGATCGGGCCGCCTTGTCGAGACTGTCTATGCCGGGATTCGCCACACCCTAACTGTCGCCGGGGTGGCCCCCGTCACAGGCTGATGACGGGCTTCTTGAAGAGTCTACGATGGGGCCTGAGGGTGCACTTCGTGTCATTCTGCAGCCTCAAACGAGCCTCATCCACATCATCGGCCACAAGACACTCAATGTCCTCGTAGCGGATGTGGATACCTGGATCCGGTAGCAAGGCATACGACTCTTCGACACCCTCATCCAAGTTCACGGCAGATGCCCCTGTTTCGGATTCCACATCGGATCCCGCTTCGTCTGCGCTGGCGGGCTGCGACATGTTCACCATCGACTCACGCTGTTGCAGTGGCTTCGGCCATGGGAGACTGTGATGCTCGGCAAACGTGCGTAACATCTTCGCATGCCAGTCTGTGGCAGGCCACCTGTGAGCATGGCTTTCCAGATAGTTTTCGAGTTGCTCAGTGGTCAGTGCGCCCAGGTAGTTCCTGTAACGGGCCTCCACTTCGTTGAGATGCTCAACTTGGCTCTCGTAACCGGAGTAACGGCGGTAGCCGCCGGGACCCTCTGCTAGTGGATCAGGAAGAGACTCGGGTAGGCCGCTCTGCACCGTGGACTTGCCCTTGCGGGACACCACATAGTTTGGCTTGTAGGACTTGCCGAAGTATTTCTTGGAGAAGGTAGGCTTGATGCCGCCACCGCCACCGCCCCCTGTCTTCGTCTTAGAGTCCTTCTTCACACTGTCCGCGTCAGGCAGGAGGGATGTCTTGGTGCCAGCTGGCCTCGTCTTGGCCTCAGGAAGGCCGTTCTCGACCGTGGAGGGGTCATCCTTGGTCACTCTTGGGTTCAGCTTGTACCTGACGGGCTTCTTTTTGGCGGTGCCCACGAAGAGCGTGTCCGGAAAGGGGTCCTTGCGGTAAGTGAGGAAACCACGCTTTTCACCCGTGGGAGTAGCCTCTGGAATACCACTCTTCACGGTGCTGCGGGTGCCAGGCTTGATGGAAACGTTGGGGTTGATCTTGTATCTGCTGGACCGCCTCTTCTGCGTGCCTCCGAAATACGAGCGAGGGAATTTTCCAGTGAACACAGCATTCTTGGCTTCGGGCAGCCCGCCCTTTTTGACCAGTTTTTCCAGAGCCTCGACGGCATCAGAGCCCTCGTTGTCCACCCAGTAGATGCGACGACGTTTGCCGTCATCATCGATGGTGTAGTAGGCATTCGACACACGCAGCACCTTGCCCTTCACTTCCTTCCAATACTTGTAGCCTGAGTCTTCTGAGGCTTTGCCGCCCTTCTTGTCAGGAACGATGCCACGGCCATTCTCGTTGTCGGTGTTGCCTGCCTTGACGATGTCCTGGCCCTCAACGTCCTTGCTGTTGAACAGGCCTACGTTGGCGGGCTTAGAGCCGGGTGAGTCGGGGGTGCTTGCCTCGCCCAAAAGTCTTTTGATCGTTCGCATCACGACTAACTACAGTCTCAGCATCTTCCACATCGCCCTTGCGGAACGGCCTTAACCTGTTACCGATGCGCACCATCACTTCCCTGCGAGAGTCGAAGGGTCCATAGCGGCCCCGAGCGCCCAAACCTGGGGTAACAATGACCCCGGCTTGGCCGTTCACAACCACCTTGGTTCCAGGAAGCATGTCTCCTAGAACTATCGGGGCGTCGGCACGTTGCGATCAGCGTGATGATCGACCGGCTTCCAGGTCTTCAGGGCCATCCTGGCCTTGATTTGTCCAATGCTCACAGGCGTGAAATTCCAGCAGTCCACGCCGATGTCCAGCGACAGCGAGTTGGGATCGTCAGGCAGCGAGCCGTGCGAGTGACCATAGAGGTGCCAGACACCGTGGTGGCTGCGATTCCAGACACGGTGGGCATAGTGCGAGAGGAACAGGTCATGCTTTTTTCCCGCCTCGGTGACAGTGATTTCAGCCACACGGTCCACGCTGGCAAAGCGACCTCGAATCGAGAGCGCCTTCTTATCGTGGTTGCCAGTGATCAGATGGATGTGCCCGTTCAGACGGTCGAAGTAGAAATTGGGGTCCTTCTTGCCCATGAAGATGTCACCCAGGTGCCACACCTCATCATCAGGACCGACCACTTCGTTCCAGTTCCTGATCAGGGTCTCGTCATGGAGTTCAATGTCGGGGAAGCCCGCCTTGAACACGCCCAAGGTGCCGTTGAGGTCACGAGCAAAAGGTCTCCCGCTCAGCAGGATGATGTTGGCATGCCCAAAATGGGTGTCAGAAGTGAATAGAGTACGGGGCATAGTGAGAGTATGAGAGCAGAACGGGAAAAGTAAACACAAAACAGGATTTGTATTTACATCGGGGAGAACTTCTGCTCCTAGTTAGGTATGACCAGTCAGTTTCGACAACTCTTAGAGGAGGGCTTGAGGTCACCACCGCAGCTGGCTGAGTGGGCTCAGGTGCTGCGCGCCGAGCCGGAATATCAACTGGTTCCACTGACGGCCAAGATGTGGGTGTTTCCTGACGGCACTGTCCAGCCGTTGGGAGGACAGCTTCACGATACCTGGCTTCAGGATCATCCCCAGGTGGCTAGGAAGTTTGGTCTCACACCTGAGGACCTGTCCGGCAGCCATCAGGAGGTGCGCATTGCGGCTCTGAAGCGCGGCTTGATCCGTGTGGCCTATGAGCGGGGCAACGGGAGTCTCACTATCGAGGGTCTCTACCATTTCCTGCGTGGCGAGGTGAAGAGGCAGATTTTCATGCTCGTTGCTGACAATCTGTCGAGCATCGACCGTGTGACGGTGAACCTGCTTGACGAGACTGCTGAGCGTCTTGTGGTCACCAAGAGCGCCGACCTGTTCGCCTACGATGACGACGAGAAGCTGGATCATCTGCCCGAGGTGTTGTCGGAAGCCGAGCAGTTTAGGGCCGTGATTCACAGGGCCAGGATAGACTAAAATAGTCTAAATTGTTTGTGATGAGATTGTTTTGTGGAGTGTAAACGATTTTTGTTTACAACAAGTAATGAATTTTTATCTTCCGTTAAACAACGGATAAGTAGGAGATAAACTTTTTCTATTTCATCTGCTGTAACGAAAGGTTAGATATGCAAGCAGCTAAGTTGGCACACAAGACAGTGGCAGAAGTTGGGGTAGGAGCACCCCTGGTGATCCCCCCGATAAACATCCAGGAGTTCGATATTACGTTGAGGAGCGACAGCTCCCTCATCAGTCACAGGTGGTCCGAAAAGGCCAAGAAGGAGATGCGCGACAAGCAGACAAAGCAGCCCAAGACAGCGAGGGCTGCCAAAGTGGCCGAAGACGAAGTTCGTGCCAGTCTCTACGAGTTGCCCGATGGAAAAAACGGAGAAAAGCGTTTTGGTTTTCCCACTGTGGCATTCAAGAGTTCTGCGGTAGATGCCTGTTCGCATGTGGAGGGCATCACCAAGGTGGAAGCTCGGGGTGCTTTCCACATCAACGGTGAGTTGGCCGAGATCATCGGTGAGCCCACGGGCCGCGAGGACATGGTTCGCATTGGTATGGGCACGGCGGATCTTCGCTATCGCGGTGAGTTCAAGTCTTGGAAGACCACGTTCACCATCCGTTACAACAAGAATGTCTTGTCGATGGAACAGATCGCCAACCTGTTCAGGACGGCAGGCTTCGCAATCGGGGTCGGTGAATGGAGGCCTGAAAAGAACGGCAGCCACGGCATGTTCTCCGTGGAGGCGGTGACGGGATGAAATCCTATTCCTTGGTGCCAATGCCCGGTGGTGTCCTGAACAAGGATGAACTGCCTATTTTCCTGCCTGTGTTTAGTAAGTTGGCTGCGCAGAATAGGCTGACGCCCCAAGCGTTGGTTGACACTGCTCGTCCAGATATTTCGCCGATTCACCCGTTCTACGAGTGGGACGACAGCATTGCAGGAGAGCAGTATCGATTGGAACAGGCCCGTTCTCATGTGCGCTGCGTGCGGCGTGTCGAGAACACTGTTCCGATCAAAGACCAGCCCATTATCCGGGAGTATCACAGTGTCCGTGACCCTGACTCAGGCACACAATATCAACCGCTTCGGGTGGTAGCTCGAAACCCGCTCTATTACCAGCAGGTGTTGGCAGACGCGAAGACCGAAATTCGTGCCTGGAGGGCCAAATATGCCTCACTCAATGAGCTGTTCCCCATCATCTCTGCCATCGATGATACCCTTGGATCAAAATCGAGACCGGCCTCCCGGCGCTCGAAGGCCTCACGATTGACACCAGAGGAAAAGAAACCGCGATTGAAGGCCTTGAAAAGGGTATTCGCACGACACGGGAGGCAGGCTGGGCGTGCCTAGCCAGGGCTGGGCTTGGCACGGCTGGGCAGGGCTTGGCGTGGCGTGGCCAGGCAGGGCAGGCAG